TCTCTTCAGTAAGAACCATAACTTCGTATTTATTGGTGAGGATGCTCCACAACTCTTTTCCAGCAACAGAACACTCTTTTCCAAAATAACCTTTCAGCCACTGATGCCGTTCCCAAGAGTTAGGCATAGGAACAAAAATAGAGCCTACTTCGTTATTGGTTCTTATGAACTGACATTGTTTCATTCTTTATTCTCCGTCAATCGCTTTCATTTCTGAAAGCGAAATTAAGCCTTCGATAATCTGTCATTTGCCAATAATCAACACCCTCTGGTGCCCCGCCCTCTTTCCACTCTTCATCAATCTCAATTGTTTCAAGCCAAAGGGTTTCAGTCTTCCCCCAGCATTTTGTAATGTGAGTTGCTCCCTCTTTGTTTCCTGTCTCTCTTTTTTCAATGATGTAGAATTTTTTGGGAAGCCACAGAAATTTCTTTCTGGTTCTGGATACTCCATATTCTGGTGTGGTTTTTATTTTCATTTTACCCTCCGTCAATCGCCTTCATTTCTGAAAGAAGGTCTTCATAGTTCTCAACATAACCACCTTTGGTTCGCCCGTCAAGTCGGTTTAGGAGGTTGATTGACGCTTCGCCTGCCCATAGGTCATCTTCGTTCTTCTGAGGAAAAGCATTACCTTCAACAAAATCAATAATAATGTTGTCTAAATCTCTAATCTCGTCTGCTGCTCTGCGATTAAGTGATTTCAAGCGAATGATTTCTTTTTTTAACTCTCGCTGATAATCAAGTCGCTCTTGTGGAACACCAGTATCAAGAAAATTATGGACTGACACCTCTCGTTGTAGTTCTGTATTCTCTTTCTTGAGTTCTTCTACTTGCTTTTTGAGTTCTTTAATTTCGTTAGCTTGTTTTTCCCGCCATGATAATACTCCGCTCATTTTCTTCTCTCCCAAAAAGGTGTTAGGCAACCAGACCACCTAACTGACTGTTTCCAGCCCCACCCGCAGATTAGCAATCATGGAGTTTATCCCTCTCCCGCTTCATCCTTACAATCGGGGTAACTTCATTTGATAAAATTATATTTCGGGAGTAGATGTATTTACAAGAGAAAAGTGTTTTGAAGGGTTTTATTTGACAAAAGGGGGAGAGTACTTTAGCGCATGATTTTCATGTTCTTAGCATTCTCTCCAAATCTTCTCTAGTGGTGACATCACGTGGATCAAACTTTTGTCGAGTCGGTTGCACACCTGATACCTGGCCTTGCTTTCGCATCTTTTTCATCACCTCGCGAGCCAGTTCCATATCCTCTTCTCTGACGACCAATTCCATTCTTCGGTCACCATATGCGGCATCGACAAAGGCCAAGGCATACTTGGGACCAGCGCCGACATGAGGAACGCCACCATCTCCAAGCGGATCGTAGTCCATTGCTTCTCTGATAATATTTCTAAGTTGTCGCTTTGTGATTTTCATCGTTTAACCTCCGGATCGTAAAGATAAATATATCGAACGCAGCATGCAAATATACCAAAAAGAAGGAGTGACAGGGTTCTCACCTGCAAGTGGCCGAGTATTCCCTTGTAAGACTCTCATTCCTCGGACCGGGTCGTATATCGTCTCAGTAGAACCCTGCGTAATACCGCCTCACTCCTGTTTTAGTCCTATCTTAGTTCCCTGCATTGTTTATCGTGATTCTTTCTCATCCAATCAACGTAATCATTGAGAGAGTGATCTGTTGGTTCTACAGATTGCCACTCACCCGTACAAAAAACTCGGTAACAATCATCCGCGTACTTTCCGCACCCGTAAAGTTCGGAAGCGCGGTTCCAATCTTTTTCCAGGAAATCTTTGGACATGCGAACGAGGGCGCGGGCCCTACGATTATAGAACCCCAGTGGGCGAATGATCTGGACTAGTTCTTCATGAACCGCTTCGGACATCGCCGTGGGATTTGGGTATGTTTCGAATAGTTCTTCGTAAACCTTGTCTACTTGCTTGCGTGAAGTTTGGTTGTGAAGTGAACACACAACAAGGATCTTCCACTCATCGGGCCACATATCTTCTTGCAGCATGCCGATAGGAGATCGGGGTGGTTTCCATTTGTTTTCTACTCGATACATCTATAAGATTGTATCAAAATAGATGGAATTTACATTTCTATTTTTTAACAGCCAAAATTTTGATGGGGGTAACGATGTACTCGTTCCATAAACTCGTTTCGGTGGGTTCATCACAATCTGAAAGATCATAACAGAGGTTTATCTTCGCGCCTGGGTATTCCATTCTGTACATGTTACAAGCGCGGCGGCCCGTATCAGTTGCGTAAGATTTGACATCACTACGGAATCCCGCCCGTACGTTTCCAATCAGAGTTACCAGTACATTGGATTCCTTACGGAAAAACGGCCGTTCCATAGTGGTAAACGCCGAGATATCAAACTCAGGACCTGATGCGATCGAATCGATCAACCTCTGTAATCCATCCTCTGAGGTGTAGTGTGTAACTGTTTTCGGATTGTACGTGGATCCGTAGATCTGAGTGGTAAATTCATCATCCAAAAGAACGTAAGGTTCCATATCGCCGCGGGAATAAAAGAACGCGAACCTCAGTTTTGAAATCGCCGGGAAGTACGAACCGTATTCTCTTCTGAAGGACCAAACCCTGTGATTCACGAAATCTTCGATGAAATCCAATACGTTCTTCATCGTTAAGAGATCGTATCGATCCACATCAGTTTCTAGATACATGAAGTTTTCCTTCACCATCGCGAGGAAAATATCGATATCTTCTTGTGAACAGGGTTGGACCTTACATCCGATGGAACCTCCCCGAGTATCCAAACCTCTTCCCTGTAGATCCAAGAGGTAGTACGCGATTTCTTCCCACTGGTCGAGGGTTTTAAACGCTGAATCGGGCTTGATGTAACCTTGAACTTTCTTTTCCATGAACTTAATTATGTTCGAACAACGCATCCTGGTACGCTTGAACCGCAATCGGCCAACGTGATTTTGCGATTTCTAAACAAGCCATCGCAACTTGTTGGATCTCCCACTGGGCGCCTTCGTGAACTCTCAGTTCGATAAACTTCAAGAGATTCGAAAGATTTGTGGTTCCGTAGTACTCTGTGTAGAGGTTCTGAGGTAGAACTCCTCGTGCTTGTTCTCTACACACACCGTTCTCGATCAACTGTTCAAACAACCGCAAACTTCTTTGGTGGTGAAACCGAACCGCATCGGCAGCCAGATTAGGTGAAACCGGAACCGTAGTTTTACCCACGATCGAAGTGTTCAGATTCGGATTTACGTACTCTTCGTTACTGGCTTGCCGATTCGATTTGTGTTGAGTTCTAAACTGGTGTGGTTCGTAGAACTCTATGTTCACATCGGTGTACCTTCGGCTGATCTCGTTGTATGACCAAGTTCGATGGCGGTGATGTTGAGATCGCACAAACAGCGGTACCTTAAATCTAAAGGTGATCACGTTGTGTTCAAACGTTGATGTGTGTTTGTGTTCCGCCAAGTACTTGATTAACTTCTCATCGCGATCGTCGAGAATTTCTTTCTCTTTACCAAAACTAACTCTCGCACTGTTCACGATTGTGAGATCAGTTCCCATGTGTTGAACGTACTCAACAGATCCGATCTCATCGCCATAAAGATCTACATGGTTTACGAGTTTAGTTTCAATCAAAATCGTACTCCACGTTTACATTGATTCGAAGTGTTGGGATTCTGAGGTGATTCGCCATGTTGTGTTTTTGCGCCTCATCCGCATCGAGGAACCAATCTGCGTGCTTCTTCTTATCTACAATCTTCATGAAGTAATCATCTTTCTTGCCGCAGTTTTGCGCCATCATTGTGTAGATGATTGTATTCAAACGATCCGCTTCTTTCGCACCCGCTTTGAGTTCTTCAACCTTGCCAAAATCCATTGAACTTACATCGTGGATCATCACAGTTGCGTTTCGATCCATGAAACGGTAACCTTCTTTACCAAAAGAAAAGAGAACCGCACCACAACTCATCGCTTTGCCTTCAACGATAGTTGCAACTGGAAGTTCAGAATCCTTGATCGCAGCGATCATGGACATGAGAGAATAAACTTGTCCACCGTACGAATCGATTACCACAGGAATCACCTTCTGTCCAGTGTTGTGTGCTTGCGCCATCTGGAGTGCGAATTCCTTTGCGGATTCCTCAGTAAACTTATTCACTCGAATGATTACTGGGTTCTTCCTTAGTTCTACTTCTTTGATTAGATTTGATATCGTTGTTGTGTATTTCAATTTAACTCCCGCACATCAGGCAATCATCTGGGTTTTCGATAGAACATGCAACTGCATCAACTTCTTGTTGCGTGTTTTCTGGTTTCTTTTCAACTGTAATTTTCTTCGCACTTCCCGCAGGTTTCGACCTGAGATAGTACATTCCTGTTTTTAATCCCTTTTCCCATGCGTAGAAGTGCATGGAGTTTACCTTACCCACAGTAGGTTCTGGTAAGAAAAGGTTCATCGATTGAGATTGACAAATGTAAGGTCCACGATCAGCCGCCATATCAATGATCGATTTCATGGACATTTCCCAAACCGTTCGATATCTGTTTCGAATCTCTTCTGGAATTCTGTTGATTCCTTGAACGGAACCGTTGTTCAGAATGATTTCATCCTTGAGGTTTTCATCCCAGATTCCAACATCGATAAGATCACGAACAAGGTGTTTGTTTACCAGTACGAATTCTCCGGACAGAACTCTTCGAACGTAAAGATTCGATGTGAACGGTTCGAAACATTCGTTGTTTCCAAGGATCTGGCTTGTACTCGCTGTTGGCATGGGTGCCAGAAGAAGAGAATTGGCCAATCCGTTCTTCTTGATCTTGTTCTTGAGTTTACCCCAATCCCAATCAGAAACGGGTTCCACACCCCAAAGATCGAACTGTAGGATACCTTCAGATGCGGGTGAACCCTCATACGTTTCGTACGGAGAATTGGCCTTAGAGAAATCCGCGCTTGCATCCAATGAACCATAGTAAATTGCAGCAAACATCCTTCTGTTGATCTCTTTCGCCTCTTCAGAATCAAAATCTATCTTCATCAAGGCGAACACATCCGCTAAACCTTGAACACCGATACCAATTGGTCGATGCCGCATGTTTGAACGTTTCGCAGATTCGGTTGGGTAATAGTTTCTATCAATCACTCGATTCAGATTCTGGGTTACTTCGTACGCAGTATCTTTCAACTTCTCGTAATCTACTTTTCCTCTCACCACAAATTTTGAGAGGGCGATAGAAGCGAGGTTACAAACAGCCGTTTCATCAGGTGCCGAGTATTCGATGATCTCAGTACAAAGATTCGAGGACTTGATTGTTCCTAAATTCTTCTGATTTGATTTAGCGTTTGCCGCATCTTTGTAAAGAATGTAAGGTGTTCCCGTTTCGATTTGCGCCTTGATGATCTGGACCCACAACTCGCGGGCAGAAACACGCTGAACGTACTTTCCTTCTTCTTCGTACTTCTTGTAAAGAGTATTGAACGCATCACCCCAACAATCTGAAAGGCCAGGCGATTGTTTTGGACACATAAGTGTCCATTGTTCATCGTTCTTAACACGTTCCATGAAGAGATCAGGAACCCAAAGGGCGTAGAAAAGGTCGCGAGCGCGCATCTCTTCTTTACCGTGGTTCTTCTTCAACTCAAGGAAGTCCTGAATATCGGCATGCCAGGGTTCCAGATACACAGCGAAAGAACCTTTTCTCTTTCCTCCACCTTGATCTACATAACGCGCTTCTTCGTTCATTACGCGCAGCATGGGGACGATTCCGTTACTCTTTCCACCTGTACCTGCGATGTAAGTTCCCTTCGCGCGGATATCATGGATGTGAACACCGATTCCACCAGCGTGCTTAGAGATCTCCGCCATGTCCAGAAAGGTTTCGAAGATTCCCTTTATAGAATCACCTCTCATCGATTGCAAGAAACAAGAGGACATCTGAGGTCGAGGTGTTCCGGCGTTGAACAGAGTTGGTGTTGCGTGTGTGTACAAGCCAGTGGACATCGAATCGTAACACCTAATTGCAGCCTGAATATCCTCACCGTGGATACCTAACGCAACTCGCATCCACATGAACTGCGGTGTTTCAAGCATGTTCTTGTCATCTTGCTTCAGATATCCTCTTTTCAGAGTAACGATTCCAAAGTAATCGATGTCAAAATCTCGGTCATGCACGATTGCGCGATCAACACGCCTGGCGATCGCTGGCTTGGATACCAGATCTCTTATCTCTCTACTGACGAGAGGTGCGTGCTTGCCGGTTGATGGATCGATGTGATCATATAAACTCTCGATGTTATCAGAAAAACTTAAGGGTATGTTCTTCTGCCATCGAGAAATCAAGATCCGAGCCGCCAAGATCGAGTAATCTGGGTGTGTGGTTACAAGTCGAGCCGCTTCGTTTGCGATGATACCATCGATCTGTTCCGTAGTGATACCATCAACTACAGATTCTGCAACTCTTCTTGTGACCTCAGTAGGTACAACAAACTTGTTGTTTAACCCTTTGCACTGATTCTTGATTCTTGACGTTATTTTATCGAACTTGATTCTTTCTTTAGATCCATCACTCTTGATAACGTACTGGTCCATTAAAAGTCCTCATTCCAATTCAGGTCATTGTTACCAGTTGTTACACCGGCTTTTGCGTATTCAGAAACTCTTCTTTCGAAGAAATTTGTTTTTCCTTCAAGACCCAGCATTTCCATCCACGGAAAAGGATTCTTTGTTCCGAAGTGCTTGGGAACGCCGAGATCTGATAAAAGTCTATCGGCTACGAACTCAATGTATTCCGACATCATCCTAGAATTCATACCAATTAGAGAAACTGGTAGTGACTCGCAGATAAATTCTTTCTCGATCTCAACGGCGTTTGTGATGATCTCTGTGATTCTTTCAGTTGACAGCTTATCAAGGATGTGATCCCTATATAGCATTACAGCAAAATCTGTATGCATCGCTTCATCTCGACTGATTAACTCATTTGAGAAAGTCAAGCCTGGCATGCCTAATCCTCTATGCTTGAGCCAGTAAATCGCACAGAAACTTCCGCTAAAAAAGATTCCTTCAACTGCTGAGAAAGCAATCAACCTCTCCGCGAATGAGTCTGAACTGTCGATCCATTTAAGAGCCCAGTCCGCTTTCTTTCTTACAGAAGGAAGAGTCTCGAGAGCATTTAGCAAGGTCAGCTTTTCTTCTTCGTCGTTAACGTAAGTGTCAATCAGAAGGCTATAGGTTTCGCTATGAATGGTTTCCATGGCCGCCTGAAACGTATATGATGCACGAGCCTCAGGATATTGAACCTCATTTGCAAACCTATAGCAGAGATTTTCGTTTACAATTCCATCGCTTGCAGCGAAAAAAGCAAGAACATGTTTTATAAAATGTCTTTCGTCATCAGACAACTTTTGCCAATCGATCATGTCTTGTGAAAGATCGATCTCTTCGGCTGTCCAAAAACTTGCTTCTTGTCTTTTAAACTCTGTCCAGATTCCATCATGCTGAATTGGATAGATTACGAATCTCTTTGGGTTTGGTGTCAAAATTGGTTCAACAAAATTGGTCATTTCTTATCCTTTATTGCTTGTCTGAGCTGCCTAGACTTCCTTGCGCTCGTGAACTGTCTTCGGTAAGTTTTAAGTATTCAGGATAAGAAACAGTTTCGTAATCATGGAAGCACAACATGGTCACTAATTGTACTGGCAGTTTTGCGCCAGGAGGTAAAATTGTATCTTTTTCCCCTACATTTATTAGGTTAACAAAAATTTCACCTGTGTATCCCGGATCAATAACGCCTGCTCTTGCAACCAGGCCTGTTTTAGTAACAGATCCTCGCTCTTTGATCAAGCCGACAGTACCCTTCGGAAGAACTACGCGGACTCCCGTCGGGATCATAATAGCAGGCTCTCCAAAAGCCGTCCACTTATTTCTTCCCGGAAGCTTCACTTCTGGGCCTGTATTATAAAGATCGAGACCGACTGATTCACCGTTGTACGCAGGCCCGTACTTGAATGGGTCAATTCCTATTTTTCCAAAAATATCTACAGCTTGCTGGGAAAGGGTCATTTTAATTTTCATCTTCTTTTCCTCCGTTTACTTCGGCCCACTTCTTTTTTAAGAGGTCTTTCATTTCTGAGTTTGTTTGTTTTACTGCTTCGTCAAGTGTTAAAGCAGACTCGTCAAGTATTTGAAATCTACTCATTGCAGTATCTATGTGTAACGGAAAAACTATTCCATCTCTTCCCGCTCTATTCTTTGCAACAAAAAGTCGGCCAGCTCCCGTGGCTTTCTCAGTCGGCTTTCTAGACAAAGAGATAACACAGTCCGCAACCATTGCTTTTCCATATGCTTCCGACATGTTTTCAAGCCCGACAATATCGGACTTTGCTGAGTCTCTGTTGGCTTGTGATGCAGTCCAAACCGGTATGTTGAGCTCCATCGCAAGATTTCTAAGTTCCTCGTAGATAAGCTTAAGCTCATGACGAAGAGAATCATATGACTTTGTAGACCTCATAATGTCAGCATAGTCAATCACTATTATCGAGGGAATGAAGCCTTTGAGCATGAGCTTTTCAACGTGGTTCCTTATAGTAAGCGTAGTAGCTGACCCTGTGGGATACTCTTTGATGATAAGCCTCCCTAGATCCATGTCTTTGTATTTGCTTACAACTTCATCTTTCCTGTCTTGGACTTCGTTTGCAGGTATTCCGCACAAGTTAGCATCATATCTTAGACCAACAGCATGCTCAGTAAGCTCAAACGTATAGTGAAGGACGTTTTTCCCGACCCTCATTGCGTTAGCACCCATAGCAACCAACCAGTGAGACTTGCCAACGCCGGTGTTGGCTGTGACAACACCTATTTCACCTCTTCCTAGACCGCCTCGAAGAATATCCTTGTCATCTAGCTTTGCAAGACCTGTTGGGCAAACCTGTCGATTGATCTTGACAAACCTGGCTTCTACATCTTCGAAAAAATCATGACCTGTACTCGATGGAAGTCCTACGGAAACTGCTTTCCTCATGATAGTCAAAACAGAGTCAAACTTTTCAGTCTGAATTAGCTCAACAGATTGTTCTAGCGCGTCTTTAAACGCCTGCTTTCTGCAAAAGTCAAGCGTCTTGTCCTTGACATATTCAAGATCAGAAAGACTTGGACTCGCTTTTACCCTGTGAAGAAACTCTATTATTTGATCTCGAAGTATGGTGTCGTCTTTCTGACCTAGATCATCCTTTATTATGGTGACAAGAAGACCAAGTGTAGGAAAGCACTTATACTTCATATAATAAGCATAGAACTTTTCACTCAAATATTGCAAGTACTTTATGTCAAAAAACATGGGGTTCATGATTTCGATCATCTGAGCAGCCCATTCTTTGTCAGTCATCAAGCTTTGGAAAATCTTCTCTTGGAAAGCTTTTCCGTATTTAGCAAAATGATGTTCAGTGCTGCCGTAGTGGTCTTCCATTTAGTTTCTCCGAATAGATGCTCTTAAAGAAGCGAAAAATTTGTCAACATCAAAGTTATTGATCCCGTATCGGATCATGTCTCTTATTAAATCCATCTTACTCAAAGAGCTTTCTTTGCTCTCAAGCCCTGATGTTATTTTCTGGATCTGAGACGCTGAAAGGTTGTTTATATCAAGAAACATTATTCTCCAATTCCTTCTAGCTACCTCAGAATTCTCAACTATGTTAGTGTATATCTTCAGGCTGCTTTTTTCAAGCATTTTTTCAGAAGATTTCACTATGTCTAGAACACTTACATGTTCTTTTTCCTGAAGCTCTGGAAACCTCTTAGAGAGTGAAGCAAACCCAACTCGAGGAACTCCTTTCAAGTTGTCTGAGGGATCTCCTATAAATGATCGAGCTGTACAAAAGTTATTTACATGAATGCCAAACTTCTCTTTCACGTCTTTAAGATTTATGAATGACTTTTGTCCTGGAGACCATTGAATCACCCTAGAAGAGAGAAGCTGATATAGATCTTTGTCGGAAGAGACTATAACTATTCTATCATCTGGGAAGCAGTATCTAGATATATAGCCTATGACATCGTCAGCCTCACAGTCAGGTATATACATCTGTTCTATGGGCGTGTGACCTAGAAGTGATATCAGCATTGACAATTCATCGTCTCTGTTTTGAACTGTGTCCGGTATTTCACCGCCATAATATCTATTGAGCTTCTGAGGTCTTCTTCCTGATTTGTAGTTTTTGTAGATGGCTCTTTTTCTAGAAGAACCTCCACCTTCCCAGACTACTACGATCTTCTTCGGTCCTGTTCTATCGGAAAGATGACCCAGTGCTTTCATAAAACCGACGACGCCGCCGACGTGATTTCCATGAGAGCTCATGGTAGGGTTTGCAACGAAATGCTGCATGAAAAGATTTAATCCATCCACAAGGAGAATGGGTCGAGAAGACATCAGGCCTCCGGGTCTAAAATCTCAGACTCAAGGTCCATCGCGATAGCTCTTACTTCTTCATAAGACTCGTGATCAATAGACATGTGATCATTGTTTCTCATGATTTTAACCATAGCTCTTTCAAGTAAAAAGTCACAGAAAGCTGAGTATTCAGGATCTCTTAAGATATCGCCAAAGTCATTTTTGTAGAACTTTTTCTCGATTGATACTTCCCCGGTTTTTTCATCGTGAACCGTAAGAGTCTTCCAAGCTCCGTTTCCTCCAACCTGAACTACTTTTCCGTCATCTGTGGTTTCGGGACCGTTCTTTCTAAGAACGTCGAAGATCTGTTCATGCTCAACTATTCCTTTTCCAAAGTGAATTTCAAACATACACTCTCTAAAAGGTGGCGACACTTTGTTCTTTATAGTCTTTGCTCTTACGTTGATACCTACAACTTCCTTGTCTTTATTGGTTATTTGCTGTCCGGCGCCAAGCTTGATTCGAACAGATGAATGAAAAGGAATTGCTTTACCTCCAGGTGTAGTTGTTGGATCACCGTACATCACACCCACATTTGTTCTGATCTGGTTGAGACAGATAAACAGGACGTTTTGATTTGCAATAACACCTGTTATCTTCCTCATGCCCTTTGAGATTGCTCGAGCTTGAAGACCTATCGACTCCTTATCATAGTCACCTATGAGCTCAGCTTTCGGGGAAGAAGCCGCAACAGAATCCCATATGATAGTAATTGGTACATCCTTGTCCATGGCCTTGGCTTTTAAGATAGTAGACTCAGCGATAGAGAGTACTTCTTCAGTACAATGAGTATCAACATAGACAAACCTCTTAGTGATGTCTACACCTAAAAGAGAAAGGTTTTCCACAGATGTTGCGTTTTCTGTGTCGATGTAAACAACAATTCCGCCCATTGTCTGGGTTGACCTGGCGATCTGTATTGCTATGTGAGATTTTCCAATAGAGGGAGGACCAAAGATCTCAACTATTCTTCCTTCAGGAAGTCCACCTTCGTTTCTGTTGGCAACAATGTAGTCGAGAAGCCTCGAGCCAGTGCTTATCCATCTCTTAACGTGAGTAGGTGAATCATCGTAAGCTAGGTTATATGCAACCTTAGAACCATGCTCTTTGTTAAGAGAAGAAATAAGGTCAGACGTAAAGTTATCAGATTTCTTCAAATTATTTTTCTTAGCCATTTGTTATCCTAGTTTAAAAAGGTAGCATATAGATCATATTCACGACACTATAAGTGTACAGCAAATAAAAAAATAAAGCGGCCGAAGCCGCTTTTTAATATGTTTCTTAGAGATCTTCTAGATCAGCAAAAGCTTCATCTAGACTTTTGTACTTTTTTGTATCCGTAGAAGAGGAAGGAGTGTCGTCGAAATCGTCGGAGGTCGTGGGAGCAGAAGAAGGAGTAGAAGAAGTTGATCCTCCTCTAGAAGTACCAAGGCCTGATTCTTGGTCAGATTCATCTGATCCATTCAGCCAGCTGGTGACAATCTGCTCAAGCTCTTCGTATGTCTTCAGCGTGAACACTTCATCAAGATTGGGAATGTTCTTAATCCAGTCTTTTGCCTCGGCGGAGCTCTCTGAAAGCTTGCTGCTCTTTCCTCTTGGTCGGACTTCTGTGGAAGCCCACATACGACCAGGAGCTTTCGTGCAGATTACCTTTACGTCTCTCCCGTGAGATGGATCGGTGATATCACCATAGTCCTCATCAAGCATGATGTTGAGAAGAGACTGATATACCGTTTTCCCGAATGCCCAGATTCTAACACCTTTTTCTTCCTCACCTCTGACTATGACAGGAGCATAACACCGCATTTTCGGGTACAGTTTCTTTGCAAGCTCGTAAGACTCTTTAGATCCGTCATCACGCAGCTTCGTAATAAGCTCTTGAATAGGGTCGTTCTTTCCGAACTGGTACGGGGCGAGAAGGCCTGGGTTGTTGCCGATGTTATAATAGAACCATCGTTCTTGGAAGGGCTGTCCATCATTATCAGGAAATGAAAGAAGTCGAACTGTGACTTCTTCGCCCTCCTGGGGACGCCACATTGTGCTTCTTTTTGAGTTGTTACCAGAAAGCTGGTTTAGCTTGTTACGAATAGCATCTAGGTCAATTGCCATGTTTACCTCCAGTTTTTCAATTTGCAATGTGCAATTTGGCAGTTGTGTTTCTAGTTTAACGTCCTACGACGAAATGTTCAAGTAGTTTTATTTTTTAGATGACCGGGCATTTCCAAACGAAGACATTGCAGATGCCAAAGGTGACTTAACGCCCTTTTTTCTCTTAGTCTTGTTTGGAAAATTCGGTCCAGCTCCGAGAGGTACAGATACTCCTGCAACTCCTCCCGATGAAACTTCTTCTTCTTCTCTTCCTTCTGCCTCATCGGGCTCAGTCAAGAGCTCTTCTTTTTCTTCAAGATAGTTTTCTATCAGGATTTTTCTAATTATCTCTCGAAGCTTTTCCATATCTTTAAGTATTATCTAGCTAGGCCATAGACTTTGCAAAATGAAGAATTTTTGCAACAGTCGGAAGTGAGTTACCGTAAAAGCTGTTTTCTGTATATTGCATGCCCTGACTTGTTAAAACAGCTATCCACTCCTCGTCGGTCAAGGTCATTCCATAGCTCTGAAGAAGAAACAGCGTCCTGTGAGATGACGTCATCTTTGGACACTCATCGTTGTACTTAAAATTTTGTCCTAGCTTCTCTTTGTGCCATTGAGATTCCTGGACTATATACAGTTCTTTTTCTTGAGTTCCTAGCTTCCCTAGCTCATGAACCAGACATACCCTTGCGACGCTTTTTCTATCTAGATCATGATCAGGAAGAGAGTCTTCGACGAGCTTCGAATGACTTGATGCCACTAAAGCAGTCCTCAAAGCGTGAGATATAAGACCGCCATGATCTCCTCCATCTTTTGAAGTTAAGCCTCGAGGACAAGTAGTTAATCTTACACCAAAGTCTTCCAGAAATCTTTCTGTTCCCTCTTCAGGGAAATACTTTTTAAGAAGCGAGGCAAATTTTTCGAAATTAGAGAGAAGTTTTTCTGTATCCATTTTTATTCCTTTCCAGACAAATGTAAGAAAGGAATAGAAGATGTTCAAACAGAAGAGATGATAATTGGAAAAGAATCACCCTGACCGAACTGAACTGATTTGCTCAGGGAGAGAAATCCGGCGTTTTTGGCTGCTCTAAGAGTGTGAGCAAGAAACCTTACCCCATTTTTTCGGTCTAACTCTCCTAAGTTGACACCTATGACTCTTACAGATTTATCTCCCCCGGAAGGAACATCTTTCCCAAGAGAAGCGCCGGCGTAGGCTTGTGACATCACACTGTTTGAGTGAATAGCACCGTTTAGTATTCTCAGGACTCTATCTAAATCAGAAGATCCCCCAGGAGGGCCAGTTATCCCAAGATCTTTAAGCAAACCCTTTGGATCTTTTTCTGCTCGAGCCTTAGCACCAGCTACGAACGACTTAGATCTTCCCCCAGAACCAAAAGCTCCTTTTGTTAGAATATCAGCAGAAGATGAAGACTTTTTCTCTTTCGGCTCAGAAGCTTTTTCTTCTTGGGAAGCTTCAGTTTCTTCTAGAAGAATTCTTCTAATAGACTCTTTAATGATTTTTTCGTAGTGCTTTTTCATATCTTTCTTAAATATTCTAGACCTCAGACACTTTAGCTTTAAATTTCCATGTACCAAGAGAAAGAGTTATGGACTCTTTTTGAAGGAGGCGCCGGCTAAACTCTTCTTCTGCATCGAAGATAAGAGCATCGTGTATGACATAGTACGGTTTCATGACTGATCTAAACTTCTTGTAAAAATCAGAAAAGAGAAGAATAGAGCATTCAGCTATGGAACTCTGAAGATAGTAGCTTATAAGAAGGCTATCTCGAGCATCTTCTAGAAAAATTGGTCGTCCGAGTATATTTCTAAAATTTCCGGATCTGTTTGCATGAGACAACTCTGAGGCTAATCTTTTTGACTCAAAATATTCTTTTGTTCGAGATATTACGTCTCTAGCGTTTATAGACTCAGGAAGCTTTTTAGACAAGTTAGAAGAAGACTGTCCATACAGTGCTGAAAGGGTTACTAGCTTAGCTTCAGATCTAGAGACTTTTCCTTCTAGGACGTGATCTGCTACATGCGAATAGATATCTTCGGGCGGCTCTTTTCCAGCCCTGAGAAGGGCGAGAAAAGGTTCTGCCGCTGTTAGATCGATCTGAAGAATTTTTCCAGATGAATACATCGATTTGATGCATCCTCTGACTGACGACGGAAGAGTCAATATATTTGGTCCTTTAGTTACAACAAGACGACCTGTCACAGTCCCAGACATGCTATACTGAGTCTTTTGATCTGCCTTATCTATGGAAGCAACTCTTTTTCGGGTGTTTTCGTGATCTATTTTACTGCACAAAACCTTTGTCTTTTCTGGGCAGAAAACTGGCATTTTCAAGCTTCTTAGAAAGTTCTTTTGCTCAATGTAAGAAGAGAGATAGACTTCATTTTCTTTGACAGCCAGCGACTTTTTAAGAGCCTGATATACTCTTTCACACATCGCGTTTCTTTTCTGAGCTGGTAAAGCTCTAAAGATCTCAGACCCGCTTAGGGACAAAGTCTCTTGCATCTTAAGATAGGGAAAATCGAGAGTATCAACAGACTCCTTTACTATTCTGAGAAAGTCTTTGACGTCGTCTAGCCTTTCATCAAGAGAAAAATAAATTCTTTCTTCTCCACTGTCGAACTCTCCGAGAGAGCACTCGAACCCATCTGACTGTCTGTATATTAGATCCATACTCAGAGTATAAAAAAATATTTGTTTTTTACAAAGCTATTTTTTCTCGTCTTGAGCTTTTTCTATGGGAAGAGCAAGAAGGGAAGCAACTAGAAGATCAGCAATTCCAGACTCCGGAGTTATAAGAACAGGAAATGTGTCTTCCTGCATGAGGCTTAAGCTAGTTTTAAACTCTCCTGCTGAGAGGGTATGCTCAACTGTATTGACACCGTATATGTTGTCGATAGAGGTGCCTGTTCCAAAATCAATAAAATACTGTTGGGAAAAATTAAAAAATGGGCAACCAAGAGTATTTAATTTACACTCAACAGGATAGACCTGGGAGACGATTTCAGAAGATGCTACTTTGGTTTTTTTTACGGCGTCGTTTTCTCTAGCGATCGCCAGCTCAACTGCACCTTCATCTTTAAAAGAGGAGACGTCTGCAGATATTATTCCTGTTGAATCAGAGCCATAAACAAGAGACGGAAAAGTTTCTTTTAACAGACTTACCACACCATGTTTTGTGAGCTTTACAGTCTTGACATCTTCTGCGATGGCTTTGATGAGAGCTTCAAGGGTTGTTCCAGGCTCGGCTTTTTTCAGTGCTTTTTCGATCTCAGTCTTGGACACGTCAGCAAGATAGGGTTCTATCACCTTCTCGGCTTCAGCTATTCGTTTCTCGTGATTCATTCCAGCGCTGTGCTTCCCAGGTGACGGTTTTTGAGTTTGCCTTGAAAAACTATAGAAAAAGCCATCTCTAGAGGCTGCCTTAAGAAGTCTTCTAGAGGCACTTAAGACACCACAGCGAGCATCATAGATTTCTATCCTTATGATAGTCTTGTTCGGATTGTTTCCATCTGCAGTTCCAGTAAAAGACCTAAGGGAAACACCTATCTGAGGAAGTCTAAATTCTGAATGTGGAAAAATAGGCTTAAGACCGTACATCTCGTTCAGAGCCTGTTGCTGAGTTACGTTCTTGGGGATGTTTCCAACTCCGTAAGCAGGAGAATCTTCTTTTTGTAGAAAGTTAGAATTTAAAAGAGAGAGAACTTGGCCCAAGCTTAGAGTGGTATTTTTCTTAAACTCACTAGTCAAAACTTTCTCAAGGTCATCATATTGAATGGGAAACGAAGCTATGTTATAGTCTTGAACTCCTCCCGCTGAATCGTTAAAACCATAGAATATCATCTGGATTTCGTAAGCTTTCCCAGCATATGCCTTCTGCATAGGTATTCCGATCAAAGCAGCCAACGCCTTTCCAAAAGTAACATGCTTTTTCTGAGTTTCTTTTCTGGTCTTTGCTTTACCGGTCTGGACTTGCTTGTCTGTGAATCCTCGTGTAGGTTTGATGTTCGTGACAGAAGGGGTTCCTTTCATCATCGGTCGACCGAAAGGATCTGGGGAATACCTTAAATAAGTCAGAATAGACTTGAGAACAGATTCCCTGTTCGTGGATGCCTTTGCAATAGAAAGATCACCTTTTGTATCTTTAAAGAGAGCATCTGAGATTTCTTTGATCTTTGCCGTGGTCTGGGTTGCTTCTGTATCTGCGGTTTTTGCTACTATAGCGTTGATGTATGATGTGATCGTTGCTAGAGTCTTTTTGTCTATCGCAGAGCCCCCGATATCACCATTGGTTCCAAAAATAGTGGGGACGACGATCTCTTTCATATTATCTCTAGCGCTCAAATCCGTTATGAGATATTTGAGCTCTTTAAACTTTCTAGCTATCTCGGTAAAAGTAGCTGATCCGTCCCAGGCATCTGTGATATTCAAAGCTGCGAATCCTGTCTCAGAAGAGTTTGACATAGCCGAGACTGTTATCTTCACTTCTCCGTCTTCTGTCATATTAAACTCTGAGCTGTAAACATTAAAAAGCTCAGAAACTCTCAGACCGTCTATTATTTGACCGTAAAGGGCTTTTTGCTTTTGAGCGTCTGAAGGTCTTGCAAAGCTTCCGTCAGGATGAGCAAACCCATATGTTATCCTCATTCTTCCGCCGGCGGAGAATCCACCAGGAGTTACGAGCTCTTGAATATCTTGTAGCCTAGCTCTGTCATGAAGAATTATTTCTATAGTAGCACTTACATCTGCTGCATTGGGATCCATTCCGTACTTTGGAGAATTAGCAGTCAAAACAAAGCTATCAATGGACATAAAAGGTCTAAAGGGATCTTTATAAGACTTAGTCCCAACTTCAAAAGCGTCAACGGGCACCATCGTTTGAGGAGAAGTGAAAAGATCCATGCCGGCGATCACAGATTCACTTTCAGGATCAGACTCTGCAAAGTCTGTAACGGGCAAGAATTCAGCTAGAACAAAATCTCTGTACTTACTTTTTTCACCTAAGTTCTTTCCAAGAAGAAATCTACTAGTTGTTATACCTCTCGTTTTGTTTGCTTTACCAGCCGCTTTAACGCCCTCGTTCGCAAGAAACTCTATGTTTAGAAAAGGAACTGCCTTAGAGAGCTCGACAGTTGGAAGCTGATTCATTGCAACGGTACATATTTCAGTGTTTAGAGAAGCCGGAGTATGCTCTGGGTTCATCACCTGAATTATGTGAAACTCAGGAACTCCGTCATCAACTGTCTTCGAGCCCTTCGTGTTCGTAGGAGTGAGATCGTTAAGAACCGTGTATGCTTTTCCTGATGTGGGCTTGTCAACCCCTTGATCCGTATTGCTGTTACATAGCATTGAATCTATTATGTTGATCCCGGGTTTTCCTGACCCTGACGCTGCTGATCTATCTCCTGACTTAGAATCTTCACTGCTTGGAGTGATTATTATTCCAAGCTCTTCATAAGCAGCGAGATCTTTCCCTAAAGTTTCTTCGCACTTTTCAACAAGTCTGCCTACGGTCTCAATAATCTCTCCTTGCCTCAAGAAATCTCTTGCTATCTTGCTTGCAGCAGTATTGCTTTGTCTTTTTTTCTTAGCAGTCTCTACGTCAACTCCATCTGTCGCCTGAAGAATAGGTCCCCTAGAGCCCTGAAAGTCTAACAACTCTTTGACAGCTTGATCTAGTCGGGCTCTTCTAACCTTTGACATTGGATCCATTAGACATACCTCAGGACATCAGAAATGTTTAAGGGGACTCTTAGAATTGTTCCCGGGGGTGCCTGAAGGTGCCAGCCTATGTTCGAAGTAGCAGCTATTACCCACCAAAGAGATCCATCCCCGTAAAGCTGGCCTGCTATTTGATCGAGACGTTCTCCCTCTTTTAGTACTCTTTCAGTTGTTTGAAAGGAGCCCCGTCGGACAGCAGTTCTAATTCTGTCGACAGCTGTGGCTGTTCTTCTTACTTTCCCATCCCTTATGGGATCATCGTTTGTATATCTAGAGACCATATCTTGTTTGCCTCACTAAAAAGAAAGAGAAGTCTCAGTCGGATCTTTAAGTTTCTTCTCGTTTAAATTATTAGCCTTTTTTATATTTTCTTTGAAGTACTTTTCATGAGCAGCTTTCTTTCCGTCGAACGTCTTTCTGGAATAAGATCCGACGGGATGTGAAGGTGCAAAAAGATCACCCGTTGATGTAAGACCCAACGGAAGATCATGAATGGGAGCGAATGCTAAAGTGACTTGAATTCTTTTGGGAGCTTTTAAACCCTGCAGCCTGGATTCTTCTCCAGTTCCCCAAATGGAGCCTTCATAAGAAAGAGAAAGCTGAGTTATTACGCCCGCTAAGCCTCTTCCCGGAGATCCGTTATTTATGGATCTAACAACAGGATTGGTCTCGGGATCAAGAAATTTCTGAACTTCGTCAAAGGGTCGGCGGTCTTCGTCATTAAGCTGGAGTGATTTCAGGACATCTTCATCAAAGATATCAATCTTTGTAGACTTCTTTATGAAGACTGTTGGTCCGGAGTCGTTGCCTAGAAGCCCTCCTAGTAATCCACCGCCTTCTGAGTTGTTGACGAGAGCAGCAAGCGTGACTCCTCCGAAATTATATGCCTGCTTTCGGTTTTCGGTAATTTCTTTCGGGAGCTCTATTTGATAGAGAGCTTCTTTGGCCTCTCCGTCACCAGCTTTTTGTCCTAGATTGACATTGTCAGGGGAGCCAGAAAACTCTTCAGTACCCTTGATCTTGACCTGAGCGGGTAAAAGAGTTCTAAAGGTGGCAAACTTATCAGATCCCCTAAGTGCTAAAGTTGTTCCTGCAGGGATCACTATCTCAGTCCCGGGGTCAATTTGACCTTCAGCGAACTGCTTATAGAGCTTTGCTTTTTCTTCTCCTACCTTTAAGAGGTTTTCTCTTCTTTTTGCAGTAAGATCTTGTGACTTTTGACTCAAGTTGGCGGTCTTTTCAGCTTTTAAGCCTAGAATATCGGGTCCGCCGAAGATATTTTCCATTGCTCGAGCGGACTTATTCGAAGCAAGGAGATCACCTAGTCTTATTCTAACGACAGGAGAAGCAGTTGGAGTCTGTGAAAACGGCTGAGAGAAAAACTGTCCGTTCTCCTGGGCTCTTATCAGGCCAGCATCTCTCTGCGGATAGCACATCGCAGTGAGTTTATTTAAAAGAATATAGAGATAGTTATGATCTCTCTCGTTCATTGCTATCATGTCAAAAACAAGATTTATGCTTCTCACAGTTTTTGCGTAAGAATAGACGGGATCAGTTCTTCCGTATCCGTGAGAAGTACCATGCTGGACTGCAAAATCATCAGATATGCTAGTTATAAAAGCAGGCATGCTGAATATTTCGTTCGTTCTCAAGTCCTGTATTGAAAACGGAACATATTCGGCATCAATGATATCTTCTACGTACTCAACTTGCTTTGCAGTAAGTCTGATCGGGGTTTTTTCAGCAACATGAGACTCGAGAACTTTGACAGGCTCACCTTCACCTTCCGGAGACGCCGGAAGCTTTTGTGTTGAGAGAGCTGCGTGAACTTCGTTTGAAAGCCAAGCAGCCATGTGTTTCCTGAGGGATAATGGCGACTCGGCATCCTCTCGAGAGGTATGAATCCTAGAATAAGCAAGCCTGTTTCTTCCCGTGAGAGACTCAGGTCGAGTATTTTTCTGATCGTTGTATGTCGGAACCAAACCACCATGTCCGTCTCTTCCGGGCTGCAACAGACCTTTCATAATTTGCTGGCCCGTCTTTGCCATCGTGACGAAAAACTTAAACGTAAAAGAAGTGAATATTGACTCTACTGCAACAAAAAAAGAAGTCACAGCACCGAAAACTCCAGAAGACGTATTGATGTTGGAAAAAGCCTCAGTTATCTTTGAGATATCTCTGAGAATTCCTTTCGTGATAACCAGATAGTACCCAGGAGCAAAGAGAACATTGACAAGACTGTCTATAAAGTCAGGCCCAAACAGAGAGAAAGGAGTTATAGGATCAGGAAATCCGTAAAACGACATCATGCCCGCAGCAATGTTGCTAAAGAATCCAGTGTTTTCCATTCTAGGAAACCCAAAAAGCTCAAGAGTCTTTGTCCCGATGCCGGCGTCGGTGGTGTAGTTTCTTCCTAGGGCTAGAGTCTGGGGGCTTTCTGGATCCCTTACATGCTCAGGGTGGCCATCAGACAAAGTAGAAATGACGCCTGGAAGCATCAAGCCGAATATACCTACCGCAACTATAGAGTATACTACGGGCATTATCATACCAGCAGGAAAGGGTCCGTTGAAAGGCTCTGCGGGAGAGTTTAATGTACCATAAGAGCTTGCGGAATCTGCTTTCGTAAGAGAGCTAATGAACGGATCTTTTCCTTGATCCGCCATGCCTGTTTTAAATGTCTGAACAAGCAATAAATCGTCCTGTCCGCTATATGTTCCGGCTTCGTCGAATCCTGATGACATTTCTTCGGCTTTTCTAACTCTTGCCCGCAATTTCTCTACAGATATTTGCCCGGAACCTACCTGAGTTGTGTGAGGAAGTAGAACTAACTTATCAAGTGTGCTTCCGAAAAAACCATTATCAGCGAAACTGTCAATGACAGTTTTCGCGTCTCCGTCTGATATCGATTGAGCCTTGAGTAGAAGGTCTCCTGCAACTTTTCTCAATTCCTTAATTGATATTCTGTCGGCATTTTTATTAAAAACACCTAGCTCTTTTTGAAAAGAGAATATTCCGTTTGAAAAAGCTCCTTCTCCTTCGACAGACGGTCTATAATCCAAAAACGGAGAACTGTCAGAAGGGTGATACACATTGTGATTAATCAGGCTCTGATATACTGCAGCTGCAATTGGACGATTCGGAGTCGTCGCTGGGTCGATTCGAGTGAGATCTCGATAGGCGCTGCCTGGCCGAGGAGATTTGTGTTTGCTTTCAGCCTCGCTGATAAGAAGGTCGTGACCTGTGAGAACATCGGGCCCTGATTGGGCTTGAGAATTTTTCGAGAACTTTTTTCCACCGAAGTCTATTAATGAATCGGTTGATACGAAAATACCAGAATCAGAAGACTCATAGTAGGCTTTGGTATCGGGATCAATTGAGCTTGCTCTGACAAGAAAGCCTGATGTTGTCTGTGAGAGAACGCCTGATGAAAGGTCTGGTGCGACTATCTCTGCAGTGCTCGGTCTAAACGTGTTTCCTTCTGTTTGAGACTCAGCATATTTTCTCAGAGTGTCGAGATGTTCCTCGACAAGATCTTGATCGGGACCTCCCGGAATAGAAGAATTAGCATACGCTCTAGATGCAGCAGAAGACTCAGACTCTTCAGGACGTTTCATAAGGTTTCCTAGAGTCTCTCTTTTACTGCTCTCAGTCATCTTCATCTCCAGTTTCTTCATTTTCAAAAGAAGTAGCTGCGTTTATTTTTGATGAAAGCTCAGAAAACTTCTTTTCTAAAAAGTCTCTGCCTTCTTTTGTAGCAGAAGCTTCTCTGAATGCTTCACCTACAGTTTCGCCGGCTCGAAGAGCCTGGGCAGCCTGGTATTCTATGACCTCTCTGACAACTGGATGAGCGTTCTCGAGAAGCCTGTATATCATGAAACCGGGAGTTCCTTCCTCGTTTTTTTGAGCCCTTAACTTTTTAATCGCTTCGTTTATTTCCATATCTAGTATCAGTCCCTAGTTTTACTTAGCAGCCTTGATGTCGTCAGTCGTGGCAAGTCGTTGCTTACCTTTTTGTGAAGGCTTAAGATCAGCCTGAATAAGCTTTTGTGCGAACTTCCTAGCATTTATATCAACCTTGAGGTTCAAGTTTATTTGAGTCTTGTCAATCGTGATCGCTACTTTTCCGTTCTGAGACATCTTGTCACCAAGTGCAACCGCTATCTTAAGGTTCTTGCTCTTATTTATCTTGGCGATCATATTCCCAACCTCGTCTATAGATTTCTTGGCTGTCTTTACTTTCCTTGCAATAGACTTCGGAACAGAAGACAGAAGACCTCCTTCACCGTGTATTCCCTCTAGAGTTCCCTGAAGAGCCATTGTGGCTTCTATAAACGGGTTCATTTCCCCGTAAATTGTCGCTCCCGATACCTTGTAGGTTAGTTCGCTCACAGCGTCTATAGCGTTTGAGATGTTTTCTTTTCTAAGGTTTATAGTCTTTTGACTTAAGGTGCCCTTGCCAAGCACCTTGTCCAGTGATTCTCTTAGCTTCTTTATACCCTCAAAAGTTTCGATAATCGAAGTATCGAAAGTTACACCTGCAGTTGAGTATCCTCTTGTTGTGATCTCATTCGTGATGTAATACATGATCTCGTCAATCTTGCCAAAGAGGTTGATGATAGAGGCCCCAATTTTGTCCGGATCGATCTTGTCAAACTTCTTCTTCATTGTCTCGAGCTCTTTGGGAAGCCCCTGAAGCTTTTTTAGGTTATCGACTACCTTCTTCATGTCCTCTAGTTTTTCGACCTTAACTGCAAGCTTATCACTCGGGTCTAGAGACATCAAAGTCCTGGCGTCGGTTGTCATGTTGCCCTTGAACTCCGGAGTGACCTCAATGGACATCCCGAGATCTGCTCCCGAAGCCAGTGACTGCATTTGGTCGAGGCCTCCGCTATAAGCTCCAACCATGTTTGGAACCTCGTCTTTGATTGCCTTTGTAGCGTTTTTAGCAACGGGTTCAGCAGCCTCTGAGGCTGCTTCCTCAAGCTCTGATCCTATTCCCAGCCTTTTCTTGGCCCAGCCAGGAAGCTTGTTAAGCCAGTACTTGACTTTCTCTGATATCCAATTGATAGGTGCTTCGAAGACGGACCATATAGCACTTCCGATTTTCTTGAAAAAACCAAAAAGGCCGCCTATCATGTCCCCGATGAGGCCTCCAACCCACTTAACTGCTCCCCAGAGCTTTTCAAAAACCCAGCTAAGACCCGACCAGATTCCCGAACCAACCCAAGACACTACTTTTATGAGACCTTCAAAAATAAGTGCTATTCCGTCGAAAACTCCGCTGACTATTGAGTATATGGTGTCAAAAGCAGAAGAAAAGAAGCCTGCGACTTGATCGAGGGTCTCCTTAGGAAATATTCCTAGCTCATCAAAGAATCCGTAAATGAATGCTCCGGCTGATTTGATTACGCCGAATATCATATCTGGGATTGCAGAAATGACGTTTGGTATCTGCTTGACTGCAGCCCAGAGTACGCCTGGAATTGCCAGTATTTTACCGATAGCAAACTTAATGGAGCCGATAAAGTAGCGAGTGACTCCGCGGCCGATGTTTTTAAAGCCGCTCACGACCTTTTCGAAGTCGAGGGTAAAAATTCCCTTTAGAACCTCTCCTAGGCCCTCAACAGTCTTAAAAAAGCCGCTAGCGGCATCTGCGGCTCCATCGAAGAGCACACCCAAACCAAGAGAGTCCATGACATTTTTTATAGACCCCAAACTGTCACCGAGGAAGGTTCCGATTGAGGTCATCGCAGATTCTGGGATCAATCCGAAAGTAACTGTATCCACGAGAGCTGTAAGCCCTCCGGCGACTCTTCCTATTTGTGTTCCATATTCTTTTTCCAGTTTTCCGGTGTGCTCTTTTATCTTGGTTTCCATGGCAGCACCTGCAAGTGCCATTGCTACACCGATACCGATTGGGCCAGTAAGGGCAGCTCCGATAGCTGGAGCGATCATACTGAAGCCGGAGGCTAACAATCCTGGAAGTGACGCAATGAGCGCTGCGAGAAGAGCTCCTCCGAAGATCTTAGCTATGATCAGAGCTTGAGCTTCCCAAGGCATATTTTTGAAGAGCTCTATCAAGACAAAAAATGTGCTTTTAAGAGCCTCTCCAATCTTTTTACCTAGCTCCTTTGAGTTGTCTTTGAAATATTGCTTGACTTTGTCCATGAGGTTAAAGAGGCCTCGCATGACAAACGGGATCATCTCTGAGAATATTCTTCCGAGTGCAGGAAACAGCTTGTCCTTTAGAACAGTAAACAAGTTTGAAAAGCCTGCTCCGAACCTGCTAGATAGACCTTCGCCGGCGATCTCTGCCGCTGTCTCCCCTCCCGACATGATTTTCGAAGTGTTGATCTTCTGAAGGCCATCAGCAAGAGCGTTGATCATGTTTGCAGCAATTTCCGATGTTTTTGCAACAAGCTTAAGACCGACATTTCCTATGACGGTCACGAATGTATCAAAACCGCTTGCAAACTGTTTTGCCCCGGGGCCGCCTGACTTGAAGAATTTCTTATAAGATTCGGTGATCCCGGAGAAGAAGTTCTCCATTGCAGCGGAAACTTCGGTAGGAGAAGCGCTAAGAGCAGTAAACAGAGTCTTAAAGTGAGACTCAATCTCTCCCATGAAAGGCCTGAATCTTCCGGGATTAAAAAGCTTTTGCAGGCCCTCGACCATGTCCTTCATCCCAGGGAACATTCTGACGAACATTCTACCTACCCGGCGTCCGGACATTTCAACGACCCTGATTGACTTGGCAAGATTTCTTAGCATCTTTCGGAACGGACCAGCTCTCATAACGCCCTTCTGGAATCCTCCTAAGAATGCTCCAAAGAAACTCCTGTAGGACGTGTTGCCTGACTGCAGCTGCTTCTCGATTGCCTTTGAAAGTCGGAGCATCGACTTAGCTTGACTTATTTCCTTCGCCTGTGCTTTTGCGCCTGCTTTCTTGACATCGTTAAGAGATTTATTCTTGTTCGCTTTTCCAGTAAGAGCAGCAAGTTGAGCTGCATCCATGCCGGTGGCTTCTTTGAGGTATTTCATCTCAATTCGGCCCATCTTGGTGATATCTTTTCCAGAAGCAGCAAACTGCTTCTTTATGTACTCGAGTCTTTCGATACCAGACATGCCGACCATCTTGCGAGCGTCAATCATGATTCCGAACTGCCTTCTTAGGCGTGCAGCAGATCGAGCAGCATCTTCGAAATTGTCAAACTTATCGATAACGCCCTGAAGGGTCTTCATCGTGATGCCCAAGCGCTTGGTTTGAACAGCGGTCTCTGTGAGAGACTTAACGCTGGCAAAGCCGAATCGCTCAATATCCATTCTCATCTCGCCAACGTCTCGGCTGATTGCCTTTGAGGAGATGTTAAAAGCTTTTCCTAGATGGTGAGAGTAGTGTTCCATCTCAGCGAAAACTTTGTTATAGTCTTCTCCTGCGGCTTTTGCTCTTGCTACAACATCACCCATTTGCTCAGACGTAAGACCCAGACCTTTCTGGAACATCGCGAGTTTGCCGGCGTTCTCCTTAAACTCCTCTGTCATTGTATGGAAAACAGGGCCTATACCCTTGGCAGCTTCCATGGAGAACTCTAGAGCCTTGGCCAGACCTTCCTGACCATACCCAAAGATTCTTCCAAAACCAACTGCACTCTGAGAAGAGTCGTTGAAAGTCTTTCTTATGTTATAAACAGAGTTGACGACATCTCTCGCAGGACCAGACGCAAGGTCACCCATTTCTCCTCTGAGTTTTTCTAGTGCTTGCCTGAAAGGAGATATCCCACCTTGCTGGGCCATCTGCATAAGATTTCCCATTATCTGGAACGGAATCTTAATGATAGCTTTGCCTAGATTGAATGCACCTCTAGTTATCGCCATGAAGCCGCGAACCAAACCTTTTCCAAGGTTGGTAATGGACTTAAACGCATTTCCGAAGCCCTTCATGAGCCCAAGAGTAAAACCTATCTTGACTGCATTGTTGGAAATGGCTTTGAAAAGTCTTTTAAACCGACTCGTAGCACCTTTGGCGTTCTCACCAGATTGCTTTATAGAATCCGCGAAACCCTGGTTCTTCTGGGAGGCTTTTTCGGCTTTTTCTGCAGCTTGATCAAGAGAGCTTCCAAAGTCTCTGCTTTTTTTAATTCCGTCTTCAAGACTGCCGCACTCAAGGGCTTTGCATATCTCTTTTGATATCTGAGCTTGCTGTCGAAGGGATGCAGACTGCTTGTCAATGAGAGCTTGTCTCTGAGCTATTACTTTGTTTAGCTCAGTTTGTAGTCTCAATTGTTCGTTTAGATCTGCCATGCTCTTCCCGGAAAGTTTACGACTGTTCTGTGATAAATATGCGAGTATCGCACTTTGCTACAGAAGAGATTCTGCTTAAAGTAGGTCTCACGTAAACCTTCTCAGCCTGGCGGGTGCATCGGGCCTCAAGCCCATTAAAGCTCTTTGATCAGGTGTGTTTTGGTGGGCGGCTTTAGAAGCTGGTGGGCTTCCGTTCTCAGAGGACTTTTTAAATTCCTCAACCGTTCTGTTGATGAACCAGATTCTTTTCCATACAGGTAAGTTGTACGCATCAGAGTATGTGAAGCCCATATAGTACATGAGCCCCCATATCTGCTCCAGATAAACTTCTTTATCGTTCGGCGTCAGGCCAAAAAAACGAAGCCCCTAAGGGCAAATTTACCTCCGAGTGTTCATCACAGTGTGGGCATTCCATCCATGACTTCATTGAAATGCCAGGTTCATTGTCGTCGATGTGACGTCGAAGAGCAAGAGAATCTCTAGCAGGCATGTTCTTTATAAACATTCCAATCTTGTTTCTATCGGTTATCCCTTCAATTGAAACGATTGAATGAACAAGTCTTGATGTAACCAAACTGTCGGTTTTTTGACCTTGCTTCTTGCGGCGCTCTGCGATGGTCGCCATTTCGGTTTCGTCCTTACCGGTCAGGAACTTAAACTGAACTGTTTTTTGAGTAAGGGGCAACTTAAACTCGAAGAGGTTTGCTCCTTCGGCAACCGGAGAAATATTAAGTCGCTTAATCGGAAGATCTGTCAAGCTAAAGTCTTGTTTTGAAGATTCTCCACACTCAGGACAAGAAACTTGAGCATTATACTCTGATCCGTACCCCGTAACTCTAAGAGCTGTCATAACTGCGTTTCGGTCGCCGGCGATCATCGTGTCTACATCAACTGTCTTGTCAATCAAGCAAGACTTAATGAGCTCAGTGATAACAGTACCTTTTTTAATCAAAGCTCTAGAAGTAAGAATATCTTCTTCCTTTGCTGTCATTGCTTTGATCTCGATCATTTCCTGAGAGTACAAACCTGATTCTGGAGGATAGACCTTTCCAGCAGAAGGAAGCGGAACTGCTTCGGTTGGAACTTCGTAGCCGAAGTCGTCTTTCATGACGTTAGATGTTCTGAAGCCTGTTTGACTAGCTTGAGCAGCGCTAAAGACTTCATTGTTTTGACGTTGTTCGTTTGACACGTTTTTACCTCGCGATTTTTATATTACTAAGTTTAGTATCGATATTTTTGTTGTAAATGAAATTTGATCATCGAATATAAAATATTACGAGTTGATACTTTCTTACAGCTGAGGGCTAAAGGTTCAGCTCTGGTGTGATTTTCTAGAAAAGAAAGGTTTTCTTACATAGACTTCTAAAAAACAGCTCTAGAGACAAAACTAGAAGCTAAGAAGAAAATAAGAGCCCGGCAGAGCCGGGCTTGGAGGAAATTAGTACTGAAGTACGCAGTTATCGAATCGGATAGTCAAAGAGATTTCGGTTGGATCCGAAGCACCGTAGTCAAGATCCCCGAAAGATGCAGCGGTCAAGAAAGCGCCTTTGATGTCCCAAAGCTCAACAACAGTTCCAACAGGATCGAGAAGCTTAAGCTGGCAATCTCTCTTGTAGAAATCTGCATATCCGCCACGACCTGACACAGATTCGAAGTGAGTTCTTACCCATTCCATAACCTGCTGTGCGCCTGATGGAGCGATTGGGTCGTGCAGAGTTACTGACAACGCTTCAAACTTTGTCTTTCCTGCAACGTATCGGGTGTGGTTAATAAAAGGTACCTCGACCTCTTCTGTTGTGATTGAAGGTCGTGCTGCCGTTTTCATCAAAAATGAGTCGATTCCCTCTATAGCGAAAACCCATCTGAACTTTCGCTTGGGCTCGAACTTATTTGGGAGCATGTCGGTAACTGATAGTGTCTCTGCCATTTTATTGTCTCCTTGAGAGCGATTTCTTAATTAAATATTCTATAGCTTAGTTTTAAGCCTGTTCAAATTGTCCAGCGTTGGTAACAACGAAATCGAGTGAGATGAACTCAACAGATCTCGTAGGCTGTAAGAAGATCTTTCCTCTTATCGTGTTGTTCTCAACGTCAGCCTGCGTAGTTGTTGTGGTGTCTATCTGAACTCTAAATCTATCAAGACCTTGCTGTTGCTGGATTCTCGAAAGAATTGGTGTAACAGCGTTGCTGAACTTGGCCAATGTATCTTCTCTGTTTGGTTCGAAGAGAAGTGAGTTGGCGACGTTCTTAACTTTTCTTCTAACGTCAATCAGCAGTCTTCTTACGTTGACTCTGTCAAGAGCACTTTGTGCAGCTAACAGGGTCTTCTGTCCGAAAACGATAACTCCCGGTGTTGATGGGAATGCGGTGATCGGATTGATATCTACTTCGTAGAGATCATCAAGATTGTCTCTATTAAGCTTAACCTGCGACTCTATTGTCGTTGAAAGAGCACCGCGGTTGAAACCAGCCGGAGCGAACCAAGGATGTGCCACTGAATCGTTGAAAGCAAAAGCACCAAGAACCGCAACAGAAGGCGGACATTGTACGTTTGTCTGCGTTGCAGGATCAGTTATAACAACATCCGGGAAGTAAGTTGCAGCGAAAGAAGAATCCATGTTTCTCGCAGCTTGTCTATCAACAGTATTCTTCACGTTAATTACGGAACCTGATCCTGTGATCGGATTATTGAGTGTGTCTCGTTCCTCAAGATCCATAATGTAAAGTGCATCAAATCTTCTTTCAACAGAGTCTATTGCAAAGTCTGTGACTGATTCGTGTCTAACGCCTGGAATTGCAAGAAGCTGGATGTCGACATCAGTCTTTTCTTCCATGACTGATATCGCTTTTCTGTAAGCTCCAACAGTTGGTCCTTCTTTTCCGCCCTGGTTTGAAGAATCGTCCATCTCTCTTCTGAGAGCTGCGTCAGTGAACTTTGACTTATCCTTGTCGAAAATGTTTACACCATCGAATCCACCCTGGAGTGGGAAGGTAAACTTGAGGAACTTTCGAGCGGAAAGAACCTTAAAGTCAACTGCAGGATTTATGAGCCTGGTGTCTGTGGTAGAAACACCATCGACATCAAGAATTGAATCCGAAGCCTGTCCGTTTCTTCTATAGAGGGCTGCAGCCCATTGTTGTGCATCAGGCTTATCAGCAGCAGTCGTGACGATTTGAATCTTCTCAAGACTGAAGGCATTGTTGTTATATCTGTCTGCGTCAAGAACGCAACCAGCAACATCAGGTGTTCCCTCATTGTCTCCTACGATCGCGTTTTGATCAACAGTGTGGAAAGACGGGAAATACTTGGTAAAACTTCTAATTGAATCATTCAGCACCTGGCTTCTGTTGGGTTCTGTGATCGAATCTTTCTTTTCGAACTGAACACCCCACGTGAGCTTGGCATTAACGGTCTTCTTTGGTGAGACGCCTACAGCAACAGATTCACGCATCGGGACAGGTGGTTGATTTATTTTCTGAAGCGCTGGTGAATTCGGAGAATTATATAGCTGGAAACCAGCAGCCTTGGCATTGATGTGAGATCCCGTCAAGATTGCAAGACCGCCCGTAGCTGTATTTGCGTCTCCGACAGATATCGTTGATCCAGAAGTCACAAGGTGATGTAAGCCTCGGAAACCGACAGGGACTGATTCCTTGTTAGCTGTTCCATCGCTCACCGAAGGATCAAGTTCTACTCTAATGTAGTTTGAAACGTTTGGATAAGTTCCGTCAACAACAATCTTTTGAGCTCCTGCCGATTTATCGAAATCGTAGAATGTATGTCGATCACCGATTCTTCTTCCAATGAAGTTCTCACTTGAAGGATTAAGATCCAGGCCTCGGAACGACTCTAGAACGACAGGCTCAGCATCAGAGTCTGATAAGAAGCGAACCTGTAGGTTAAACTTACCGTATGGATCATTTTCGTTTGTTGATGCCTGTATTCCATCAATCGTAATCTTGAATGCATCAGACCCAGCTCTTCCGTCATCTAACGCGTGGATTCTAAAGAGATTTTCATTCTTTCCGCCGAACTTCTGTGACATGACAAAAGGAGAGAAAGCAGTTGTAAATCTATCTTGAAAGTTTTCAAAGTTTGGCACGCCGATCGAAGTAGACGTAGCTGCTGTACCCGAGTCTCTTCCCCCAGATCCCGACAGCAAGAACGCAGATTCGTATCGAATCTTGTCGGTGTCAAGGTGGCCTGTCACACCTGATCCTGTGATTATAGCCTGAGTTTGATAGATGTCGTAAGCAGAGTGAAGGTATATTCCCTGCTCTTCTATCTTGGTAGGATCAGTATTGATGACCTTAGTGATGTAGTTCGGTGCGCTCGGATCAAAAGAAGCAGTGATCACGTTTGTAGAAAGATCTGACTTCTTGTGCCCATTAAGCAAGAGAGCAAATTCCTGTTTTGCTGATCCTACATTAACATCTCCGAAAGGTCCGCCGCCGGCCTCGTTGGCGTCTGATTTCACTATATTGTTAGCATCTGCAACAGTAGAAGTACTCATTGTGATGTTGACGCCAGAAGGTGCCATCAAGACGCCTCTGATTATAGGAGAAGCAGCAAAGTTACCAGCCGTTCCGCCCGAGAGAGTAATAATTTCATCATCTCCATCTAGAAGAACTTCAGATCCGTCATCACCAACGATTTCAGCTCGGATCTTCTGTCTTAAGCCTTCTGTATCGTCTACAGTTAAAGCAGTCATGCCGGGAGTGGCGATGTCACCGGTGTTGATAAGCTCAACGAGCTCAGCTATTGTTCCAAATCCGAGTTCGTCGGAGTTCAATCTAACAGTTATTCGAAGCTTGTCTTGTGGGCTGTCGAAATCGACTGCGAATGCGCCGGCGCCTTGAGCGGCCGCGGCGTTGACCCTAAGCTCTATTCGCTTTCCGTTTCCGGCCTTTGTATTAGGATCTCTCCAGATTATCTTAATTCGATCGGCTCCGCCGCCGAGAGCAGCAAAGGTAGCAGATGCCGGGGTGCCTCTTGTGCCGCCTTGAAGACCTGCTTCTGAGAGAAAAGAGCTTCCGGCTGAAGCAGAGTGAAATGCTCCTAAGAAGTAAGTTCTTCCTAAGGGACCAGCTTTATCAGACGTTGCGTGATCAGAGTATGGATTGTTCCCCATAAACCCGTTGCCTTGGACGGTTTGTCCGCCGACGACGAACCCTGCGTTGGTAACCTTACCTGCATTGGCGCCTGCAGAAGTTCTCTTCTTACCATCACCGATACCTAGGATTCTAACGTATGTTCCGGCGTTTGCACTTCGCAACCATTCGTTCATGGCTAGAGGTCCAAATTTCTCTCCGTCTGTGTTTCCGAACTTGGCAACGAAGTCCTGAAAGGTTGCCACAGTAACTGGAACGAAAGCAGGTCCTCTAACGGCGGTTCCGATAACTCCTGCAGGAACTCCTGTAGGTTGGATCGCTGTTGGACCGCTGAGATCTATTTCTCTGGTGCTTACGCCCGGGCTCTTAAATGTTAACTCTGCCATTGAGCTTTCTCCTGAAATTGCTGCATATTCTTACTTATTCTTTACTCAAAGGACACGCCGCTATTTGTTATGATAAAGTCGATTGAGATAAATTCAACCGCTCTAGTAGGTACAACAACGATTCGTCCATTCATTCTGTTTTGCTCGACCTCTTCAGAGGTGTTATTGGAAGCATCACAGATAACCTTAAATTGCTCTATACCTGCCTGCAACTGGATGAGTCCAAGAAGTGGAGTTATCTGGCTTACGAACCTAGATCGAGTCGTAGCGTTGTTCGGCTCGAACAAGAATCTTTCAGCCACTCCAGTAACCTGTCGTTTAATCTCTAGCATCAGGCGTCTAACGTTGACTCTGTCGAGAGCAGACTTTGTAAACTGCAGAGTTTTCTGCCCGAAGATAACGAAACCAGTGTTCGGGAAAACAGCTATAGGATTCATTCTTGCATCATACAGTGTGTCTCTGTCTCCAGAAGTGAGTCTGTTTTCGACATTTACAACGAAGTCCATTCCACCTCGATTAAAACCAGCAGGTGCGAACCAAGGGAAAGAAACTCTGTCGTTGAAAGCCAACGTTCCCAAAGCCGCTACCGAAGCAGGAACCTTAACATTTCTGTTGTTAATAGGATCCTGTATAAAAACATCTGGGAAGTATGTAGCTGCGTAGTTGTTGTCGATAGCTCTGCTCTCGAACTGCTCTGATGTTTCTCTCACATCCACTCGAGCCTTGCTGTCGTCGTAAAGTCTATTTCCGTTTTCATCGTACTTTAGAGTATCTAGCAAGTACATAGCCTTCGAATAATCTCTGGTCTTCTCAAGGGCGTGATCCGATACGAATGTTTCTCTTACGCCCGGTATTGCAAGGATGTTGATGTTCGAAGACATCGGATCAGTCATGATATCAACAGCTCTTCTCATAGATGCGTTACTGTTGCTTCTTCTTCCGGAACCACCCTGGTTCTTTGAATCAACATCAGCGAGACCGATATTCATTCCTGTTTCAACTGATTTACCTCCGGCGTCTACTGAGAACGCCTTATCCCTGAATAGCGAGAGATCTCTGTCTAGGATATTAAGCCCGTCGAATCCGCCGTGGAACACGTTGGTAAACTTAGCGTAAGAGGTGAATCTGTTAAAGAGAACCGAGCTAGTGTGAATCAAAGAAGCGAGAGTAAATCTATTTCCTGCGGCGACTCTATCATCCACAACATACGTGTTTCTATCCGGCTGTCCGTCTCTGATGTAAGCAGCTTCAAGCATGTGCTCCGGAGCTGATCCAGTAAAGGCTGAGAAAACATCATATAGAGAGTTGTTTGCCGTTTTGTTTGAGAAGGCAACTCTTGCAAGCGTGAACTTGTTTGAGTTAAATTCATCAGCAGCAGAACCAGAAACAAGTGCATCCAGCTTCTCAATTCCTTGGAACTTGGTATAAGCCCTAACGAGAGGATTAACCGTGTTTCCTGCGTTTGAATTGAGGACAGGATTTGTAGTAGATCCTGCAGTTGGAATTCTTAATGAATTAACACCCCAATAATATCTTCCGTCAACTCTTTCGTTTGTTCCAGGAGTTCCAACGAAACCAGGTGTAGAATCAGAAGATGCTTCCCCTCTAGTTACCTTAAATCTATACGGCATCGGAGGAACTATTGCTCTTGTTAGCGCAACAGCATCAGTGTTAGAATTAAGCCTGTGTGTCTTTCTATTGTCTGGGACTGTTTCCCCCAAAGCTCTTGACTCAGAGTCGGTGAGTCCAGTAAGACCATCAGTCAAAGAATTGTTGGTCTTTAGAACCGGTATTCCTCTAAAACCAAAAGGAAGCGCAGTTGCAGGAACTTCGCCGGCTTCTATCCCAGCGTTCATTTGGATTCTAATTCTAGAAGAAAGGTTTGGATATTTTCCTGTTATTACAAGACGTCTTTCCGAAGGATCTTCCTGATCGAAATCGTATCTAACCTTTTTGTCACCAATAACTCTAGCAACGTATCTATCGCTTCTTGGGTTGAGACTACATTCAGGATATCTCTCGATGATCTCAGTAGATGTATCTTTGTCATCGAAGAGTCTTACCTGGACTTCAAAAGTTCCGTAAGCATCGTTCGGATCCGTCGAAGCCCGAAGATTAGCTATAGAGACCTTAAATTTATCGTTTGCATAAGCACCATCAGAAATTGTCTCAAAGTGAAAGAGATCAAACTCCTTCTTTCCGAAAGGTTGTGATATAAAGCTTGTAGTTCGAGGAGTTGTGTATCTCGTGTCGTAACGACCTACAATGTTGTCATATCTTAGTGAGTTTCTAGTAGAAGTATTTATCGTACCAGAAAGAACTGCAACTGTGTCTGTTCCTGGGGTTACAGTAACAGGAGCGAGTTCGTGCTCAACTGCATAGTCTAAGTAGAGAAGGTGTTGCTCCTTCTGAAAATTCTGTGGATTTGTGTTTAGAACTTTGCCGATGTACTGTCCGTCGTTCGGATCAAGGGATGCGGTAAGAATTCTAATTCCCGGGACTCCTTCATCATTTGAAAAAGAAGCTCCAGCAGAAGAGCTGATCGCAAGCTTAAAATATTTCTGATCTGAAAGACCACCAATGGCACCGACCTCAGCGCCGGCGGCTCTTGAATTTACGATTGACCAGTTTTGATCGTGATCAAGAATCTGGAGCTTAGAACCAGTTGTTAAGAAGACAACGCCTCTGACCAGATGAGCGTCAGTGTTGTTACTAATACTAGCATTATCTGTATATAAGCTATAGCTGGCCGCTTCGTGAGCAACGGGCGTGTGTTTAGCAGATATAATAGCAACACCGCCCTGAAATGCAAGATCATCAGCGCCTTCGCCATCAGTGTCAGTCATCAAAGAACCGGTAAGTCGGAAGCCGGCGTTTTTAACGTAACCGTACTGCTCAGTGTTCTGGATGTCTGTGGAGGTCTCATTGGCTCCAGCTCCCAAAACTCTAAGATAGGTTAAAGCTGATCTGTGCTTTAAAAATTCTCTTACGGCATAAGGTCCGAATCTGTCTGGGTGTAGCGTACCAAAACGTGATTCAAAATCGGCGAAAGATCCTACCGTTACTGGAACAAATGCGGGTCCAAATTCTGATGTACCTATGACTCCAGCGGGTGTTCCGACAGGAGCTATTTGCCTAGCAGAAAGGTCAATTTCCTGTTCAAAAAACCCGGGTGATCTAAATGTTTGCTCAGCCATTGTATCTCCTAGAACGTTCTATGCATCTTTTAATTATCATGTTCGTTTCAAAATTCTAATCAAGAGTCTCTCTCAAAACCGTCTCTCCCATTCTATTCGTTCTGTTTTTGACATGGAGAGATTTTCTAATCTTCTTTCCGGTGAAAGGATCTCTATCATATTGAATAATTTTTGTCCTATTATCGTCAGTGAAAGTGCCCCCAATCGACGTTTGCTTTAGAGCTGAATCGACCGATTGAGAACCTTGTCTTTTTCTAAATATGCCACGAGAATCTGAAGCTGCAAAATTTGTCGACCCTATTTGCTGGCCAGGGAGCGGTTCATCAACAGTTCTCAAGTCCTCAAGGACATGATCAGAAGGATTTCCGGAAATTGGTCCTTCCTGGGTGAAAGGTTCAAACTCTCCAGCAGAGAGGATTGCATCAAAAGATATCTCAGGAGCAGAAACATATCTTCTCACTCCGTTTTGACTTCCGGGGAACTGGGGATTGACAAGATAGCCCGGGACTGTCATAGTAAATGTGTACCTGACTATTCTTTCACTATCTGTGAAATCATCAAAGTTGTTACCAGGATTGAGGTCCTCTCCGGCGTAGCCTACAAACCAGTATCCCTTGTCTGTCTCAAGCTGAAAGGTTCTCTGAGAATACGACTGATATAGGGACATGAGAGCCGTTATCATATCGTTCATCTGAAGAGTGTACTGTGACCAGAGTGTTATCTCGTAAGATGCAGTAAAATATTTCGGCGGCGGTATCTCAATGATCTCATAGATGTTCTGACCTAGAGGATTTCCGATATCGTTCGTGTCTCTCCTAGAAGGTATGTCTCTTCTGGAAGCGTTCTTTCCAGGAGCAGCCTTTTCTTTTACGGGATTCTCAGGATCAGCAAGAGAATTCTTAGACGGAAGGTCGTCGGAGTTTCTTAGTCCCCTTTTGTTTAGAAGCCTTTGATACTCAGGGTCATCTTTTGAAAGCTTTCTCTTCACGACGTGAGGAGTATTCTGAGATGTTCCAGCTCCCATCGTAGGAACCTGAGATATTCCTGTTCTCATTATAGAGACAAGCGGAAGAACAAGAGCCCCTGACTTGTCCCTTAAGGGTTCTTTTCTCCTAAGGACGGCAAATCTTTCGCCTGATGCGAATATAACCGGAGCTCTTTTAGTACCTTCTTTATGCTTGTATGTAAACGGAAGCTGCTTGTCAAAGAGATCGAAAAGAGCTCTGTCAACATCCTCTATAGTACACGAAGGAACATTAAAGTCGTCAGGTATGTTCGAACCTTCGTATCCAGCAGATCTTGAAGTCCCATCGTTTTTGTTTTTATAGTATCGAGTCGACATTTTTAAATCTCATCATAAAAAGAAGACTTCACTTCATCTTCTTTGTCTGCTCGAGGTGAAACTTCTTGAGGTCCCGTCAAAGGCTTGTCAAGCTTTCCGTCTTCCTGAAGTTGTCTCTTGTCTTCGGTGGGCCCAAGCCTGTTCTCCTCGAAGCCTCTCTGTTGAACGAAAGTCTCTTGAACAGCATCCTCATCGGTGTATTGCTCGCTAGTAGGTCCGTTAGGAGTCTTATCTATTTGTCCGATTCTCGCCTGCTTTCCGGTTACTTTAACTCCAATAGCATGCTCAATCTGTCCGTAAACGTTTGACTCAACGATAGCACTGGTTATTTCGAAAAAAGTGTCTCCGTAGCTAAAGTAATCACCGGTTCGAACATCAATATCTCTGTCTAGGAGATCTCGTTCATGAAAGAAAACGTTAATAGAGTAAAACTCTTCTCCGCCAAAACGATTCGTTCTTATTTCTTCTGGTAGATATTCAACTCTTGCTTCAACTTCGATAGGAGGGTCAAAAACTTTGTCAGGTGACTCTTCGTACACGTCATGAACGTTGCTTAAGTCTTCTCTAACCCTGTAGTAATAGACTTTTTGACCAGCGACATCTTTGATGACCTCTTTGGTCAAGTCTGATATCAGATCTATTTCTCGTGGGGTTATAAAAAGTCTAGCCATCTATTGTTAACCCATTGAAATTGCTTTTCCGTTTGGCATCGGAATAGCTTTAAGAATTCTGGTAAGATTTTCGCTAGCTGCCGCTTCTGACTCAAGCATCTTGTCATATGTTAGCTCGTCTAGCATTTCTCCTAGTTTTGTCTTTAAGTTTTCTTTGTCCTCTCTTCCCTGGGATATTAACTCTGTTCCGTTCAACTGAAGATCAGAACCAGGAATAGGTACTGTTGAAAATTTAGATCTAACCAACCCTAGTAACTCTCGAGAAAGAGCAAGGGCATACTGTCTGATCCATTGCCTTCCAATAGAATTAATTCTAGAATATTCAAGTCTTCCATACGGAATGTTGGAAAGATTGCTAATGCCCTCAATAGAGGCATCTTTAAAAGCCGGCTTAAGTGGATCAGGCGAAAAGTGAACTCTTATAAAAAGATTCTGTGGGTTTGTACTCGTGGGAATCGGAAAGATTCTTATCTTTGTTCCAGTTATTTTATATGAAAAGTTACTTCTTCTAACTCTCGAGGACATATCAAGCATTCCGCCTCGGAGAACATCCTCAAAAACTGGTAGCACATAAAAGACTGTCTCTGGTGTAAATGACTCAAAGCTAAATTCGTTGTTAAGATAGTTGATAGCAGAAGTTGTATCGAAAAATCGATATGCAGCCTGTGGGCTGAAGTGAAAAACTTCCATCACTTTCATCTTAGTTTTCGGATTGTTAGCAGCATTATCGAATAGAGCGTTGCCATCGGCTCCTTTGAGATCTGAATACAGATCGTAGTCCTGCTTTCCTTTTTCGAGAGCAATAGATCCGGAAAGCATGTTATAAACACCGCCGAGACCCGCTTCCATAGAATAGGGTTCAGCTCTTCGAAGCATAAACTCTAGATTTTCTCTTGGAAACTTTTGCTCTACACCATCCAGTGAACCTGTTGGTCCCCCTAGAAGATTCGCAAGCTGAGACTTTGCCTGATACTGATTTATGATCGAGCTGTATTCCAAAGCGGATTCTTCAAGGCAGGCCCAGATCTGTCGCTTGGTTAGTTCAACACTAAGGATATCATCACCAAGCTTTCTCTTTATGAAAGTGACGACAGAATCGGCTTCGTTTTGAAAAGCAATCTCAGAGTCAAAAAATCCAAAAGGAGTTGGATTCAATATGTCGACAAATCTAGACATTTACACACCTCACTGTTAATAAATATCGAGTCGACTTGCAATTATCTGGGTCTTTAATTGTTGAAAGATTTCGCATGATCGCTGGGCTGATTAGTTCAACCTATGCTTAAGAAATTTATTGCATAAATTTTTGAGACCAAGCCCAAAGAGCCATCAAGAACTGAACGACTGCAAATGTGGTGATTGCCTTGGTCTTGAACATCTTAAGCTCTTCGACTTCTTTGACAAGATTGGACAGCTGGGTTGGAGAAACTACTTCGTCTACTTTCTCTTTCCAGGTCTTAAGCTCATCTACCTTGTCTTCTCGAACTTGCATCTTGGCAATTTCTTGCTTGACTTCTTGAAGCTCTTCCTTGAGACCGTCAATGTTGTCTGCAAGATTTTCAAGTTCTTTTAAAACCAGTCTAGAATATTCATTCCATCCATTTTGGTTTGAATCAGATGACATCTTACTTGCCCTCCTTTGCTAGAAGAAAAAGTCTACTCTTTTCAATAGCTTTAGAAGCTTTTTCATTAATCTCTTCAAAAGTCCCAGATTTCGTCTCTGTGACATTTTTAATGTCGATCAATGTATCTAATATGAAACTGTTAGAAGATACATCCCACGCAATTCCAGAAACTCCTATGACAATGTTATCGTTATCATGTCGAGGAGCAACTGTTACATAGAAAGTTTTTTCCATCTTTTGAATCAAAGTGCTGTTAGGCTCTCCGGAAAGAGCTTCCTTGTGTTTTTTGAAAACAGTGTCTGCAAGAGACTCACAAGAAAACAGATCTTCAATCTTGTCTCCCGTCTTGCAAAAGAAACCTCTGTCTTTTTTGTTCAAGACTAGTCCGTCTAAGTTTGCAGACCACATGGTGACTGGGATGGGGAAGTTCTCAAGAAACGACTCGAAAAGTCGAAAGTCTCTTTTGATCTGAACGTCTCTATCAGTTAGATTATCAACAAGTTTTCGAAGACTTTCTAGACTGCTTGATTTTTTTGACTTTTTAGACATAACTCTTTTAAGTATCTAAAGAATTTCAAGGTCGCTTCAAAAAAAAAAGGGGCGTCCTTTTCAGGACGCCCCAGATACATTTTGATCTAAATTTTTATTAGATCACGCTCATGTCGGCGCATGTAACGGTACCGTAGAAGTCACTTCGAACCATCTTCTTACCGTAGCGAGTCATGACACCCTTACGTGGGGTGAAGTCCTCAGGTGCGAAGATCGTTGGAGTAACGATGAGAGGTACGTATGGAGCGTATACGTAACCAGTCTCAAGGTAGCTTCCGCCCTTGTATCCAACAAGAACCTTGTTGCGTGGGAAGTAAGGATCCTTGTAAACCGTGAAACGATTTGAAAGGGTACCAACCTTCTCAGCTCCGATCACCATACCACTAACCTGTCCGTCACCGTCGAGGCTGTATGATGGCTTGTAGAGAACGCTTGCTTCAAGGATAGTAGCAACGTCTGGTCCAACAACGATGAAGTTTGCGGAACCACGCAGTGTCTTTCTGTGGATCTGGTTTGCAACGTCGATAATCGTCTCTACGAGAGTCTCATACCACTCACGAACCGTACCGGTGAAAGTACCGATGCTTGAAACTGAACCTGTCTCCTTGTTCAAGAAACGACCTGGTGCACGTGACCAGTAGTAGTTAGCAGCTCCCGCCTGGGTAAGAAGGTCGTTAAGAACTTCTCTATCGATCTCAAGAGCGATCTGCTCTGAAAGGATCTGTGTCAACTCAACCTCAGCGTCAAGGCTGTGGTATGCATTAAGATCCTGAGCAAGCTCTGGTGACCAACGTGCTCGCAACTTACGTGACTGAGCTACAACTGGCAAAGCCTCAACCTTAATGTCGATCTCTGGGATCTCAGGTGATGGAGTTGCTCCGAAGTTAGACTCGAAAGAAGGAACAACAACTGAGCTGCCGCTTCCTGACTCTAACTTGTCTGCAACAGGATAGGTGATTCCGATGTGATCGCCATCGTTAAGATCGCTAGCAGCGAACGTTGAACCTGGCTTGTGTCGAACAACCATGAGCAAACATGCACCGGTGTCGCCAACTTGAGCAAGCGGGGTAGAAGTCAGAGCCTCGATGTTATCAGTAGTAAGTGCGGCGGCGTCAGTTCCACCAGTAACTGTAACAAGCTGATTCAAACGTCTAACGTTTCTAGTTGAACCGCTTTGTACAGAGCTGTCTACGTTGAGAAGAACATCTGACGGCAGGGCGGTGTGAACAACTAGTCCAACTTCCTTCACAAGAGTCGTGTCAAAGTTTGAGCCGAAGCAGTCAGTGGTCAGAGGAATAAGCATGAAGTGATATTCAGCAGTTCCTTCGTCAAGCTGCTTTATGATCTGTGGATCAAACTGAAGAAGCTTACCCGCACGACCTGTGGTCGCGACTGGATCCAGCTGAGCAGCAGTTGCTACTGTAGCATCACCGTTTGCGTCCATGGTAAAAATTCTTGAAAGAGCAGCAAGACCATCGGTGCCTAAGTCGACGTCTTCGTTTGTTTCATGAACTCTGGTGTAACCACTTCCAGCCAAGTCATACTGTCCACCAACTGCGAGAGATCCACTCTGAACGCCTTTGCCAACTGGGCTGTTGTATACTGAGTCGCCACTGCTATATACTGGGTTGTCAGAAGATCCAACTTCGGTTCCTCTTGTGTAATCCAAGTAGAACAAGAGACCTGAAGGAAGGCTCATGGGCTGAATGCTTACGAGATCGTTAGCAATAAGGCCGCCGAAAACTCTTCTTACGATCGGGAATGCGATGTTTGTGAAACCACGCATGTCGCCGCTGTTGGCAAGACCACCACCGCCGTTTGAAAGGCTTGATTGTTCCTTAAGAACCTGTGACGCCTGATTCTCCATAAGACGAGCCATGTTCTCACGCTTGACACCGTCAAGACCCTTGAGAAGACCAGTTCTCGCCCACTTTTCAACAAGCTGTCGGTTTTGTGACCCGAGGTGTCGGCTTCGGATTCCTTCCGTCAGCTGCTCCAATGAAAATGTTGACATTTTTTTCTCCTTAATAAGTAATGTCTTTATCATCGTTTCAGCGGATGTTCAAAACTCATCGACCGACCCCACTAGGCTTTTTGCCGGGGCGACATTCCAGGGTTATCCATCCTCTGTTTTGTGGCTTTTGCACCATGCTCAAACCACCAAAAGCTCGCGGCATCAGATTCTCATCAGCCATTTCGCAAAGCACTTTCTAGTGAAACTTTTCACTAGCATGTTAATAAATATGAACTCGATTTCAAAAATAAAAAAAGGGAGGCAAAAAGCCTCCCTTTAGTTAGAAGTCGTACTTCTTTTAGATCACGCTCATGTCAGCGCACGTAACTGTTCCGTAGAAGTCGGCTCGAACCATCTTCTTGCCGTAACGAGTCATAACGCCCTTACGAGGAGTGAAATCTTCAGGAGCGAAGATTGTTGGTGTAACAATCAAAGGTACATAAGGAGCATAGACATAGCCTGTCTCCAAGTAGCTTCCGCCCTTGTAACCTACGAGAACCTTATTTCTTGGGAAGTATGGGTCCTTGTAGACTGTGAATCGGTTGCTCAAAGTACCAACCTTTTCTGCACCAATAACCATTCCGCTCACCTGGCCGTCGCCGTCCAAGCTGTATGATGGCTTGTAGAGAACTGAGGCTTCGAGAATTGTTGCAACATCCGGACCAACAACAATGAAGTTAGCAGATCCTCTAAGCGTCTTTCTGTGGATCTGGTTAGCGACATCAATGATGGTTTCAACAAGTGTCTCATACCATTCGCGAACTGTTCCTGTGAAAGAAGCGAAACCAGAGTCTTGAACAGCACCTGTCTCCTTGTTGAGGAATCGACCAGGAGCTCTTGACCAGTAGTAGTTAGCTGCACCAGCTTGTGTGAGAAGATCGTTAAGAACCTCTCTGTCGATCTCAAGAGCGATCTGCTCTGAGAGAATTTGAGTGAGCTCTACTTCTGCATCAAGACTGTGGTATGCATTGAGATCCTGAGCGAGCTCTGGTGACCATCGAGCTCGAAGCTTTCTGGACTGAGCTACAACAGGAAGAGCCTCAACCTTGATGTCGATCTCTGGAATCGCCGGCGATGGAGTTGATCCGAAGTCCGACTCGAAAGAAGGAACAACAACTGAGCTTCCGTTTCCTGATGTGAGAGAATCTTTGATCGGGAAAGTAAGTTTCGTAGGAGGCGTGTCGTTTGCAGCGTTTCCAAGACCTGGAGCAGTACGAATTGATGAAGAACATACTGTCAACAAGTGAAGGTTCGCTGTTTCTCCAGGTACACCTAGAGGGGCAGGCTCATAATTCGTTCCATCCCAGGTAACCAGCTGATTTAATCTACGAACGTTCTTGCTGTTCCCTGTCTGAATTGCACTATCGATAGCTCCACAAGTACCGCCGTCCAATCCCCACTCCTTGACAAGAGATGTGTCTGCATTTGTGTAACCCGTCGCAAGAGAGATAAACTTAATGTCAAAAGCGTGCGTTCTTGCTTCAATCAAGCTAGTAAGCTGGGGATCAAACTGGATCGCCTTTCCGTCAGAACCGGTGGCCGCAACTACTCTTTCATGGTGAGTGGCTGCATCATCGCCTGGGTGATCTCTCCATGCGCCGTCGGCGCCTGAGAATGAACCTGAGTTTGATATGGTTATCCCGTCTTGGGCACTGTGAACTCTAGAATAGGCGCTTCCAGCAAGGTCGTAGAGACCTCCTTTTCCATCGGCACCTGTCTGGACTGAGCTTCCAACTGGATCTCCGTAAGCAGAAGAACCTGAGCTTATTACATGCACTCCGTCTTCGTGGATGCTTGTCAAACCTGGACGTGTGTAATCCAAGTAGAACAAGAGTCCGGACGGAAGGCTCATTGGCTGGATTGAAACTAGGTCATTTGCGATCAAACCACCGAATACGCGACGAACAATTGGGAATGCGATGTTCGTGAAACCACGCATGTCGCCGCTGTTGGCAAGACCACCACCGCCGTTTGAAAGGGATGACTGCTCCTTAAGAACCTGGGCGGCCTGGTTCTCCATGAGGCGAGCCATGTTCTCACGCTTGACACCGTCAAGACCCTTGAGAAGACCAGTTCTCGCCCATTTTTCTGTCAGCTCACGGTTCTGAGATCCTAGATGCCTCTGACGGATCCCCTCTGTCAGCTGTTCGAGTGAAAATGTAGACATTTTTTCTCCTTATTTAGCTAAGCCAGCGAGGATCGCCCATCGATCCGCTTCGGCATTGTTAGTGTTCTTAGGTGCAGAAGATCGAGTAGTTCTAGAAGATGAACCGCTTGTTCGCAAAGAACCTTCGTTCATAGTCTTCTTAGATCTTCTGTTGAGAGATTCAGTCAAGCTCTTGAAAAGAAGCTTCGCCTCTCGAAGTGTCTGTGCGTTATCAAGTGCCTCAACGATAGCCTTTTGCTGCTTCATTGAAAGGTCCTTATTCTGCATCAGCTTGTTGGCATAAAGAAGCTTTGCGTTGAAAAGATTCATTTCAACAAGTTGCCCCTTAAGCTCTGTTACTGCTCTCTTGTACTGAGCGTTCTGATTTTGAGATTCCTTAAGAGCTCTTCGAAGCTTTCTCATCTGTCTACCTTCTGCAACTGCAGGTGCTGCAGCTCCGTTATCAGCAACAGACCCAAGCTCATCAGCAAGAGCGTTAATCAAATCGTCTTCGGAAACATCAAGAAGAACATCGCCTATTTCTTCGCCACCGTGAGCGAGTGCAGGATCAGCATCAACTGCATCGTCTTCGTTGAGCATCTTAGAAAGCTCAGCTCTCAACATGTTCTCGTCTATTTCGTAAACTTCATCCATGTCTTCGCCCTCATCCATGTAAGCGCCTTCCATGTGATCGGCTTCCTCAAGGTCTTCGTCTTCAGCTACTTCGACTTCCTCGTCTTCAGCTTCTTCTTCACCTTCTTCTTCGCCTTCTTCTTCTTCAGCAGCTTCTTCTTCGCCACCACCTAAAGAAAGTTCAATATCCCCTAAGATATCTTCTAAGGCATCACCAACTGCATCTGCATCCTCTGCATCTGCGAGCTCTTCTTGTTCATCGGCCGAAAGCTCAAGGGAAAGCTCGGCCTCTTCGAGTTCCTCCATTTTCTTCTTCTCATCTTCACCTTCGAAGAGGAAGTCGAAAATATTGCGACGATTTGACTTCGACATGTTCCTTATCTCCTTAATTGTTTCTGTCAGTCTTCGCTCAAGCCTCTCTTGAGTCGTATCTTCTGTAAGTATTATCCCTGATTTTAATTTTATCGCCTCTCTAAGACAATAAAGATAGCTTATTTTAAGTCTGCTAACTTGACTTTCATTTAAATCTGATCTTTTAACTATTTTTAAAACGCTTGCAAGTTTGTTTACGTTTTCGGAAAGTTTGTCAATTTTAACTTCCAGTTCGGACTTTTCAGAGGCCTCACCTCTAATGAGACGAGTCAAAGCTTCAGCCATGGCTTGATCCATAACTAATTCTTCCTCTTTTTCACCTGCATCTACTTCGAGATCAATCTCAACGTCACCATCTACGTTGATGCTAACAGCAGATCCTTCGCCCCCAGTGTCTAACCCTACCTTTACAGGCTCAGAAGCATCTGCTTCAGGCTCAGGCTCTAGAGAAAGATCTAGATCATCGATATCTTGCTCAACGTCGAGGTCTTCACCTAAGATCTTTTTATTTATCATGTCTCTAATTTGAGGCATGACTGCTTCGACCACTTTATTTTTAGCGGTTTCTTCAGCTAGCTCTCTAAGTTTATTGGCGTCTGCGACCGCCTCTTCAAACAACGTTTTGCTCATCTATGATCACCTTGTCTGTCGTTAACTATGTTTTTCGGTACCTAAAATTCCCAGTCTTTAATTGCAATTTTTTGACGAGGTCTTCTAGATTAAATATTACTTCGTTATGATCGTTGTCATTTTTGTCATATTTTATATCAGGAGGAGCTGACGCATATCCCTTTTCAGAACCGGTTCTTTTGGCGCTTGAGCTGCTAATTCCGCCTGAATGGACACTGGAGCCACCTGACATCTCTCTTCTCTTTTTTGTCAAATGAGGAATCGGGGACATTGAATCTCCAAGAGAGTGAATTTCTTCCAAGACTTCTTCTGTTCTTTGGAAACAATCAGAAAGTTTAGTATTTCCAGCAGCAAAGTAAAAAGGACTTGTTGACTTCTTCATGAAAGGATCTGACCTTTGATGCTTCTGAATCTTTTTTTCAATAGCGGCGTGAGTTTCTTCGTCTTCCCAGTCTATTTCTGAGTATTGGTCTACTAGGTAAGGAAATGTTCCAGACTCTTTTCTGGGCTTGTGAAATTTATTTGATATTCTACCATACCCTAGATCTGATCTTGAATCATGCCGTGATATAGAAGGTTCACCTACTGACTTTGGTATTTTCGTAGAAGGCATGGGCTACTCAGATGATTTGCCCATCGGTAAGCCCGTGACAAAATTTTGTGAAGATATTCTAGAAGATGTTTCGCTCGGATCTTCTCCAGAACCAAGACCTGAAAAGGGAGGCTCAGAAGCGTTTTCTATCTCAACCATCGGAGAGGTATTGGTTTGTAAATTGTTTCTATTGAGAGTAGCTACATTCGGACCTTTTCCGGAGGAGACTATTGTAGACCCTGGATTTCCGGGAGATGATTCGCCATCAGGAGCCGTTGTATTAGGAATTTCGGGAGCCTCTGAGTAGTCGTAATTGCTTTGAGTAAAACCAGAGTCAGGATCGTATTCTCCGGAGAGAACTTCATAAAAGTAGTATTCTCTTATGGTTGAAGAAGTAACAGACGGGTCGTGTACAGGGCTGTCGGGGAAAGCAGAAGCCAAACGTTCTTGATTTGATCTCGAATGAATGCCAGTCTTTCCGTAGTTTGGAAATTCATTCTCAAGAACGTTTTGGTTTCCTGTGGGCATTTATCTCTCTTTTAGTTGGAGCTCTTGCCTAAGCCGTAGTCTCCAAGAGTCTGTCTTGCAATAGCCTCTGAAGATGCTTTTGGTGAGAGCTGAGATCCTACACCTACGAAGGGTGTGGCGCTTGGAGTTTCACCGAAACCGTCAGGAGCCTCAGCTTGATCAGAAGGATCGACAGATCCCTCCCCGGGGGACACAGGGTTTGGAACGTATGGGCTGGCCGGAAGACCTCCTCCGCCTGTCTCAACATCATCCATGTTAGGAGCATCTGGATAATTTGGATCATAGGTTCCGAAAGTGTGACCGCCGTCATTAATTGTGCCGTCCAGAATCTCTTGCTGGTATTGCTGAGCTATTGATTCAGGAGTCATTTCACCGGAGTGAATTGGACTAGTGCCGAACATCGCAGAGTGATCGTTTGAGCCGGCTTTTCCCAAACCTCTTTCAGTTATCGGTGGGCTTACTGTTCCTTGCTTGTGTGTTGGCATTTTCTACTCCTCGAACTTATATGTTTTTAGAAATTCTTTTTGAAAGAAGGTTTTTAGCTTCTTGAATCTTCTTAAGCTTATCGGTCAATCTTTTCTCATGAATCTTAAGAGCCTTGACATAATCGATATCTTTTTCAAGAGATCCAGCGATCTCATCAGCATCAACTTCTTCTGCTGAAACCTTTTCTATTTTCTCAACTCCGGCAGCGAAAGGATCTGATGATTCTTTTTGAAGCTTACGAGCTTCTTGCTGAATCATTCTTCTGAGGGATTCCGCTGTGAGCTTTCTTACTCTTTTTGCCATCTTGTTTTCTCCTAGACTTTTAGAGAGATGCCTCTCTATTCTATAGGTATTCGTTAACTCAGTTATCGAGCTTTCTTTTCTGCGAAAGCAAGCTCAGACCAATTTGAAGAAGCTCCGTCAAATATATTACCAAGATCTATCCCTGATGCTTTGCCAGACATCATTTCCGGGGTTGGCTGAGCTGTGGTGGCTCCCGGTCTTGAATCGTGCTGCATCTGCTCTTGGAGTGTGGTTTTAGCTGTCTCAGCAAAAATAGACTGCATGATCGGATCATCTGTTAGGTCGGAGACAGTGTTGTCAACTTTTACTTCAAATTTTTTCCGATGTTGTTCCAATCTTTTCTCTTCTGCTCGTCTTCTTGCTTCAACGCTTACAGATGATTTTTTCACACCTTCTTGCAAAGTTGCTGTTGACCCGATTCCTTCAGCGAGAATCTCGACCAAACATTCCTTCACAAGAGACTTAAGTGCAGTTTTGGTTAACTTAGCCATTTTCTATCCTTACGCGACTGTTCCGTAATCGTCCTGATCATGCTGGTCAAGGTGTTTTGCTTCGATGCCTGTTAGAGAAGCACAAACAGAAACTGTGTTGTTCAAAGTGTTAGCAACTATAACTTGAATTGACTTACACCTAACACGAAAGGTAGAAAGACCTGCAGGTAAAGTGTACGTAGTTGTATCGGCATCTCCAAAAGATATTGTGTTACCAGTGCCAACTACATTGACTTGTATCTCTGACGTCACATAGTCTAAAGTTGCTGTTTTGGTCTGATTCTGTGTTGCATTAAAAACAAAAGGAGTTCCTGAGACCTGATAAGATCCCACATCTCCGATACCTGGTCCTACCCAATGTCCCATTAGTCATTCTCCCAAGAAATGATATCGTTGACCAACCTATCAACTCTATCGGTTTTAGTAAAGTGTCTGTTCAGATCTTCGCGCGTAAAATCTTTTCCTTCTTTCATCATGAAGGCGCCTGGTGTAGAAGGTTCTGAAACGAAATCCCAGCAAATCAATTGAAAATCGTCTTGAACCACATCGTAATCACCTTCACGGCGAGTTGATCCAACGCCTCTTGATGAGATTCCCAAAGTTACGCCTGATTCTACCAGACTTTGTAATATCTTTCCGCTTGGTGTATCCAGCAGTTCCACAACTCCGTAACATACACCATCATTCATGTAAGCTTCTCGAACGATGTGTGATGCGTTCTTAAGTTCGACCACAGAGCTGTCGGGATGATCACATTCTCCAAGAGCGCGATTTTCCTTAATAAACTTCTGGTAGTTTCTCACTTCTCTGTCAAGTATTTCAATGGGATAGATTCTTCCGTTCTGATTAAGAGTATCTGCTTTTTGCAAAATACCTTTCATCATTAGTTTCCCGCCATTGGCCTCTCTTGACTCTTTGATCATCTCAGGAGAGTAATCAAATGCCAACCATTCTGTCAGTAGTTTTCTGTCGCCCATTATTCCGCCTCCAGTTCTGATAAAAGATTTGCCAGAGAAAGAGCTTTTGCCACTGATTCATCTGTTTCGTCTGGCTGAAAATTTGTAACTCTCTCAACGAGAACATCTCTTTTCTTTCCAAGATATTCGTTTTCAAGAGATTCATAGAATCGATCGATTGATGCTAGCGTCTTTTTCTTGACAGACTCCATCAAAACAACAGCTTCTTCGTTTTTGTTCATAAGCCTGAGCTCAAGAATCTTTCTTTGATCTTCTGAGAGTGTCTTTCCATACTTCTTGTTGAACTTCTCGATCATTATGTTTAGTACTAAAGGATCGGCGTTTTCTGATCTCTGGAGTTCATTCTCAGCTTCCTGCCGAGTCAAGTGATCAACCAACCGTGATTCATACTTTACAATTTCGGCAGGTGTGAGTCTTGATGCTCCTCGCCACTCATTGAGTAGAGCCTGAACTGTTGCGAATATTCTATAGGTCGGAATCCTTTGATCGTAAAAGCTCTCCTCGTTCAAAAGATGATTGATATCTTTTATGAGCAAAGATTTTTCTCTTCGGAGCTTTTCGGAGTCATGATCCATGCATGCTCTTCTGCTTTCAGCAACGATTCTTTGAGCAAGGTCTTTGGAATCAACCTTAGTGTGGATAAGAGAGCTAAAAAGCCTGAATTCTCTCAGGGTCTCAGATCCTCTTTTAAAATGCCTAGTCACAATGTCGACTGCATCTTGAGCTTTTTCGACACTGCCCTCGACTGTCATTCTACTAGCATGCCTAATAAGCTGTTCATGTAGTAGACCGACGTTGCGCTTCTTGTTATGCTTCGCCATTAGGGTCTCCTTGTTTTTCATCAATTTCTGACAATAGCTTTTGTCTCTTAACCTGTATTTTGTCTCCCATCGAGTTAAGAGTGTTTACTAAATCATAAGTAAGCCTCGGAGGAGAAAAACTCGACATTGATTCTGAAAATGGATCTTTTAGAAAATCGTTATCAAAAGGTTTGTTCATCGTGTCTTGTTTTCTGCCTGCTTTTCCAGTTGAAGTCATTTTAACAAAATCCGGCATGTGAGTAGACCCAGGTCCAGCTGTTACCTTTCTAGACTTTTTTATCTTCTGGCCAAAGGCATTTCGAATCTGTCTGTCTGCTTTAACAGGAGCATCTAGATCCTGTATAGAAAGGACAGGGTGATCATCATCTTCAGACTCTTCTTTTTTGTCTTTTCTTGCGGGCAAAGCGGTCAAAAGTTCATCATCTTTTCTATCGCCGGCGAAGAGATCTTCTCCTTCGTCTTCGGCGGGTTCTTCTCCGCCTTCATCACCAGCTTCGCCGGCGGGAGCGCCTTCAGCTTCAGGTGCTTGAACTGCTTCGACCTCGAGATCTCTAAGCTTGTCTTCGAGACGTCCTTCGTGAATTTTTTCTATCTCTTCGTCAGTAAGACCTAAAACATTTTTTTGAATCCAGGACCTGTCGACAGATCCTTCAGGTGCTGAACCTGCTATCTCAAATCTAGATCTTATAAGCTCGAGCTTTTGTTGTTGGGCGATCGATGAGGGATTAGACAGCCTTAGATCAAACTCAACGAGATCTTCTCCTTCGTAACCATGACAATAGAGGTGAATCATCGCGAGCTTGTTAAGCTCAGACAATATTGTCTTTTGAATCCGCTGGATTGACCTGCTAAACCTTATATCTTCTTGGGCAAGCGTAGCCTTGGCTCCGACTTCCTCGTCATATCCCAGATAAGCTTTGGGTATTTTGAGAGCTGCAAACAGCTTCTTCTGTATGTATTCGACATCTTCTATGGCAGCTGTATTTTGGCCGCCAGCAAGAGTATCAATTCTCGTTCCGCTTTCACCACCTCTAACGGGCAAGAAGTAATCTTCATCTACAGAAAGCGGGTTGTATCTTATGTCGACCTGTCCGTTAGACTTGTCTACGACTTGGTTTCTTTTTAAGCTTGTTTGAGCCTGTTCGATATAGTTCGAAACATCTTCTGGCGGTACATTACCTACATCTAAATAAAATACTCTTCTTTCCGGAGCTCTAATTACTCTGTAAACGAGCATGGCATCTTCAATGAGGATTAACTGTCTCCAAATTCTTCTGGCGGCCTCTAACACGGAGGATCCATAGGGAAGAAAAGCGTCGTTGCCCAAGAGCCTGAAGTGTGATACTTGCCAGTTTTCTAAAACTTGATTTCCTTGAGTCACCCATCGGAATCGAACTGCAGAGGGATCTTTCGTGTCGAACCCCTCTTCTCTTTCCATTTCGCTTATCGATATTGGGTAAGCATTGATCACACCATAATCAGGATGTATGTCGTTAAAAAGAAAAAAGTCTCCGTACTTACAAAGATTTCTTACCCACATTACTAAATTGAATTCTACGTTAAGGACGTCGTGAAAAAGGTTCTCCAGGATTTCTTGAACCTTTCTGTTCTCTGAATAGATGTGTAGGACTTGTCCTTTTTCGTCGGAAGAAACGGTCTCTTCTGCGTAGATGTCAAGAGCAGATGCTATTTCTGGAGTTGACTCCATTTCACTGAAGTCGCTATAGCGAGCCATTCTATCGAAAGCTCCGTAAGCACTTAGCGTGCTATTGTATACATCGCTGTGTGCTCTTTTAAAAACCTCTAGGGCTGTAGAAGCTCCAGCTGTCTTAACGTTTCTAACTCTTCTTTTTACAACGGGGCCTGATCTAAAAAGTTTTGTTAGTCTAGTAAATAAACTTGCCTGCTCAGACATGAAACACTCCTATTGCACTTCATAATTATTGTATTCAGAAGGATTCAAACCTAAACTATAAAATCCAGTCAAAATCATCGCCGTGAGGTCCGGACTTCGAAGGATACGTTCGATTCGGATTGTTCCACCCGAATCGGCTCCACGGACTTTTCTTTTGACCGTACTCTCTTCTGTTGACAGCAAAGCCATCAAGCATAGCCTTGTTAAGATCCGTTGTTTGAGAATTTACCTTGGGATCTGAATCGAAAAGCCACGTTCCAATTGCAGCTGCCATGACAAGATCGTCATTTTTGCCTTTTTGAGCCTGCGCTTTCTGTCCCTTCCAGACAAAAGTCTTCAATTCGTCAACGAGACGAGAAGAATAAAAAGCTACTGAGTTGTTTCTTAGCACCTCTTCTAGTTTAGTAAGTATCTGTCCTCTCGATTGGGCGTTTGTGGAGAAGCCTATCTTAGATATCTGGTTGTTTCCTGTGTAGAGGGCACTAAGTTTGTCCTTTTCGTTCTTGTAATACAGGTTTGTGTACCCTAGTTCGACAAGCTTCATTATGACTGCATAGCCATACGTGTTGTTTTCTGGACAAACTAAGGCATTATTATACCTCTTTCCGGCCTCTGCTAGCAAAACAGCAAACTGGTCAGGCGGAATCTTTCCCTTATATTCAGCTACCTGCTCACCTGAATTGACATCTAAAACGTGAAAAGTAGAATAGTCGGCGGCGTCACCTCTTGACACATCGGCGCTGACTACATATTTGTGCTCAGTAAGAGAATACTTCCAGACCCAGACATTCATATCAGGGCCCCATCTCTCAATAGGGGTCTTTACCCTAAGAGCCAGAGTTTCAAGGTCAGGAGCGTTTAAAAACGTATCTCCTGAAGCTGCAAAGTCACACATAAGCTCTTGTGCTATTTGCTTCTTGCTCATGTTTCGAGTCTCAGTGGCGAACCACTCTTCGTCTCTGTCTGGGTGGACATCCCACATAAGCTTGATTAGATTGAACTCGTTCTCTCCTGCCTGAGCGTCTGTGCAGAGTTCATGGTACTTGTCTCCGACTCCATTCGGCGTGGAAAGAATTATTGATCTACCGCCTGTGGATAGAGTAGAATACAAACCCATCCAGAGTTCATCAAAGTTTCTAATGAACGCAGCTTCGTCAATTATCAAGAGGCTCAAAGCTTCAGAGCGACCTGCATCATCTGAAGTGGGTACTGCTTTGATTTGAGAACCGTTACTAAACTCTACGCCCTGCTTGTTGGATCCTACTACTTCAGTGAGGTTCATCCACCCGGGAAGACCTCTAAGGGCTGTTTTTACTTTTTTGATAAAGTTCTGGGCAACTGCAAGCTTGGTTGCGATGATCAGTATGTTTTTGTCTCTATAGAAATAAGCTAACCAGACGGCGTAAGCAGCAGACAAAGTAGATATACCTAGCTGCCTGGACTTCAAGATGATATTGAATCTATGATCTACGAAATCTTTCAGGCACTCGTCTTGAAAGTCATAAGTGTCAAAGTTGACCAGACCTTTAGTAGGGTGCTGAATCTTTATGTACTTTTTGAGAAAGTAAGACGGATCTTTTCCGCATTTTATTATCTCTTTGACCTGAAGATTTTTGTTCATAGTCTGTTAAGATATCTCTAAAGTCTGATTATATCTGTAATAAGCTATTTTTCTGAGTGAATTTGAAGTTGCTTGAATCATCTCTATGTTGTCATCTCCGCCTTCATCTTCAACCTTTAGAGCTTCTCCTGTCTCTGCCTTGTAGTTTTTCTTAAGGTTTGCAATAAAGTCTTTTATAAGCTGAACGGCGTGTTCTTTTGATGATTGAACTTGAGGTCTTAAAGATGCCTCAGAAGCAAAGTTAACTATCGTGCTAAACTTTACAACAAGCCTGCTTCCCTGCATGGAAGTCTTAATTGAATACGTACCCGACTTTGACACTGGGTTGTATGTGTTATCAACAAGTCTTGCAACTAATTCTAGTTTATTCATTTTGTACTTTCTCCACTATGAAAATGTATTTTAGACCTAGCTTCTTCTCTTGTAGGTCGATCTCCTCTTTCCCAGGACTCTAGATCTAAGTATTTGAAATTACCAGTACATTCTCTACAGGCTTTTTCTTTTTGTATGATATCCAAGTCTTCGGAATCTCTAGCCAGAAAACCACAAACAGGGCAGAATGAATGCACCCTGTCTCCATCTTCGATAAAATATACTTCATTCCTGTCTGATAAACGCATCTTTTCCGTCCTTACCTATTTCCAAGACGTTGTCGACCGCGTCTTTAACGGCATCAACGTGAGAGATTATCATAATAGTTCTGAACCACTTCTTTAGAGACTCAAGAAATCTGCTGCATGCTTCTACATTGCCAGAATCCAGAGCCCCAAAACCCTCATCTATCATGAATATGTTTGACTTGGAAAGCTCTGAGACGTTCGTTAGTGCAACTCTTATAGCAAGAGCGGACATCATTTTTTCCATCCCGCTGCAACATTCAATTATTCTCTTAGAGTCTCCGTAGTTAATAAAAATGTCCATATCGTTAGATCCTTCGAAAGATTCTAATTCAACAGTAAACCCTGTAACTCCCTGCAGAATAGAGGCTATCTCAAGATTGATTTCAGGAATTCTAGATCTGATTATCTCTAGCGGCAGGCCATTTTTAGAAGTGGCTTGAAGGAAAAGCTCGTAAACTCTCCAATTCTCTATGAGAGCTTCGTACTCTTCTTTTTCTTCAGAAAGCTTTGAAACTCTGGCTTGAAGCAAACCTACATCCTCAGAAAGACGAGAATATTTTTCTTCCATGTCTACCTGAGCTGACTTAAGATCCCTTAGCTTGCTTCTCATTTCACTTATCTGTTCGGCTTTGTCATCAGTGGAAAGATTGACTTTCATTTCGTCGAGAACCTTAACTTCTCTGACAAGAGAATCATTTGTCTTTTCAAGATCGTTCTTAGCAGAAGAAAGGCTTAATGTTATATCATTCTTCTCTAGAGAAAGCTCTCCGAAAGAAGAAATAAGGTCATTGTATTTGTCAAGCTTTTTGTCAAGCTCTTTTGCCTGAAGTTTTCTTAACTGAGCCTTCGTGACCTTTAGATCTTCTGACAGACTTTCTATTATCTTCTCTTTTCCCTTTAATTTCTTCTTTGCTTTGTGAGCCTCAACTATAAACTTACAATCAGGAAACTTGTCTTCACAGGGAACTTGATTTAAAACATCAACCTGATTGTTTATTATTTTGAGTGTCTGCTTTTCCTTGTCAAGCTTATGTTTTATCTGAACTGATGATTCGTCTAGGCTTTTCTCTTCAGCGAGCGTTACCTTCAAGTCTTCTATCGGAAAAGTTGACTTAATCTCCTGGATTCGGTCGGTCTTCGAAGATATCTCAACGAGATCTTTTTCAAGCTTTTCTACTTTGATTTCTAGACCTTTTTTTCTGTCTCGCAAGGATCGAACTCTTTTTGTTTGATCATCTAGGTCTTGTTGAGTTACCAGGTTATTGTCGTCTCTTGTTTCAAGACTAAGATCTAGATCTCTTATCCTTCCCCTTAGAAGATCTAAGCTTTCATAAAGACCATCTCTCTCAGCCATCTTAGCATTGAGCTTGTTCTTAGTCTCGACAATCGACAAATCGTAATCTCTATCGGGAGCATTCTTTATCATTTGCTTAATTCCAGAAGACTCAGCTTTAGCGGCGTCATTAAGCTGATCAAACACGTCAAGATCTAAAAAATTACTAAGAACTGACTTTCTAGAAGAAGCTTTTTGGCTTAGAAAAGAATTCATAGCACCTTGAGATGCAAAGCTGGTTAGAAGAAAATCTTCTGCGTTACCTACAAGATTCTTAAGAGTTTTTTCTGTTTCTCTTCTTTGTTCACCACAAAGATCTTTTATAACGTTTCCATCCTGATCTATTTCAAGCAAGTTTAACTGTGTTGAGACAGAGAGTTTTCCAGCCCTGGACTCTTTCTTTATTGATTGTCTCTCGATCTTATAAAACTTTCCTCTTTTAGAGATGATAGCAGAAGACTTACAATGACCTTTTCTAGAGTTTATGACATGAAGATTTGAAATAGAGCCTCTGTCTGTTGTATTGAACAGAGTGTACATGATTGCACCACATATAGAAGACTTTCCTATCCTATTCTTCCCGAATATTCCGGTAATGCCGTCTATCTCATCAAAGTTTATCTTGTTTCCTTTTCCGTATCCGAAAAGATTATCAAACTCTAGAGATCTTATCGACCACTGTCCGCTTTGAGGCGCTTCTACTTTAGAGACATGCTTCCAGAACCTCTGAACTAGATCTTCCAGCTTCGTGTTCACTCTGTCACTTAGTCCAGCTTTAGTATAGTATTCCTTCACCATCATTGAGACTGAGCTTGGATCTCTGAGATTCATCTTCTTCCTCAGAGTGTTTTCCTCAAGCACTAATTCTGGTCTCGCGAAATCTTGCTTCATTACGATTTCAGAGGCTGACTTGAACTCTTTGAGAGCAGAATAGATTTGTTTTATCTCTCCCTGGCTTATCGGAACACTGGTTCTAATTCTAAACCTGGCTCGATCTGGGTGCTTTTCTGCCTCGTCTAAAGTGTCTCCTACATTACCTTTCCAATCTATGGTGACATAAGGCATGTCATGCAAGACTTCAACATGTCTAGAAGAGAACTTTTTCTTAGAGTCTATCTCCCATATCATGAAACCCTTTCCAGGGTCTTCTCCAAAATTCTGCTGAATTGTACTTCCGCAATAAGATATTCTTTTTTCTTTGTCAAGGTACTGATGCTTGTGGATGTCTCCGAGAAAAGCAAAGTCAAAACCTTTGAAAAAACCTTCATCAACTTCTCCGTCTAGCTCCCAGTTGATATCAGTTTCACTTCCAGTAACAGCTCCGTGAAAAAGAGCTATGTTTATCTTACCTCTCTTCGGCTTAAATTTTTCCCAGTTCTCTTCGTCGAAACAGCTAAAGTTCGTTACGGCAATATCATCACCTACAAAGAACACTTCGGAATGCTTAGAAAGAAAGATGTTCGGATTGTTTATGGCTCTCACTATAGGGCTTATAGCGTCTTCTCTATCCTTGTTCATGATTAGGCCGTCATGATTTCCTAGAGTCACGTAGACAGGAGCTATGGAGGCCATTTCATTAAACCACCAGCAAAGGTTATCTATGAGTTCAGGAGAGATTCCCTGGGTTTTTGAATGGACGATGTCACCTACGATGAATATTCCGTCGAGATTTTCTCTTCTCATTTTGTCAAAAGCGTCTTCGAAAGATCGCCTGTATTCTTTGTGGCGAGTTAAACCTCGCCAGTGAACATCAGCAAAATGAGCAAACTTATAAGTCATATAATAGTTCCGCTTCTTATTAGGTTGATTCTATGCTCGAGCTTAGAATAAGGAGTGTAAATCTTAGATGATCTCAAGAGCGCTTTGTTTTGAGACTTAGTCTGAGATCCTAAGTCGTGACCCTCAGGGGCAAAGCAAACCCTTACTTTGCATCCGGCTTCGTACAGGTTGTTTGCCAAAACAAGGGCTTTTTCCTTCAGATCCGGATCGAAAGAAACAATTACATCAGACTGATGCTTCATGAGCTTTCTAAAAAGCCTAGACTTAACTGACAGCGAAGAGCCCAGGACTGGTATTGTGTTGTCCGGACACTTCATTGCGTCAAAAACGCCCTCTACTAGCACAACTGGCTTAGACCAGTCAATATCTATTTCATTAAATACGATTTCCCGCTTAGGTACTTTAGCGTTAAGATACTTAAAACTTCCGTCATCGATGGATCTACCAACATAGTAGTTTACCTCACCTTGATCGTCGAAAGAAGGAATGATTGCCCTTCTTCTAAACCTACCTGTGGTTGTGGTCATTATTCTCCACCTGTATATGTCAGCTGAAGTGTAGCCGCGTTTTTTGATATAGTTTAGAACGGCTTTTACGTCAGGGTCTCGAGTCTTTCTAAACAGAGGAACAAAGTCTTTAGGCAAGTAGATAGACTCGCTAACTTCTTCTTCAGAAGTATCTTTTATTGGCTTGAGCAGACTTTCATCAATGTCTCTAAAGCCGAGTTTCTTTCTTAGGTAAAGCCAAACGTTCTTGCCTTTGATTCCACAGACCCAACAATGATATCTGTAGTCATCAAGCCTTACAGAGAACTTTTTCTTTGATCTAGTGGAATCGCACTCGGGACAAGAGACAGCAAAATTGACTCCGTCTCTTGATAAGAATCCGGATCCGAAAGCTCGCACCAAAGTGTTTTTTGCTTTTTCCCTAATCATCAATGAATAATATGATTAAGGAGCGAAGTGTTCAATTAAGTGCTACAAAGAGCCATCACGGCACTATCTGCAATATCTTGACAAGAAACATCGTATATTGTAAGGCCTTTTCTTGGTCCCGATTTCAAAGTCTTTGTAGGCCACGGAAAGTTCTTAAAGTCTTCGTGGTTCATGACCCAGTCTCTAACCTGTTCCTTACTAGAGACAGAAGACTTTCGGTCTATCTTAATTCCGAGTCTAGAGCGAGCTGAATTTACGTTTATTCTTTCACACGGGGCTTCAAAGATATCTTGAGCGAAAAAACTTACAATTCCATTAAATCTAGTCAAGGCAGAAAGGGTTTTCGCAGAAGAAAGACCAGATCTAAAAGACTGTAAAGACTCTTCTACGATTATCTTGTCAACTTTCCACTTCTCAGATAGCTTTCTAAACTCATCCCTGACCTTGCAGGACTTGGCGTAAGAATCTTTTATTTTAGAAAGGTGTATTCCTTCAGAAAGGACAAGCCTTTGCCCTGGAGGTCTTTCTGAGTCTAAGACTGTGTAGGCTGTCACTGATGTTGATATATCTAGTCCAAGTATTATCAAAAATCCATCCTTAACTTTATGACGACTTTGTCTTCGTTTCTTTTCAAGAAAGGCTGACTTAAATTTGCTTTCCCTATAACATTAAGATTGTCATCATGTAAGTTAATAGACGATATGTACGTAAATTTTCTGGAGGTCTCGTTAGAATAGTCTGTGGGAGACAGATCTTTGTATGTGGGGTTTGATGAGGAATTATGCTTTGAAGCTTCGACTGGTACAATTATCTCGAGAACGTAAACAGTTTTCTCTCCCTTGAAAGTTATTCTAAAGTCTTCTTTTCCGAAAAAAGCTAGATGAGGAGACTTGATTAGCACGATTCCTTCTTCGTAAAAAACGTTACCGACAGACGCCCACCTTGCTGCCTTCTCGGGATTCTTCACATCAGCCCTGTATAGATTACCATATGAGTTATCTCTTACCTTTAAAGTAAAGCTTCCCTCAGATCCCGTTGGTGCTAAATCTTCTATCAAAAGAGAGCCTGGTGTGATCGAATCTCCGTAAAACATATTGGATATATCAAACATCACAACTTCACTCGAGCTTGGGTCTCCAGTTCTTTGCAGGACTGAAAGAATTGCTCCCGGGGCTAGTGATGGGTCCTGTGGGTTTGCTCCGACAAGATCATTTAAAAAGTATTTCGGGCCGAAAGGAGAGGAACCTTCGTCAGATATCTGTCCCCAGGCAGGTCCCCCCACTAAAGAACCATCTCCTCCGGGAGTCCTAGATATAGAGTCGTCCAAGATGGCAAGATCCTTTAACAGAGTGCTAGGAGTCACCATAGATTCCAGACTTATTAGGTCAAGTCTAGTAGAACCATAGCTGTCTGTGAACTTGCTCGAGCTGTTCGATCCAGTCTTTAAAAAAGAAAAGTCAGGATAGAACATTCCGTTATCACAGGGCATTACTGTTCTCAACCTTTTTCTAGCAGAACCCTGTCGACCATAGATTACATCGTTTGAAGTCTTCCCCTCTTCGTAAGCTACTGAGTTGTCAGCAGATGCTGTTAAATTCCAGAGCCTTGGGTACTCTTTTTTAACCATCTCTCTCACGAAATTTTCGACGTTTATGTCTAAAGACCCAAGTCCAAAAGAAAGAGGAATGTTAAAAGGATCATCAGTCTTACCGACCTCTGTGAAAAACGGAGTCTGAAGAATGTTTCTCCTTCTAGATTCCTTTATAAAGAAAGGTGGTACATAAAACTTAAGACTTGATCCGATCTTGCTCACGCCGGTTTTCATATCTTTGTTGATATTGGGCAAGCTTCTAAATTTATCAAATATCTTTATTTCGTGAAGCTCAGCCCTTAGAGGAGAAGTGAACTTGAAACCAACGGGATCTGCGATATCGCCTAGTGCTCCACTGAGGATCGGAGAAACACCTTCGTCTCTTCCTGCAGTATTGTTAAAGAACCTAGCGATTGTAGAGTTTCCTGAATTTTCTCCGCTAAAATAGTTTCCGATAAAAACAGCATCAGGATTACCTAGGTTAGAGCCAATAGATGTGGTTGTCTGCATGACAATAGAAGATGTTATTACAAAATCAGAATCTTTCTTTCCGTTAATTACAAAAGAACCCGATCCCATGTTGTTAGACGACCCGGGCCACCTTATTGCAACATGACTCCAAACATCTCTAGAAAGAGAGTTGTCTGATGAGGCGAATATGAAGCTCTTGTCACAGCTCGTGTTCCCCGCAGACACTTGATTACTTGAGACTATGCAATTAGATGGGTTTATGTCCGCGCTTTCACTTAGTTGAAGTAATACTCTATACCCATCAGGCTTTCCGTCCGGACCAGTAGAAGAACCTGTAACAAGACTGACCGCATAGCAAGATGACATGTGAAGTATCGTTCCAGGAGAAACTTCTGAGCCTGCCCTTATAGCATCACTGTTTTCTCTCGGTTTTACGTAAAACTCTATCGTAAAACTGGAGGAAGGAGCGTATGAACTTTCTCCTGACGATTCTGTCAAAGCAGGATAGATCAAAGCAGACTCAGAAGGAACGTTAGTGTTTTCAAAAAAGTTTAAGCAATGATAGTTTGTATAAGCCCACTCCATAGATTCGTAGAACGCTCTATAGTAAGGCATTAAGTTATTCTTGACAACTCTTTTCTTAAGATAAGTTTTGTTAAACTGAGTCCCTGGAATAGTCCTGAAAATCTCCTGACGCTTTCTGTATCTGAGACCTGTTTTTGTCTGATTTACAAGTCTAAGGGCTTCTTCTGATGCAGGACCTCCTGCAGAAAAAAGGTCTACGAAACTATCGGAGACAGAATCATCATACTGATTTAGACCTTTCCAGGTCTTCCCCTTTTTTATGGAGCTTGTTACGACTTCTTTTCTAGAAATATCTTTCAGGCTCGGAGAAGCATCCTTCATGAGAAGAATATCTCCTTCTAGGCCTCCGTCAGAAGATGATCTAAATACTTTTTCAGGTCGAGCGACTAGTTCATAATTTTCGAAGTTGTCACGTGAAAATTTTATGATCGACATAGCCTTTTTTCCTAGAAGCGATTCGCATAGAGAAGAGGTCTCTTGTTAAACTTCTAGAAGTCAAGTCTAATTCTAAAAGTTATGTCTTTTTCGTCATTCTTCTCTATTGGTCTAGAGAATTTTGCAACTGCGAGGGTGTCGCCAAACTGATCGTGAAGACCTACAGTTGTTGGAAAAGTAAAGGATCTCTGAATTTCATTTTGAGCCTCGTCTATTACGACGATGTTTCCGTTCTCGTCTGTAAATGTGGGGTTCGAAGAGTAGTTAAACTCGTCGGCTGTTGCTCTACAGAAGATCAATGTTGAGTTAATACTAGTTTTGTTTTGGAATGTCATGGAAGTCAAACTTCCCGAAGAGAATCGGGTAGAAGCAATGTGATCAATTATCTGATCGACGGATCCAGAAACCAAAAAGTCAGGTATAAATTTCGCAGCAGGAGATGCAGTGCCTTTAGCTCCTAGGATGGTATATCCAGCAGAGACTGTGTCTCCGTTCACAGATGATACGTTTGACATGGCCTTCATAGTGCCGGACATTCTTTGAGATCCTGAGAAAACCTTGTCCATGTCTAGGACAACCGCACCCTTGTCGTAGAAGATCAATCCAACTGCTTCTTCACTAGCATTTGCTGAATTCTTGATGTCTCCTACTTTCGAACCTTGGTAGTCTGTTGTAACGGCAGGATTATCTGTAAAGATCGTAGATCCTAGCTCAGAAGTGGTCCATAGGTTAGGAGGCATGCCTCCCGAAAGAACCAGTGACGCAGATCTATACATTTTTGCTGCAAACGTGTTTTGCTTCAATCCATCTCTAGAGAAAAGCCTTTTTATGTCGAGAAAGAGAGCGTGATTTATAGTCGAAGCATCAGAATTTCCAAACGGAGCTTTAAACTGAGAATCTGCATTGCCAAGAAGCCATGCTGCGTGCTGTCGATAGATATCGATCTTTTCTCTCATCATGAGTGAAGAAGAAGGAAAAGTCTTTTTCGTTGAACCATCCTCTGATGCATTTCCTGTGACTGTAGAAGAGTTTTCATTGATTCCCACAGTCATGTCAAATATTGGGTTTGCTGTCTGAAGAGTAAAGTTCTGGTCGTAAACTGTCTGATAAAGAGAGCTGGTCACTCCAGGGCCGACGCCGCCAGTAACAAAGACTTGGTATTTTCGTCGAGTATTGGATCCTGAGACATCTTCTTGTATTACATCAACCAGTTGATTCAAGGTTGTTTGTCTGGTTTTAATATCGTTGGGCGATATCTTCTTAAAACTGCCGCCTGCTATTGCCATCTTTTTTTTGCTCCTAATTCGACTTTAGAAAAATCAGCTTCCTTGGCTTATTGCAACTTTAAAATCAAGCCTAAGACCTGTTTGATCACCTACTACAGAAACCGGTGTTGTTATTGTTCCTGAAACTCCATATGTGGCAAAAACAGTAGAAGTAAGTTGATTTGTTGGTACTGGTTCTATATCAAAGCTTACAGTGCCTGTGTCTTCAGAGAAGACTGTATAAGCTCTTATTTTCGTCATCGGATCCGGAGATCCTAGAGGGTTACCCGAAACGGACACAAACCTGTCGTTGACATAGACAGTGTAAGAAGAATCGTTTAGATTCGGAGGAAGATCCTGTTCGTTCCCGATAGCCTGTTTTATTACAATGTTTTGAGTCGCTAAATTTCCACCTACTACTGTCCCAGAAAAAGAAACTACGTTTGAGGTGTTGACAGTAACCAGAGACATAGAAGGCATCTTAAAGATAGTAGGGTCAGGAAGAGTGAGCATCCTGTACTTAAGCGCTGAATTTTGTTTTGTCTGCGCTTCGAAGATCGGAGTGTTTTTTACGATCTTTTCTTTGCCGACTATTCTTCCAAACTTCTTTATGATTCCGTAGTCAACTTCATCATCGGCAAGAGAGAAGAACTGAATGCTAAATTGTCCGTTATTTTCAGCAAGACGCTGTCTGCCCTTATCTGTTAAAACTGCGTCTATTATAATGTTGTTAGTGGAATGATCTAAAAATCCCATTGATGTCTCCTGATTTTTGAAAACTGTTTTTCAAAACGAATCTCTCTGATAAATATATTGCTTCTCTAGTATCGGTAAACTACTAACTAAAGATTTCCTCTGGTGCCTCTGTGATTCCTAGCTCCAAAGTTTTTGACTTCTGTCTATCTATATCTAGAAAAGTCATTTTGAAGACACCTTCGGGAGAGTTAGGAGAAAAGTTAGAACCTCCGTTCTCACAAGGAAAAACGTGCTTGACTCCCTCAATCTCAGATTGCTTTATGTATCGTGCATCTGGATCGAAATAAATAGTAAGTTTTTTAAATCCGCTAGTTTTTATGGTATCCTGGGTTATTGTGTTGACAAAAGTGTTCGGATCTTCATCCGGATCCATGTAAAAATTAGGATACTGCTTTGGAGCTCCGCCTATGGAAATGGGAGTCAAAGACAAAGAATTTGAATGCTTTATAAAAGAAACTCGAGTTTGTGCGCTATAACCTGACGTAAAACCATGAGCATCTACTGCAGCGACTGCGTATATAAAAGAACTGTCATTCTTAAAGTCCGGGTCTTCAAAAAAAGAAAACGAGCCTTTTTTCTTTATAACTCTGTCCTCTCTAACTTTTTCTGTTCGAGCAGTCTTTACGAAAGAGTTATCAAAATCTATCTCGCCGATACATGTAAAAGGTTCATCCATGCTGGATCTTCGAAAGATTTGAAAATATTTAACGTCTCTTTGCGGTGTTGTCGGCAATTGCCAGGTTATGAAGAGACCTTTTTTATTCATAAAATTAAATCTATAAAAGACAGCTTCAGGTTCATCTGGCGGTTCTCTGTCGATAATGCTTGTCGAAGCAGGGTCGCTTAATTCGCTTGTTAAGAAATTAGTATACCTAGTAGACTTGTCAGGCAAAAATTGGTCAGGTATTCCATAGCTGATCTTGAAAATGTATCTTAGGGTGTATGTGTAAGGTATACCGTATAAGACTTCTGTATCTATGAATACTCCGGCAGACGGTGTGTCTATTTTATAAATTGCATCGGGCTCATTGTCAAGAATAGTTGATGATCCCGAATATCTCTCTATGATGTACCCGACAAAAGAAAGATCATAGTCTGTCTTTACTGAATCTTCTTGAGATGGAACTCCTGCCGGTACTAAGGTGACATCTCTTAAGAGAGGGCTATCGATCTTTGGGACTGGAAAAGGGTCAAAGTCATCAATCCACCCCTGATAAACAGAGTTCCTTAAAGTGCTTGACTGATGATCGTAGCCTATCATTTGATGCATATATCTAATGTCAACTTTACCTCTATAGAGAGCTGACTGGACATTTCTATAGAATTCCGTGGCATCGTCATAGGTCAGTGAGTTTACTGATACGCCTGCAGCTAGGTCATAGTCTATGTTGTCTTTTATCTTGCTCTTTAGATTTGAAGGCAATTCAGAAAACGTACTAAAGAAACTTTCTACAGATTCTTCGCTCTCGGCTCCCTCTGAAAAGCCTTTTAGTCTCATGACTGTAGAAAGCTTATTCTTAACTCTCTTGTAACTAGTAGAGTCGTTAAATACAAGAGATATATCATAGGGTGAATTTGAAAGCTCCGGAAAGTTTAAGTCTGAAGGTTCTAAGTTTGCGATCTGTCCCGGAATGGAGAGAGAACCTATTCCAGAAAAATTCGGCTCTTCGAGATGTATCTTAATGAATCGAGGAGTTCGATCTCTGGTGTTGTCTTCTTTTATAATTTCGCCGTTGGGCTTTACATAAACTTCACCTTGTGCTTCTCCAGCAAATCCTTGAAATTGATTTCCTTCTACTTCTACTCTTTCATCCGGTGTGAAAAAACTATATACAGGTTCTAGGATTGCAGGTGAAGGTCTAGGTAGATCATATATGACGAAGGGCCTCGGATTTTTCTTTACTGACATAAAAAATACCTGTGTTTGATTAAATAACTGACGAGAGTGATTGAAGAGAGATGAAGACCTCGGGTCGTATTACCTTAACTGTTCGAGAATTTGCCAAGTCTTCAAGCCCAGGGTGAGGAGTTCCGTTATCAGGATTAGCTAGATATCTTCCGTCGAACCTCGGAATGCATTTTGTGTTCTCATTGTCAAATTCAACGCTTACGATATCTTCAAACAAAGGAGTTCCAAACAAAAGCCTGTGATCATACATGAACAAAGAAGAGAAAAGAATGTCTCCTACGTAGATTTCTTGATCATTGAGATCTGGGGGAGCTATATAAGGAGTTCCGTTAGCAGAGATCTTGGCTGAAGGTTTGAGACTTCTCTTTAGTTCGGTTCCCATGGGCATTCTAGCTCTTCTGAGTCCGCTGGACTGAGTTATACTGTTTCCATCAAACCCTTTGGGCTCTGTAATATGTTTAGCTTTACTAGAAGTAAGTTTTTCAAAAATATCTTTGAGATCGACATCTATCGAGCTAAGAGAATTTCTAAACTTTGCGACAAAATCTTCACCCCCAACAGAGGGATTCTTTATTAAGCCCTTGACGTTTTCTCTGATTATTTTTTCGTCTCTGAGCTCTAGAGAATAAATGGAATTTATTAAAAATTTATAACAAAAGTCTCCTAGTTTTCTTCTTGCCATTTGCTTCAACTTTTCTTCTTCGTCATCTGAGATGTTTTGACTTTCTAGAATACTGTTGACTGAAAAGCCTATTGTTTCTCTAAAGTGAGACAAAATGGAACTAGGAGAATTTTTTTTCACGCTAGGTATCTTGTCGTAAGACAAGGCCTGCGTCGGAGATATGAATATAACAGAATTGGCTATCTCTTCCCAGGATGAATCTGCACTGACGCTGCTCAAGACAGCTGTTTCATCTAGTATTATATTCAAATCAACATCTGGTATGTCTTCTTCTGGGTTCGAAAAATCAATGTTCTCGTCAAGCGGGTTTGTTTTCTTAACGTTAAAGATTGTCTTTATTGGAACGTAATTAGACTCAGCAGGCCAGTTTCCGAACTCCGGAGATTCGTCAGTAAAGTTTGATAAAGCTTCGTAAAAAGATCCAGGAGTTGTTCCGTAAAAAACTATTTTTTTCTGATCGAATTCCGGAATGTTCTCCTCAGCATAGTCTATAAATTTTTCAACTAACATCCACATTTTAGGATCGATTCTTTCTCTAAAAAAGAAGTTATCATCTTCGTCGGGTGCAGCAGAGACTGCAGTTCTCATCTTATCGAGCCTCATAAGGCTCTTTAGAAACTGTCCGGGAGAAGAATAAGAACATGCTAGATGGTCAGGATAGCTTTCAGATAAAAATGAGCTGCTATCCTTAAAAACCTCTACGAAGCTTCTCAAGGGATCCATATAAGAGGCGTGGAGATTGATAAATTCAGTCACAGACTTAAGGCTTCCCTTATGACTGTTGATGTAAGGTGCTAGCTCCGCAATGACTTTCGCTGAAAAGTTATTTATGTCTTGAGAACCTAGAAGATTATAACTACCTACAGTTGATTCTCCGAAGATTTTTTTATATTTAGTGTACACCTTATACCCAAATCCCGAACCAGTAGGACTCTTAAGCGATGTTCTACTGAACTCTAGCGGGCCCTCTATCATCATTTCAACAACACAAGCTTTCCAGAGGTCATGGACATCTGAAAGCTTTTCTATTCGTCCGTTTTTCATGTATTTGTGAACGAATGTGGGTGATAGAATCATTCCGAGAGAGGCGAGGGAAGCACATGTTTTCTCAGTGTTCATTACATCCCTGAATCTCCATGAATAGTCCGAAGCTACTGCTGGGTCATACGGCCACTTGATCTTATCTTGAACTTCTCCGATCTTTGCCTTTCGATTCCTAAAGGGATGTAGATCCAAACCTTTAGGAAATATCTCTATCGCGCAAGGCTTTTCGTAAGCATATTTTCCATTGTTTGGGTTTATATTTCCTTCATCGTAAAAGCCTCGAAACTGCCATGCAGAATTTTCAAACTTAACAAAGAGATTGGATTTAAATGAAGCTCCTAACAATTCTGCGACTGCATCTACTACCAGAGCTATGAGTAAACTTCTATCAAAACCGGAAGCTCTTGTTATTCCTGCATCTGAATGAAAATAGTTGGGTGCAAAAAGGTCCGATTGTTCGGAAACTTCGCTGTCGACTAAGTTTTGAGACTTGCTCGAATCAATTGTCCGCCCGATAGATTCGTCAATTCTGTCAACTGCTCTTATGATCATGTCGTAGAGATCGTACTTGGTGGTTATAGCGGTCGGATCTACTTGAGCGAATGTGTCGGCTTCGGCATTTAGTGTAGTTGAGTTATCCAAGATGTCGCCGGCGATGTAAGCGACAAAGTCTCCGACTCTGTTATAAGTCTTAGCTGACTCTGGCTGGTTTCTGCGTAAGTGTGGCAGAGCAGGATCGCCTCCATAAGCGAACGTGACTTTGTTTATCTTGTGGAAATTAGTAAAAGTGTGTATTCCCTGATTTAGGGACCAGGCTACATATCGAGCTACGTTATATCTTAAGTTGTCAGACCTTGCAATCTTCGCGTCTAGATGAACATCCGGCGTAGAGGAGAGAAGATTGATCTGCGTTGTGTGTCGTCGAATCATCGCCTTAGTGTAGCCTATCCTCCTTTTCGTTGAATACTCTCCTAGAACTTCGTTCATGTAGGTGTCGATCTCCATGCCTACGGGAATGTTGTCCATAGCTCGAACCATGTCTCTATTTACTACGGCAGCTATTATACAGTTTCTCAGCTTTTTCTTATTAGAAAACGTAAGTTGGTTATTGGAACCTTTCGACGTGAGCATCAATCCATGCATCTGGGAAAGAATTCTTTTTGGAAGATTTGACTTTTTAAAATTTTCTCCAACAGATAGTTGCCTTCTATTGTAAATAAAACTATGAAGACTCTGAAAAATCTCTAGAACTATACTGCTGACATGCTCAGGAGATCGAGACCCTACCAAAGAGTTTCGGGAAGAAACATGAAGATAAGCAGAACTTGCATGGTCTAGCTGTTCGTCTGACAGGAGATCTTCATTTGAACTGTACTGATTGAGTCCAGAGATGTTGTCCCAAAGTCTTTTTGCTCGTTCATCCTGACTCTGGACGACTTCGTCTAAATCGCTTACGATATCACTCCTATCGAATCTTCTTGTTGCTGCGACATACGGCGTGATGTATTCTGTGGTTAGATCTTTTCCGTTTTGAGATCCTTGAAAATCTTTAAATCTTATAGCTCTTTCGTAAAAGTAAACATGACCCTTTTCAGGGACAATTGGAAACAAGATCCCAGGTGCTTTCGTGGAGACCTCGTTCAAGAGATTCATTCTCTCTTTAAACTCTCCAAAAATCTTGTCCCCTAGCGGCTCTGTGTTTCCTTCTTTTGGATCATACATGTGCTCTGGGAGAGAGCTTATCCCAGCAGACATTTGAATTTCTGAAGCTATCACCGAAGATATTCTTCCCAGTCTAGCTATAGAATTCTCTCCCCCGAAGGGTTCTCCTTCATTGAGCCATTCCATAACCCTTGAACCAGGAGCTGACGGTGATGATATGTCTAGACTTGGGCCGCTGTTTGACCCTATATGTGGAACTGATACGTTGTTGTTGATATCGATCACAAAGTCTTCTTTGGTGGCATCAATTCCTGTTTTTTCAAAAACGCTTTCTATTGAGTTGGGAGGCTCTTGATTGGTAGCGGTTGCGACGGAGAGTACTTGAAGTTCTTCCCTGCTAGGGTAGGAAGAGTTTCTCATCTCAACTAAGTCTTTGTTATATCCTAAATCTCTAAGCAAGGGAGGAAGATCTCCCTCGAGGTTTTCGTGATTATTGTGGCTGTCTCCTGAGCTTATCTCCTGGATTTCATAACCGAGACTATTCCACGAATAGGGAGAAACGCCGTGATTCAAGGAAAAAGAAGCATCGTGGAGATGCTGATACATGATCGAGGTCAAAGTAGACTTAGAGTGAGGCGGTGGAAAAGAGACTGGAGAGTCTCCGGCAGGAAAGAATCTTTGAGAAGGACTTTTTCCAGACATGTCGTTTAAAATGTGCTGTAATTCTTCTTTGTATTGGTCTTTGAAATTAAATTTGTCCTTACTGTTGAGATTCGAGGCAAAAAGCAAGGTGTATGGACCAAAATTAGAAGAATAGACAGATCTATGAATATCATCTATTCCTGCCTCCAGGAAATCATAACTTACGGTTCCAGGAACTCTAGAGCCGTAATAAACGGAAGATTTGTTTGTCGATAAATTCATTCTAGTGAAAAAAGAAGTCTCGATGCCTAGAAACTTTACCTTAGAAAAGTTTTCTTCAAAATTGTTTTGAAATTGTGCTATCAACCCTGTTAAAAAAGCAGGATCTGACTGATAGAACTTTCTAAGGATCTCGAGACCAAGCTGATTCTCTATTTCTTTTTCAATTCGGAGGCTTTTCATTGTCTCTCTCAGAAAAGAAAGAGTGTTTAAATCTAAGTCTAGGGAAAAAACATGAGAAAGAATTCTGTCTCCTGCGAGAATAGTTGAACTGATATCGACCATATCTCCCGGCAAATGGTTATTATCAAAACCTTTTTGAGCCTGGTCTGAAAGATCTCTTATGATAATGCTTGGCTCTTCTATATCTGTGTCATCAAGAGCTTTTCCCTCCACTATGAAGTTTTTGTCAAGTGCAGCTTTATAGACCTGAGAAAGCGTAGATCTTAGTATTTTTTGGCCCGTGTCTTTTGTATCTTTGTTGTTTAGGCTCATGTCTTGATTACCTCAATATAACTTTTCTAATTTTACGGAAGCTTGATTTGTTCTTGCTTATTTTCTTCCTAGGTTTTCCTATAGGGACGCCCTTCTTGACGCTCTTGACTTTCTTTTTTATTTTTCTTATTTTGGCTGTGGTGTTCTTACCCGACGATAGTATTCTTATCTTTGTTCTTTTCCTTGAAATCTTCTTACTTCCTTTTTTTCTGACGTATTCTGACGGAGTAGCTGCAACATTTTTAAGAAGCGTTCCGTCGAGCAAGACAACATCTAGGAAATATTGAGACGGTTTTTGATTTATAAAAAGCTTTAAAAACTCATCCTTGATTACGTATTTTCCGGAATTTTTCGAAACCTTTTGGACAGCTATTAGAACTTTTCTACCTGATGATGATTTCCTGTAAAGCATGAACTCAGAAACTGACTTTGGGCCTGTTATGTCTACTTGAATGTCTGCTCCCCATTTTTTCGAAATATATTTTAGCTTGGCAGAAAAACGCGGGGAGAAAAAAGCATTCCCAGAGCCTGCATTTACAGGCGCTGGCGGGGCATAATTTAAATTAGTGTTAGTCTCATTTCCTGTCATGTTCCTGTTGATCAGGTCTATGAGATTGTTTTCTGTTCTGTTAAATGCTACTGTCTCGATGGTACCGTCAGGACTAAATACGTCATATTTCTTTTGTTTTATGGATATTTTTCTGTCTCCTGGAGAGTTAATAGAATTTAGTTCTAGGGCAGCATCTCTAAGAGAACCAAGTGAAACCAGGGAGAGCTCTGCAAAATACCTTAGACGCGTTTTCTCCTTTATAGAAGACACAGAATTGTCAATTATTCTAGACTTCTCTGCAAACATTCCATAGCCTATGACTATCGGCTCTCCGCCTTTGTTCAGATCGAGTCGTGTAACTTTAACAAAAGGAACAGGCTGACTGTGCAGATTGCTTTGACTAAAAACAGGATCGTTTGTCAAATCTCTTATTTTCTGATATCCTGCTGCCAAGGCCTGAACTGCCTTGTTACTAAAAGCACTTTCGTCTTCTTTGACTTGGACTAAAATTTCCACCCTGTTAGACACACTATTTAGGTCAGGATTTGACATTTCTACAGAGAACTGCGCGCTTCGTGGGTACTTCCTCGTTATTATCGACTCGTTTTCTGCTTTGTGATAATAAACTATTCTAGATTTAGCAGACTCCTGGAGGACTTCGTTCGAAGGAGTGCCCCATCTGTAATCAATAGAAGAACCAAGATCAACTGTAGGAGTTCTAAGAATTAATTCAGCTTGATAGACATAAGTTCTTCCTTCACTGACATTCTCATCTATCAGTGAAAATTCTCGATCGATAGACCCTTCGAAGACAAGATCTCTTTCATTTAAAAGCGTAGAAAGAGATCTGTAAATTCGAACTCCGGAGCAGTTAGTGGGTAGGTCAAAAAGCTCTACATTGATTCCGGACGGCGTGTTTGAAGTTCCTATCTTGACATTCTCAACGATCCCGGACTTGTTAAAGCCTTGTTGACGATTTACCGGAAGGCCTGGTATAGTGACGGAAGGAGGACCGTCTACGTAAGGTCCGTCGGGCATTTTCTTCGGAAGGAGAGATATTGTCGTAAAAAAAGGATCAATATTCAAAACATTTTCAAAATCTACAACCTTTGAATACTCTCCTATGGCAAAGGCGACCTCCTTTTCATCATCAACCGTTATGCCAGTATAGGGGTTTGTAGATTCCAGAGAAACAGAAAAATAACCAGAAAAATGATCAGACCTTGTGATCTCGACAGATACTTTTCCGGGAGTATTTCTAGTCACTTTTATCTGAGACTTGGTTCCATCAAAATTGAATATTTCACTGACAGCATCATCAGATATGTTAGCTGAAATTGTATAGGGCGCAGCCGCGGGAGGAGAACCGCTTTCAGTTTCGATATCTATGATTGGAAATATATTGACAGTGAAGTTCGACATGAAAGAAATGTTTTCTAACCCAATATCAAAAAATCTAGAAGAAGTAAAATTGGAACTAGTATACTTGACAACTCTTCCTAAGCTTACTTGCTTTCTCTTTTGAGTCTCAGCAGCGTATATCGATGCTGCTGCTTGAGAATTAAAAACCTGTACACTCTCAGGAACAGGTTCAGTAGCTCTAATCTCAGATAAAGTGATCGGATTATTGATCGCTCCGTCAGTATGCATTTTTGGACTGTTCGAACTGTTAGTCCCTGATTTGTCGTTCTTTTGAATTCTGTAGGTAGGCCTTAGATCTGCAAAGATTTTGTCCATGGAAGTAGGAGCAACACCTACGTTTAAGCTCGACTGTATCTGAGAAGATATCAAATCTCTTGTGTTTAACAACATATTATTTTCATAAAAAGCGTTAAGCTCAGAATCATCTACTATTCCGTTGTTACTGTCTGAGGGATCTCCAATGTCATCTAGTGCAGTTATGATCTCTATTCTAGGTTCTAGAACTAGCTCCTGAAATGCCTCAAAGTCTCTCTCTCCGATGGTTACTTTTTCATGAAAGTCATCAATAAAGTAATTGGAAAAAGAAGAGCCCTGCTTGTCAGGAAGATTTGAAATAAAGTCTACTCGGTAGCCTATAGTCCGAGTACTCACGATTTTTTCAACGTCAACCTCCAGATCGAGTCGCAACCTTACACAGACGTTTTCATCTTCGTGCATCCCTGCAGTTCCTAAGACGTTTCTATCTATTCCAATATCTTCGAAAGAAAGATCGGGCTGAACCAATGATCCGTCTTCGTCTTCGGCCAAAACTGCTTGAATTGAATATTGTAAATTTGCTTGCGCCATTTAGACCAAATCAGTCACCAAGGCCCGAAAACCTTAGGGTAAAAATGTTAAGAAAAGTATCAGAACCGTTCTGATCTCTTTTGAGCTTCCCAATGTAAAATATGTGAGAAAGCTCACCGGTGTCGGGGTCTTCGTATATTCCATTGTCAACAGCAGAAAGTTTTTCTACACCTCCCATATGAGACTTAGTGAACTCAAAGACTTGACACATTAGATTTCTAGACCTAGATATTTCATTAAACTCTAATTCTATTTTCTGTCTTGTTTCAAGGTTTTGAAATATAGAATTAGAGTTTCCAGGATCTTTGTTGTTGTCAAGCCTAGGATAGAGACCCATCACCTCTGGGTCTTTTCCTGGATCTGGTAGGTTTACAGGAGGTAAGTATCTATAGTTTGGCAGATGATCAAACCGAGGGTCTGAGAATATACTTGGAGAGTTTTCTAGAGTTACAGCTCCGTCGGGCTCAGCGTTGGCTGGGCTCTCTGTATTGTAATCACGAGGAGACATGTCCTTAAGATAGATGCCTTTTCCTTGATTGATCTCAAGATCTCTCTGGGTGATAACAAAACTTCCTGTAGCATATCCAATATCAAATTCAGAGGTGTCAGAAAAGAGATCTTCAGTACCTAGAATTCTTAGACTAGTGAAATTGTTAATGATGTTTTCAGTTAGTTTTACTGAGTTATCTATTATCTTAGATCCGCTCAGGATTGTGGAAGTCTCCTGCCCGGAGTTTTCATTCAGGGAGTTTAGAGCAAATTTCTGACCCTGTACTTCAAATTCACCTGCTCTAAAACCTTTGAGAAAAGTGCCGGCTTCGAGCTCAGGTGAGATCGTGTCAGAAGGAGAAGAGTTTGTCTCAAAATAGACTCGATCAGAAGCATCATCAGCGACTCGATCGAGAGACGCAGACCTATAAAAAGTTTGGGTGTCTGAAAGAGATGCAAACTCGATCTTAAGCCGACCAGAAGATATTTGAGACCTTCCGTTCGGAGTGATGATGAAGTCTATAACTCTTTCTTTGCTGTCTAGTATTCCTGCCATGTTCTTTAATTATCTCTCGTTCAATCTTCTATAAGATAACATATTGATTAGTGTAACTTTATGCAATATAGGGGTCATCATCCAAAATCATATACTCAAGGGTAAATTCGAATACTGTTGAGCCCTGGTCAGGAACTACTCTGGTGTTGTCACTTCTTCCGATGTTTAAAATTGCAGCAACAGCTTGGCTTGAGGATACCTTCATTATATCAGTATCGAGGTATGTCCGAGAAGTGACTACCTCGTCGGAGTTGTTGAGTCTTCTTACCCCGATAATAGGAAGGAAATTGTCAGCGCTGATGGCCTTTACAGTTCTCGGGTCACTAGACGCTCCGTTTCCGTCTGTGGCGGAATTCCCAAAAATAAGCGACCCTATGTAATCCATCGGCCGGTTCGCGCCAGTGTTGGTGGAGGATGCGGTGAGCTTAAAGAACTCAAAAGATACATTGGAGCCCTGCATCGTCAACGCGGTAGAAGTTCCTATATCCCGATTGTAAACCTGACCCCAAGCTCTTCCAGTAAACCTAATATTGTAGCCTGGATTGAAGATAAAAGATTGATATATGGCGTCAGAGTCGGTAGTTGAAGTAAACTGCGCTCTTCGATGGTCTGAGTCTATTGCGTTGTCTGAGTGTCCAACATAAAGTGTTCCGTCTTCGACATAGCCGTCGCCACCTTCGTATCTGGAGGAGGATCGAGAAAGCGCAGCAGCGACAAACCTGTCGTCGATGTTGCCACCTGTCGTCTGCAGGTTCTTCAAGGTCTGAGGTCTTGTGGATCTATCGTAGTCAATATAGACACGAATATCTACAGTTCTTAAAGGCCTTTCCTTTACTATCATGTGATAGTATTTTCTAGAAACACCGTATCTAGCGGTTCCAGCAGTGTCCACGTATCTAACCCAGATATCAGAGTGTCCTGTAAGAGGCTCCAGAGTATTCATTCTGACGCTGTTAACAAAATTTGTCTTGACATAATAGCGGTGCCCAAGTTGGCTGATTTGAGGAAGGCCGCCATATTGATCGCGCTCGTGGTCATGGTCACTCTCATCGGGTTGAAACGAAGACCAATAATAATAATCGTCCCGAACGTTAACACTGTATCTGTTTGATGTTGGATTTGCACGGCCGTCGTTTGGTTCGTACGACACGCCATAATAACTAGTCGTTCCCATGGAGGGCAAGATGGTGTGGGTATGCTGTGTGACGGACGGGATCGGCCAGTAGTACGTCGACCAGTCATCTCTGAGCACTGTTGATGGCCTTGGAGTTCCGTAATCTAAAGTGTTGATCTCAGTTATCACTTTCACGATCTGCTGAGTTACTACAGGATAGTAGTACTGTCCTCCGACTCGAACTCTAAGTTTCCAAGATCGATAGGCTACGTCTTCTGTCATTCCAGCGATATCGTAAACCTGTATATAATGGTAGGGTGTAGGACTTCCAGGAGCTGCTAAAATATCTGTAGCGGTACCCTCAGTGAACCCACCGGATGTCATCGTTGCATAGGGATTGTTATAAAATCGAAAAGTGTTGTCAGACTGAGTTCCTGATTCGTCTGCTAACATTGCGGTGCCATTCTTTCTCACATAAATGACAGCGTCTGTGTTGGCAAAACCTCCAGATATAGGTTGCCCAAAAGAATCTGTTAAAACAACTGCAAGGGGCGTGTCGATCTCAACTGTGATTCCAATGTCAGCTCCGTCGTTGCCGGTAGGTCCTTGTGGTCCTTGGTCTCCTGGACTGTTAACAGAAAGGCTTTGAATCGCCTTGATAGTCGTTCCTTCAACGTTTATTTCATAAGTTACTTTTGCAGACTGTTTGTCGTCGGTTTTTGAAAATCTGTCTCCGGAAGCAGTGGCTTGAGCGTGAGCAGGAACTCTAATAGCGTCGTTGGTTCCATCGACGGACTGTACTGAATAGTCGGCAAGCGCACTTAAGACTATTCTATTGGCAGGATCAACAGTTCGAGAAATAACCTTAAAAGTCCCACTGTCTGTTGTGGGATTAGTCCCACTTGAACCGACTCCTGTTAGAAGGCTTCCGTTGACATAGACTTGAATATCAGTTCCAGAGTTTGTGTAGCTTGAAACAGCACCGTCTGCATCTCCTGAAAAAACATGAATGGGATTGCTTAGAACAACAACTGGAGCATTTGAACCAGGATTGATCGCTGTTATAGCGGCTTGATCTGTTGAATCAGCTGGATCAGAAGCATTGTTTATCTTTATCTCCACAGTTGCAGTCTTTGGAGAACTCACAAAAGAATTGAAGGTAGAAGGTATCGATGACCACGTAGCATAAGGAAGAGTCTGATTTGCAGATCCTATCGTAGTTCCTGCAACCTTAAAGGTGAAATAGACCGGTCCGCCTCTAGACTTTAATCCAGAAGAAGTATCTCTGGTGACTCCTGAATAGATATTTGTAAAATCTTCGTTATTTCCTGAATAGTCTTCAACCCTGTCGGTGGTAGGATCATCATCCAGTTTCCAGTACCCTACTATGTCATCACCCTTTGTAAGTGAAGTGTAATCAGTGTGAACGAAACCGCTGTTGTATATTGCAGCAGCATCTGATGCTGTGAACGCAGAACTTCCTCTACCACTTGATCCATCGTGATTGTAGTGCAATAAACTTGATAGCTTCATATCCGGGGAGTACGGTGCTTGGTACCAGCCCACATAGGAAGTGCTATCCACCAGTCCTGCGTGATCGTACGAATCGTTGGGCGATACATGGGTTGACCACAAGCTTCCGTTCTTATAGAAATCAATTTTCTCGTTATTTGCACCGTTTGAAGTCTCAGGAGTGTATGCAAGAATAACGTGGACCCAGTTGCCTTCCTCGTCTTCTAGGAAATCTTTTCCTCCGACAGTAGAAGATGTGAATGTGTTGTATACGTCATTCGTCTCATCCCTGAGCCAAATTTGCATATCATTGCTCTCATAACCCACTGCAAAAGGAAACCAGCTTCTATAAATGCGCTGGAAGTCACTACTATTAGCACCAGAATTTACGTTTAACCAGAAAGACACAGTAAAAGGATTGTCTGTAGAAGACCCATCTGAGAATGAAAAATTCGACGAGCTGAGGCCTTGCTGATATATGCGGGACTCGGAAGTTCCGTTGAAATTCAGGACATTTACAGAGGTTCCTAAATTTCTAGGAGATGCTATTAAGTCAATTTCGGAAACGTCGGGATTATTTCCGTTGGAATCATATATGACTACAGGTGGATCGAGCTCAAGATCGACCCCTGATGGTGAAGTTCCGTCTGTTCCTCCATCGCCTTTCAAAGACTTAGAAAGAGTCTGTATTTTTACTAGTGTTGGGCCGCTTCCCCCAGTAGTCACCGTGTAAGTGATTGTAGCATTGTTTTGCGTCATGTTGCTGTGGTCAGCATAGACTGCCCCTGATGAACTTACACTAGTCGGACTGACAGAAGAATCCGTTGAACCTCTCGGGTCAATATTTGTCCCTTCTGCAACTACGGTATATTCAGTAGCGCCCGGAGAAGACGTAACAGCTGTCAGTTCTGTTGTGCCCTTGTATACTCGAACAGTTGTTCCGGAACCTGTGTAGACTGCGTCTGTGGGAGAGGTGCTTACTGCTGGCAACGAATGAGACTCGTTGGTCAGAATCATTGTGTAAGCATCTTCTCCGTTCTCTCCCGGCTTCAGCCCGAACATGGTGAGCTCGTCTTGAGCAACTACATTGCTTGCGGCGTCTGATGCGTTTGTTCCTTCTCCCATCTCTACAAGAATTGCATCTGGCATATCATCATAGCTTGAAGGAGGAGTGTAATCAAGCTCATTGGCTCCGACTCCGGATGTAAAACCTGATCCTTGGACAACGCCATCAATCTTAAATCGATAAAAAACAGAATCTCCAGCACCGACCGATGGGCCAAATCTAGTAGCAAGAATAGTGCAGCTACTAGGGTCGGGAGAGCCGCCGGCGGCAGAATAAGCAATACCTTGCTTGCCCGAAGAGACAGAAAGCTTTACTGTCTTACCGTCAGTACCATTTGCTCCATTCGTACCATTATTACCTCTCTTAGATTTAGAGAAAGTCTGCGTCTTTGTGATCGTAGCGCCATCAGCACTACCTTCTTCGGCGTAGATTGTAAATTCTATGGAGGCAGTATCGTTATCCACAGAGTCATCTCCGGCGGAAGCAGCATCTCCGTAGACAACTTCATATATGCTAGAAGAAGTATCAGGAGACCCGTCAGCTGATATGTTGGTTGCACTCACAGCATATCTGTAGAACCCAGACCCTGCGTTAGAGGTTGTCGTGTGCTTAAGTTGAGTTGTACCTTTGAAAACGTTTAGAGTGGTTCCAGACCCAGCAAAGGCACCCGATTCGAACGTTCCGTCAGCATTGGCTGGAATAGTGTGGGCTTCGTTTCCTAACAGTACTGAGTAGCCATCATTTCCTGGCTTAAGACCAAAGATCGTTATCTGATCTCTGGCTAAGATCGGATCGTCTGCTGTGTTTCCCTCTCTAAGTTCTACTTCGATCTTGTCGGGCATATTAGCATAAGAAGATTCCGGGACGTAAGAGTATGTGTTGTCAGTACCTCCATAAGAACCTCCCTGGACTACGGAGTCATCTTTAAAAAATCTGTAATAAGGTGTTCCAGATGAGTTGATCGCCGTAGCAGTGATTGTTACTAGCTGACCAGAGGACTCTCCGTCTGGAACTGGATTGCCCTCTGCGGCATCGTACACGATCGCCTGGTGTGTGGTTGTGAGCTTAACAGTCCTACCTGCTGCTCCGTCCGAGCCGTCTGATCCGTTTGCACCATCGACTCCGTCTACACCTCTTCTGGATTTTGTCAAGGACTGCAACTTGGTGATGTTTGCAGAACCCTCGGCGTTAATCGTGTAAGAGATGATAGCAGTCTCAGATGTAAAGGAAGAGTGATCTGGTATTACAACATCGCCGTCTGAATTTACTGTGTACGATCCTACCGTGATGGTGCCTTGCTGAACTGATGATGCAACAACATATTGTCCGGTAGAAGGAGTACTTCCTGCAGTTAGACCTGTTAATTGAGTTGATCCCTTATAGACCACAATCTTTGTGCCAGAATTTTCGTATCCTGTTAGATCTCCTGATCCGTCCGGATCAATTACAGTTCCACTCGAATCTGCAGGTATCGTGTGAGCTTCGTTTTCCAAAACTACAGTATATGCATCAGAACCATCCCTAACGCCCGGGATTGTTATTTGATCTGTAGCTTTGACTGTAGAACCATCGCCTTCCCTGAGCTCTACTTCGAACTTTAAAGGAAGAGAAGAGTCCTCTATTGAGGAAGGAGCACTAAAAGTATAAGTTGAAGTCGTTGAAGAAGACTGAACTTCCGAGTCATTTAAAAGAAATCTAAATTTTGCATCTGTTCCATCGGGAACATTCTGATCAGTCGCAGAAATCGTGATCGAGGAAGGCGAGGGATTAGCACCGTCTTGATCGTATATTATTACGTTTTTCCCAGAAGAAACAGTTAAGTGAACTGCTCTTGCGTCGGTTCCTGCAGAACCATCGCTTCCGTCTGCTCCAGGGGCTCCATCCGAGCCGTCAGCCCCATCAGAGCCATCAGAACCACCGATGAGCTTTTGAATCACAAGAACCCTTGTAAGGTCAACTATACCCGAACCTAGATTCAACTTGTATGGAATGGCAACTGATATGCTGGCAAATGTATCTGAGTTTGACTCATCCTCGTGCTGTGTCAAATCTACAAGCGTGAGAATTTGATTTCCACCAACGTCTTTTGTTATTCGAAGGGCAGCTACTGTCTTAGAACCCCTTTTCATATTGATTCTAAAGTCGTTGGGAGAAAGATCGTCATGTCCCTCTAGAGAGACGGTGAGAGAGGTCCCTTTATCAGTTTCAGCAGTTGCGTTCGAACCATCAACAAGATACTCGTTAGTATCGATATTAGAGTCCCCACCAAGAGAAGTATTCGAATAGTCGTTGCCTGGTGTAGTGAGCCTAGTTCCTGACGATAAAGATCCGTCCATCTTGGCACTGGGCGCGCCGCTAAAATCGGTCGCCCAGTCGGCTCCGTTCGCCGGATAGGCATAGTCAGGTGTTGCTTCAACAGTGAGAATATTTGTTGTAAAGAAAAAGTTTGCGCCGGCGGTGGCTGAGGATTCTACAGGTAAACCATCGATTAAGATTCTTTCAGCGTTGATGGTGCCTTCGAAGGTTGACTCTCCGTAAACAGTGAGTCCGTCGTTTTCTCCCTTGACACCAACTGAAAGACCTCCGGGAATTACAGTGTTGGTGACCTCTCCACTTCTGTTTCGGACGACTATTTTTTTGGCTTTTTTTGCTTTTTTCTTATCAATATATTGCTTTGACATAATCTTAAACTAGACCTCTAATAAAATTACTCAAATTCAATTTCATAAGACTCAAGATCTCCATCAGGAGGAGGACTCTTAACAACATCCCTGTCCTTTGATATCTCGTCAAAATAAGGGAAAGAAGAAGAAGAAAACTTATGAAGATTCTGAGCATTTGTAGTTCTAGGGTCTACGTCGGGTTCGCCGGCTCTTGATACAAATCTAATTCTAACAGGACTTCCTTCTTCGTCAAGTCCGGATTTTCGCTTTCCGTCAACGATATCTTCTGGATCGAGAACCTTGTAGAGACCTCTCATCATTCCTTCGGGAGGTGAGAACATCAAGTCTCTAAAGTTGCCATGAGAAGTTCTAGAAAAATGATATACAGGTGAGACCGGTGTGGTGTTCATAAGTCCATACTTGAAACCCTCGATGTTATCAGTCACGCCAAAGGCTCCGGCGGGCCTAACTGGAAATCTTATCGAACCATCGCTTAGATATTTTGGAATTCCATAAAGTGTGTTGTACAGACTTCTTGTTTCTCTAATTGCGACTTCTCTTCTATGGCGCTTCCTCATGATTAAAACATTTTGAAAAAGATCCTCAGGGACCGGAGATGCAAATGAAACTACTTTTAGAGGTACACTTCCACTTGGCTCAGAAGTATAAGAAGATCTGTTTTGACGCTGACTTGTAGAACCTACTGAAACTCCGTGGATTCTCTGAAAAGATCCTGAAAATACTCTGTCCTCGAAGAAAAGATTGCTGAATCTTCTGTTCGAACCGTCAGAAGCTCTTCTAAATGCTGTTTTGCCCTTGTAGAGAAAGGGATTTGATGGTAAAAATCTGTTTCTAGAGGCATTAATCTCTGGGTCATTGAAGAGACCTAAGAAAGGTGCAGCTCTTCTTGTAGGTTCGCCGGCGGCAGTACTTAGCTGTAGTCCGTATCTAACAATAGAACCTACTGTCTTTCTTTCCGCAAGAGTATTTGACGGTAAGATCTCAGAGAGAAAAGCCCCAGGGGGTGGAACAGCTGAATCGTAGTAAACAACGTTATTGTCGACCAAAGGAACTGTTCTGCTGAAGGAACTGGTTGTTATCTTCACAGCAGTTGTATTCGAACTACTTGGATCTCGAAGAGAGACGTACTGTTTTGTTTTCGAACTTATTACTCCTCTTTCAGAACCAGAGGGTTCATGATTGTTCACCATTGATCCGAAAACATTGGCGTCGTAGATCGATCCAGTCATGGTGATCAAAGGTTCAACGTCCCACTTGTCGACGACAGGATCACCGAGTATTGCCTCGTGAATGCCAGGCGATGTCAAGGGCTGGTTTGAAGTATCGTGATGCTCAACCCCTCCTACAACCTGTGAACCGAAAAGAGTTATCTTTAAGTTTTTGATTCTGTCGACCATCTCTTCAGCATTGTCTTTTACTTCCTGGAGAGAAGAGTAAAACTCTGGGATGTTTTCCCAGCCAATTATCAGCTTATCCGAAGGAAAGATCATGTAGGGTGACGTCTTAAAGTATTCCTTCTTAGGTAAAAAAGAAGCAGTAGATGAGTCTAAAGAAGTCACAACGAGAGGATCGTTATTGGGATCGATATCAGAAGCTTCCAGGGAAGGGCCTAAGTGTCTACCCGATGCTCTTCCATTTAAAGCTGGACCTCCTGGATTTGAGTCTCTATCATAGTGCCAAGCAGTAGTGGATAGCGGGCTGGTTCCAGCATTGCTGTAGTCATTAGCAGAAAAAGTTGTAAAAAAACCAGCCATGGACTGTTTCTCGGCAACTCTGGGCTCTATTTCCAGACTCAAGCTAGAGGTGACGCCGAGTCGTGCTTGATCTTCTCCTGTGTAAGTGACAAAAGCGTCAAAAGAATTCTTAAGATCATTATATAGGCTCGAGCTAGAATAGTTGTTGGCTACGTTTGCAACTCCGATTCTGCCGTAAGTGATTATCTCTCTGTACCCTTGAGAAAGTCCTTCTCTTAAGAAAGATTTACTTCTTTGATACCACGTCTCAGATATTGGTATTTGATTTTTCTGTTCGGGTACTTTTCCTTCTGGTTCGTTTGTTTGACAAAGAATGAAAAACTTTCTAAATGCTATTGTTTCAAGATCTTGATTGCTTGAAATACCCAGATTTACATCGATATCGACTTTGATCTTCTCAACAAGAAAAGGAGTTCCAATCTTGTTTTTCATTTCTATGTACTGAGATCCGGAGGGTTGATATTGCATCCCTAGTGGAAACTGCAGAGAAACAGTGGGCTGGGCACAACTCTTTAATCGGTCTATCTTTTTTCTAACTATAGTTTCATTTGATATCTCGCCAGCTGTAAGTCGGTAATAATCCAGAGTCTGGCTTGTAATTCCGCTGCTATCACTCAAGGGATGGTCGATGTAAACAGGTGCTGTGAAACCTCTGTATCCAAAAATTCTAGCCTGGGTGTACGACATAAGACTGTTCAAGGGTATCCCAGCTGTTGTATAGGCCAAAGATATTCCCGGGGGATCGACTATCTCTTTTTTTAAAGTCCACTTTTTAAGAACATCATCCCAGTAAGAAAATCCGGGTGCGTTTGAAGATGTCGTTATTTCTGGATGATACAATCCTTCGGGACCGGCTTCGGCTGGGGCGCCGTCACCGTTTACTCCAGTTGCAAAATACAAAGCTGTTCCAGTTCCATTCGGACCATTTGAAGAACTTAGATTTATGACTATCTGAGTTTTAGAACTCAAGGGAGAAGAAAATCCAGGTAAAATAGAAACAGGAGTTCCTTCCTCGTAGTACTTAGTACTTCCTATTGAGTACTTTCTGTCATCAAATGGACTAATGTTTTCTCCAGGAGAGAAGTGAATTCCATGATCTGATATTCCTGGTAAAATGCCTCCTTCGATCATGATATCCGGCAGAGAGTTAGGGGTACTAATATTGTTTCTATCAAACGGGCTGCTTATAGTGAGCTTCGTAGCAGCATTAACTGTTGTAAAATCCCGAACAAAGTTTGTTACTTTATAGTCTCTGTCTTTGGGAGAACCCATTAAAGGATTGTAAACCGATATTCTTCCGTTCGAGTCTACGTTTCTCTTTCCGTTGATGCTCTGCATATAAACAGAGCCGCTTACTGGCTCTGCTTTCAGTTCTAGGTCAGGATCGTTATTAATACAGACAGAAAGCATATAGGCGACGTGCCGATTTCCTCCTGGCGTCATTCCTAGAGAATCGGTAAGCTTTGTTTTATTTGGATTGACATAAACAGGAGTAGCATTTAAAACCCTTCTAAGCCCATAAAAGCCGCCGGCTGGGTTTGGAATGGAGGCTCTTATTACCTCAAACTCTTTGGTGGTTCCGTTAGATCCAGTAAGCCCAAAAACGTAACCTTCCATCGAATCTATACCTGTTTTTATTTGTATCTTTCCCCTGGGAAAGCCTGTCTTAAAATCAAGCGTGTTTCTGTCATTGTAAGGTTCTACGACTCTGTTTCCAACAAAATCAGGATCACCAGTCCTCAAGTTAGTGGGGTAAGACCCAGTTCTATAATCGTTCTCTCTTATAATAGTTCGAACTGGATTTGTCAAAATTCCCGAAGTGGGTAAGAATGCACCTTGAGAAAGTGAGTAGATTCCGTAAATCTCGGAGCTTTTTAGAACTTTTGACCAGACTGCTAGTTCTGCGTACGATCCATCGAAATCGTAGCTTGTAGAGCCTCCAAAAGAATTACCTACACAGAACCTTCCGCCCGAAGGTCCGGTCATGCTAGTGAAATTGTTTTCTCCTCTGTCTCTGATGCCTAGTTTTTCTCCGTTAAGATAGAGAGATATTGAATCGGGATTATCTCCTCCGTCGTAAGAAGCTGCGACATGAACCCACTTATCTGAATCGAAAGTGTTCAAGGCTATGTAATTAGACCTTACGTAGATTTCGCCATTGTTCGAAGCATCGCCTATGAAAAGATCAACTGAAGGGTTTGAATAGATTCCTTTCCCAACCTTTAGTACAAAAGAAAACTCTCCGGCAGTCTCAGGCTGCCCAGTAGCGTTTCCTTGATAAGCTGCTACGTGCGTCCCGGAGAATGCGTCGACTTTTATCCAAGTTGCAACTGTGAACCCCTCGTCTAGAACGAAATCAGAGTCATTGTCATTCACCAAGAGATCGTTGGCAAAATTTATAGATTTCCGATCGAAAGACTTCAAGAAAGGAGAATCGCTAGTAGGAGCTCCGGGCGTTAGTAAAGATGAGTCATTCTTCGGGCCAATGCCCCTAGAGTTGTTGGAATAATCAGTAAGTTCTCCTGAAGCTGTCAGGGTTTCGTCAAACTTATACCAAGCATACAAAGAGTCGTAAGCCGTATAAGAAAAACCCGAAGGTGAGTTCATCTGTCTTAGTAAGTCATACGTTAAGCTGGATCCTGCTTTTGGCATTATTTCTTCAAGCCTCCGTAAACTATGGAATCTGTTCCGCCGCCGAAATATTGAGTACCTCTGGTTCCTTCGTAATCGAATGACTCAAAATCAGAAGTATCGAAAGAACCGCTTATCAAGACAGTTCTAAAATCTTGGGAGACGTTCACGCCTTTTTTTGCTCTCTTTTCGAAATATATCTCTCTCATGTGACTTGTGTCCGAAAATTTCTTAATCTGCGTTTCATCTGGCTCGAACACAGGCGGTAGCTCAACAGGCCCAAAGTATTCAACAGCATCTAGGAAAGGAACAACCTTTGGATCACCATCATTATAACCTTCAGAGATCACCACACTGTTTCTGTAAACATCTTCACCAGATCCCAATGTTCCTCTCAAGCCTCTTGTGGTGAAAGGAATTTCAAGACCAGAGATGTCAATGTTGCTTCTTATGCCTAGGGGTTCTAAAACTCCGTTCATGGAAAGAGCATTTCCAGGATCTACTAGCGTCAGAGGTAGGTAAACATTTTGCGGATGTGTTTTTACAAGCTCTACAGGATTCTCAGGGGCGATTTCCTCCTTGAAAGGGAGACCGTCATCATAGAGAGCGGGATACCCTATGTCTCTCTGCTCCATTTCGTGATTTATGACCTGCGTTATTTTTTTCTTAGTGTCGGCTTGAAATATGGATTGACCTGTAAAAAGGGTTCCGACGTCGAGGTTTGCTCCTAATTTATGGGCTACAAAAGAAATTGTAGAAAGTATTGGATTATATCTTACTTGAACTCGATGATAGGGATCTTGCTCGAGCTCAGCAACTACGTCGAAAACTAAGTCGCCGTAAGGTTGATCGTCAGTGGCCTCTTCAGGAGTTACGTAAATCTTAGTCTCTGTGTTGACAACTTCTCTTGTAAGAAAAAATCCGCCGCCGGGAAAACCAGGCGGAACAGTCATGAGAAAAGTAGTAGTAGAATCTATTCTGGTGGATCCAGGAAATCGGGACGCGTCATAGAGCTTTCCCCAAACAGAGTACTTTGAAAACTTTTGACGACGAGGAGAAGTTGGAGTAATTCCGTCGTCGTACTTCATTCCTATGGGCTTTCCACCAACGAGAAGCTTGTCTGATGTGTTTGGTCTGGGGAAAATCATCACTCTTCGAAAGATCTGATTGTAACTTCTCAGATTTGCTCCGTCAGCGTACGCCTCTGCTCCATACACATGAGATCCACTAAGAGTGCCTTCCTCATTTATATCGTAAGAAATAGATCCCTTAGTTAAAGATCCGCTTAGTATTCTAACGCTAGACATCTCTACCTCTTCTTAAGGATACCAATAAGTTGCTGAACGAATATTTCGCCCGGGTTGGGCCTCTCAAGCTCTCCTAGATACATATCAGTATATGCATAAGTAAACTTGGGCCTCTCTAGAGAATGACTCTCTATTATGAAATTAGCACCCATATATTTCGAAGATCTGGGTACTAAATCCTCTAGAACGTCTCCCACAGTGTCATCAAACCACTTGAAAAAAGAAAAGAACTTCATTAGACTCATCTTGTCGGTAAGCCTGTTAAAGTATATTCTTCGAAGATCTCTCAAAGACTTGTACTCAGATGCAAAAACAAGCTCTGGATCTCCGATAGCATTGTCAAAATAATCTAAAGTAGAAAAGAGAAGTATGATATCATCGTTAAGTGCCTGAACTGTTGAGACTTCTATTTCAACTCTTCTGTCGTCGTTAGGGTTTTCCTCTAAAGGTATTTCGTAAACAGGGGCTAATCGTGACCCCTCTGTTTCGGCTAGCTCAGGAGACAAATAAGATCTTATTCTAACTTTGTTGTCTGAGGAGCGGGTGTCTAGCTTTGGAGAAATTGTCCTGTGATCATATCTGACGGGATCAACTACCCTTGAAGAAGGTATAAACCCAGTGCCTCTACCATGTCTGTTATTTTGAGAAAAGTCTGTTATGTTTATTTCTCCCGAAGAACTAGATCCAGTGCTCGGTTGATTCATAGAATATTCAACTCGTAGTCTTTGAAAAGACCCAGTCACATGTTCGTTAAAGCTAAAATGAACAGAAGGATCAATAGTGCCAAAAGACTTCGGGTTCTCGGCGTGAGCAATTGACTCTTTTTTGGAAAGCGCCTTGGAAAAAAATCTAAAATTAGAAACGTTTCCTGTAAAGTCGACTCTGTTTGAACTTGAATCGTGATTTAAAAATCTCAGAGCAGAAGATCCATCGTAACCTAAGCTCATGCTGCCAAAGCAAACAAAAGACCCAGAAGCATTATAAGAAGAATCCACTGAATTCATTGTGTTGTCACCAGTATCATCAAAAAAAGCAGAACTTGATCGAAAGAGAGGAGACTTTAGATATCTTGGCTGGCCTGCTCTGAGAAAATAGGAAGAAGAAGCATAATTGTTTTTCGAGCTTTTTGCCTCTCTTCCGAAAGATATATACCAATTACCTCCGTTAAAAACATCGATGTTGTTGATCTCAACTCGAAGATTTCCTTCTTTGTTTCCGTCAGGCTTTCCGAACAAGATTAAAGATCCTGTTTTTGCTGTCTTCGGATTCGGTTTTACTGCAGTCAGATTAAAAGTAAGCCAATTGTTACCTGTACCAGAAGAAGATCCAGTTGTGTGAATTCTCATTAAACTCTGGGGTGAGGTGTGTGGAAGAGATCCATTAAATGAAAAGAAAGCCTCTGAGGTCCAAGAGCTACTGGTAAAAAGCCCGTCACCTTTTTGATTGCTAACTCCGTTGATAAAAACTCCTCTAGCTAGAGGCTCACCTGGCTCCACTCTAGATGCCGAAAGAAACGGAGTTGTTAAGACCGGTCGGTTTGAGTCTCTTCCCTCAGCGTCCAAAGTTCCTTGAGGACTAAATGAACTCGAAAAATTTAACCTAGACCCAATGTGAGTTCTTTTTTCGTATGTGTTGGATATTTCTTTTCTAGGTGATCCCCCATATTCTTTTATTCTAAAAGTAGTGCCCGGGTTGATTCCTACATTTCTTAAAAGTGCCTCTAAAGAAGATCTAGTCCCTTTTGTTCTTCTTATTTCCGGAAGGTCTGATAGTATTCTTCTCCAGATAGTGTTTTGTATTTCCTGGAGTGACCTGTTCTTCTGAGCCTTTTCAAGGGTTACGTTTCTTCCTTCTTGAAACTGAAGTATTGATGACTGATTGAACTGACTTGGAAGGTTAAACGAGTGATACTCAGCAAGAAAGCTCAGCATGTTGTCTGAAATTGTATCTTTTGAGTCGTAATCTACTTTTGTCATTCTAGAGAGTTCGTCGATGAACATTTTTATCTCATCAAAAGTTTCTGCCCACATATAAAGAATTGACGTAATTAAATGTGATTGTTGTATTTCATTCCCGCCAGGCTGATCAAAAATAATTCTGGGTTGGCCTTCTAGGTTTCCTGCAACTTCATCTTCGAGACTGCTTACATTTTGTTCGTCAGAAAGGTAATGCCTGGGAACTAAGTTTGTTATCAGGTTGGGATTGTTAAGGTCATAGTTCGAAGCACTAGATAAAAGTTCGCTTGAAAGGCTTCTTACAGACTCAAACGTAGGAAAAAGAACAGGAGACACAGAGGGATCTTCAGCAACGATAGAATCGACACCGATCCTAGAAGTGTCTCTTTGGCTGATATCAAAATTAGAAATCTGAGTGTGAAAACCGTTCCCTGAGTGGTCTAGACATAAATTGTTTGTACCTAAACCTGCAGCATTATAAGACCCACTAGGTTCGTTAAATCTAAAATAGAGCTGAAGATCTTCTTGGGCAAAAATCTCTCTATCTCCGTACTTCTTGAGGTCATCTCGTGTTCTAGATGATAAAAAGAATCTAAATTCATCCAAAGCTCCCGAGAGAGTCTGTTTCGGCTCAAAAGAGAGATTACCATAACTGTGTTTCGATCCCGATCCTATCAGCATGTTCGTAGTTTTAAAGTCAATAGTATCTAATATTATCGATCCAGTACTCTGAGTTGTTGAATCAAAGTTTCTTACGATCTTGAGCCTGTTTGTATCTCCCCTATCGTATATCGCTGCGATGTGATGAAACTTACCTTTTGTAATTTTCTTTTTGACTGACTCTGACTTCGAACCGTCTGAGAGTATAAAGACTAGTTGACACTCACCTTCGGGTGAATCTGACTCAGAAGAGCTAGAAAGAGCGAGAGTGTATCCAGCGCCCTGAGAAAGACGCTGAGCTATCACCTCATTGTGATTCACAGATCCGCTTGGTACAAAGATGTTAAGCTCAATTGTAAAGGGATTTTCACCTATCTTGAGTCTAGGCTGTCCGTCATATTTTCTATCAGACTCTAGATCTCCTGAACCTCTGGAGTCATCCACGGAAAGAAAAGTTCCTGGGCTAGATCCATCTCTATCAAAAATTAAAAAACCTGTGTTCTTGGGAAATCTATCAAAAACATACTTCTCAAAACCAGTTATCTTGTCAAAAAAAGATTCGTATTCTGATCGAGTTCCGTCGAATGGGTATTGATTTATGATCTTTTCAAAAGCGACATGTACTTTGTTTTTAGCAGAATTAAAAAAAGTGTGATTCTCAAACTTAGAAAAATCTACATTTAGCTGCTGAGTGTTTTTTAGAGCAGCGCCGGCTGGATCGAACCTAAAGGAGCTAGAAGAATAAACGGCACCATAAGAATCCTGAGCGCTGTCAGAAATTGAAAGACTTTCTCTACCTCCGCTCGACCTAAGGACGCTTGGTTTAAACAAAGAGTCTTTGAAAAAATTAATCTTTCTTGACATTATCTCACCGTAAATCTAGATTTAGAATCCCTAGATATTCTTCTGTGATTACCCTGTATTATCAGGTATTCGAAAACATAAGATCTTCCGGGGTGAAGGACATCCATGTGAAAATTAAAATACATTCCTTCATCGTCAGTTGAAACTCTAGTGGAATTATCTGATTCTCCGAAATCAAATATTACGTCTAGACTATCTGCATCGATAACTCTGTAATAAACCTTTTCAAAAACTTCTGATCTTCTCTTGATTGACTTCTTTCTAGGTTTATTTTGATCTTCTGTTCTATTTAGACCAAAGAGGCGTATCTTGTCACTGTCTGTGGTGAAGTAAGAAGATCTACAGTTTGTTGAAAAAACTTCGATGTCATCTCCGAAGACAGAAGCCTGAGCTTTCTCAGATTTTAGCGTCAAAGAACCCGTATAAAATCCTTTTGTACCATCATTAGAAAACCAAAATTCTTCAAAAACTACTTCTTTTTCTTTTGCAATAAGAGATGCAAGAGACTTTCCTCTTTCATATTCTGTTGAATCCTCGGAAGAAACAGAAAAAGAAGCTGAGTATATTCCGGTGGCAAGAGAGTCATAAGACCCTACTTTGACCTGAGATGCATTAAAAACTTTACTGTACTTTCCTTTTCTGATTTTTATCTTAAGGGCATCGTCTCCGGTGATCTGAGAACCTCCGGCCTTTAAATTAGAAAAAGAAGACCCCTTGCTGTTTCTTAAGAAAACAGTTCCGAAGTTGTCAAAATAAAACTCTGATCTATCGTCTTTTACTGAGTCGTCATATGATATTTCAAGTCTAGGCCGAAGTAACGGGTTCGAAGAGTGCCTAGAAGCAAACCTTTTAACGAATCTAGTTTTTTTATCAGACTCGTCGGAACCTGAAAAGGATATTCTAAACCCTAGATCGGGAACGTGGCCCATCAAGGTGCCTGAAATAGCTGTAGTTACGTCTATTGAGAGATCTTCGTTTCCGGATTCAAAAAACTGAGATGATCCAAACTGAAAGACTTCGCCACCGATGGTTCCAGATTCTATAAGGTCTATGTTACCGGTATTAAGCCCTCCCTTTCCGTTCGCTCCGGAAACAGCCCAAGCAACAGGAGATCCGTTTTGAATAGATGAAGTAAAAAAGTTAGAAACTCCTAGGTCGGAGAATTCTGAGATATTTCTTCCGATACCTTCTTCAAAACTTCTAGAGAGAGGATAAGCTACGACAGAAAATCTTGAAGGAGTTGCATGACCTGATCTTATGTCAAAAAGCTTTATTTTTGCGCTAAAGCTCTTGTGCCTTACATCGAGATTTTTTCTTATTAGATCTCTGGGTTTGGTGAGGTCAAACTTAACAAGCAATCTAGAGATCTCGTTCTGGCTGTCAGATCCTGTTAGCTCAGTCTCATCATAAAGCTTAAAAAGGTCCAAAGTTCCAGCTTTTCCTGTGTTAGCATCAGTAGCCCGAATCTTTTCATTGATGATCTTATCTGTTATGTAAAGATCAGAACTGGCAGTACAGAATATTTTCATTTTTTACACCGCGTACCCGATTATGTCGTTTTCAGGATATCTTAGCTCAAAGATTGAACCTACATCTCCCGTCAAAATGCCTCTCTTAACACTACCTTCGGACTGAAAAGGATGAACTGAATATATCCTTCCGCCATCCCCTTCTCCAAACCTGTCACCGGCTGAAGATTCTACTCCTACTGCAGGTACTATCTCTATATCGTTGATTGAAATAACTCCCTGAGTATTTATTATGACATTCACGATATCGTCGACGATAATCGGTTGATCAATTTGAAAGTACCTTCTCTGAAGTGCCTCTGATAGATTTCTATTTATAGTGAGAAGCGTGGCCTGCTTGTTTACTTTCTTATCTAGAATTACTTCGTACCTAACTTTATAATTTAAAACCTTTGCGTCAACTACGTCTATAGCGTCAGAAAGAAGCCTAAACTCGTTCAAGTAGGTGCTTAAGTTCTGTTTAAGAGTATCAGGAGATATAGTCAAGTTCCCGTCAGCGTCAAGGCTTATTACATGCACTATGAGAGAAGTACCTGTCATAGAGTTTTCAGAAAGTCCTACTCTGAAAACTCTTCCGAATCTATTTGGAAGCGTATAGATCCTGGCTATTAAATCTTCTTTTGTCACTATTCTTGACTGAGCATTTCGGGAAGGTGCTATTAAAGATCTTAAGAAATCAGTGTCAGGAGCGTTAGCTCCTCCAGAAGCAGACTTTTTGTTTACAACCGAAGCACTAAGCCTGACAGACAGAGCTTCGTTTGGATCGGGGTTCTTTCTAAACTCTAGAGATATATTGCTAAACCCATTTATATTTCCGCTAGGAACATTGTGTCGCAAGCCTCCTCCGTGTCTGTATGTGACTGTTATCGTAGTTCCTCTAGGTGATATACCCAATGTTTGTGTGTCGATCAAGGCATTAGGATCTATTGAAAACTTTGAAAAAGTCTTTTTTCCATACATGCTCAGGGCTAACTCACTTGGATCCGGAGCTATGTCGTCATCAAGCGAAAGAGAGTTTCCGCTGCCGAACCTGATAGTAGTTCTAAAATTTGAAGGAGATGTTATGGAAACGAAACGCCTTGGTGCATGCTTAACCTCCAGGGTATAAGGCACCAAGTCAGAATCTTCCTTTCTGGTGTTTTTTACTGGCTCGAATACAGTATCTTGACTCAGAGAGTCGACTTCAAAATATTCATTACCATCGGAGTCAAAAACACTTAGCACTTGTGTTACGTTTTGATTCCCCAGAACAATTTCTCTAAAGGGTACATGTTCATCTTCTATCGCGAAGGTCTCTACGATCTCTTCTCCTGATATTATATCTACGTCTCTTGAAACTATCCAGTTTCTAGGAGTTCCATCCTCCACGTCTTTGACTGATTTCTTTGCAACTAGCTGGTCTAAAACATCTTTTTCAGCGAAGTCGATATCTTCAACTAAATTAAAAATAATCCCATTTGATGATTCCAGAGCTGTTTCTTCAAAGACATAGGGAAGTGCCGATTCTTTTGGTCTGTATGCAGTTTCAAAATTTTCATCAACATAGGACTCAGAAGGAACTGTGAAACTTAATGTAGCTTTTCCAGCTGCTGGAGATGCTCCCATAACTTTGACGCCGGCATTTCTTATATGAGTAGCTATATTGTCGAATTCAACAGCCCTAGAGGGGTCAAGCTCTCTAAACTGGTGATCCAAATAAAAAGACATGGTATCTCCTACAGTTGCTGCAAGATCTACCAACAAACCTCCTAAAGACGCCTCAGAAAAATCTTGTATTTTGTCAGGATAGAATATCCTAGCACTTTCTATCAGCTGTGTCCTGAATCCTTCAAAGTCCCTGGCAAGAAAAGTTCTGTTCGAGCCGGCTCTAAGCCTGTCTTTTATTTTCTTTGTCATCTAATTACCCAACTGCGTATATTAAAGCTTCAACAGCCTGATTTGTAACTTGTATGCTTGGTATTGAGTAAGTAACTCTAACACCTATTTTTGCAAGATTTCCATCTTCACTATTTTCTCTGAAAGGTTCGAAAGTCTCTAGAGAAATGAAGGGCATATATTTTTCAGTGGTAGCTGTAATTCTTCGTATCGCCTGAGAGTCTATATCATCAGAACCTAGCTCAAAAGCAAGAGGAAGAAGATTTCCTCCAAAGTCGTAAATAGAAAGTCTTTCTCCGTGATTAGTAGCAACCATGTTTCTAAAGTTATCTCTTATCTGACCAGCCAAATCTGTATGCATGTCAAAGAGAGCGAAATTTCCAGCAGATAATCTCATCGGAGTCTTTATCCCTATTGGAAGGTCTAGAGTTCTATCCTGAGCTCTCTTGTCTCTCTCAGGTTTTGTTTCGCCTACCGACTTAAAACTATATACTTTTCTTTCTTGATTCGACACGGTTTCACCTCTGCAATAATTATGACACTCCTCAAGATTATTAGAGTTGATCGACTATATACGTCTGAAATGTATTTAAGTTGACTTTATTGTGTAGGTATGTCAACTGAGAGAAGAAGAATAAGGAGATGGTCCTGCAAATGCGGCTTTCAAGTAGGGGCCAGAAAAAGTCGAAGATGTTGTTGCATCGTGTATTTGTTTTGACAACTCTTTGGCAAACTTACCTTCTGGCGGTGCTATATCGGTCAAGCCTTGATCCATTGCGGCATCTACGTCAGGCCCGGAAGGACAAGCCGTAGAACCCGCGGATGTATATCCGCCGGCATTTTTTACACTGGCCAACAAAGAGATGTCAGTAACAAAGCCAGCAGTACAAGCTGAGTAGTCTCTATCCGCTCCACCGGCGGCTGCGTTAGCAGCCGCCAAGAAAGCCGCTCTAAACTGAATGGCTTTTAGAGGAGCAGCAGGCTCGACCGGTTGATCTTCAACAAAACTAGGATCGGGTGTCGGACCAGCTGGATTTACTCCCGGAGCTGGAAAAGGATCTAGTTCTATGTTGCTTAAATAGCTATCAATAGCATCACATATTCCTGAGACGTAGCTTTCAACAGAGTCAGGAGGTCCGTCTATCACAGACTGGATTGCGGTTTCAAGTCCTTCTTTGCTTAAGGCCATTACTTGGTTTTCCCAACTTTGCTCTTTGCAGTATCCCAATCCTCCGCAGACATCTCTGTGGCGCCTCCTGCAACGTGATTTGATGACGGTCCGGCACCTGTGTTGTGAATGTGATTGTTGAATTTTTCCTCTAGTGACTTCAGCATTGTTATAAGCTTGTCACCCAGAAGAATAGACTCGCTAGCTCCTCTACCCAAAACAACTTGAGTTCCGGCACCGTTTTCTCCGCTAGCGTCTTCTCTTCCGTCCCCTATGATGATCTTGGGACCGTCGATCATAATCGATCCGTCAGGCTGTATCACTATAGTTGCTCTGTCAGCTTCTGATTCACCTTCCTTGATTATCCTAATTGAACCATTGATTCCGTTGTCGTCATCCTTACGCGCGACTATTCTTATTTGATCAGATTTAAAAACGATCGCAGAATCACCAGGAGTGGGCTCAACGACAGTGCCTTCTGTGGGTTGGTCAGGATATGAGAGGCCAAATAGATTGTCAGGGTCTGAGAACATTGAAATATAAACCCTCGACGCATCATTGATGAAGTCGGGATCACCTTCGTTAACATCAGCTAGTGCTGATCCTTCGGGTGCTTTAGAAGAGTCTAAGCCTACGTTCTTGTCGGTCTCAAAATTCTCTCTAGAGTTTTCTATAACCCTGGGTCTCGTTCCTATCGGATCGACATCAGAGTTAGCTTCAGATCCTTCGTGAAGTCTACCTCTTCCTACAACAATATCGATTGCTCCCATTCCCTCAGAAAGCCCTACAAGAGAAGCATCATCATTCTCTGGAGTTAAATTGCTGCCTTCAGCGTCTTCAGGTCGTACATTTGCTCCGAACCCTCTTTCAGTTCCTAGAGTTATAGATGCATTGTTCGATCCGTGGAGAGTTAGATCTCCTGGTCTCTTAGTGTGTCTAGGGACAGGTTCAAAGATAATAGAATCTGACTCTGAGTTTTCCGAAACTATCTTCTCATATCCGTCTAAGTCAGGAAGGGTAAAGTAGTCCTCATTTACTCCCGCTTCATTCAGCTTTTCCAAATCAGTAGCTTCAGGATCCAAAAGATCTGATGCTCTATTTGTTAGCTTGAAACCGTTTGGAAAAGAAGGAGCCCTTTCAATTACTAGATTATCAGGAGACTCTTCTTTGACTTCGTTGGTCTCTTGAATCGTGGGTATATCTCTTCTGTCACCGTGCGTGTAATTAAGATCTTCAACAGTGTCTGGTTCATGTATCCTTGAGACCCAAAAGACTTTTCCGTCAACTTCTTCCATCCCCCATACTTGTTCGCCTGGCTTGACAGGTAATGAAAAATGAGAAGAGAAAAAAGGATACATGACGACTAGATTTCCCTCAGATCTACTTTCTCCACCATCTATCTTTTTGGCTATTAGAGAATTCCTAGGGGCTATCAAATAAGACTCTAAATTTTCTCCGTCCTCCCCAGTAGTTTGAATGAAGAACTTTACATTATTAACACTTTGTGACCATTCAGCTATCTTCTCTCTTTCGTGATATGTCTTTGAAAGAACTTCAACCACGACAAACCTAGAAAAAGGTGCCTCTATTATCTCCTTGTTAGGTCTAAAAAGATTTGTCATTAGTCACCTAAGATCTTGCTATACAGCTCGTCAGGAACTATCTTTTCTTGATCTTGCTCAGCTTTGTTTACTAAATCAGCCAAGTTTAATATCTGGTCGTTTGACTTTGACATTCTTTCAAGGTATTTCGACATTATAGTGCCCATGGCAACATGATCAGACGTACTCGAGCCCATTGTCTTATAAGCCTCAGTGAAAAGAATAGAAGCTCTTTCTCTGTCACTCACAGCGTTTTCATAAATCTCTTTCCAAAGAGACTTCTTTTTTTCATCTGTCGTTGCAAGGCCTTCGAGAAGCTCAGAAAAACTTTTTAGTCTTTCTTCTTTCTTTTTCACCTTTTTGAGCATCTTGTCTATTTTTTCTTCGTTATCTTTCATGATTCCTCAAAAAATACAGTACTTGTCGGGAAGCTTTGACATAGCCCTATAGTGTCTTCTAATCACAGACATTGCTTTTGAAAGGTGCTTCTTGTCTAGACCACTTATCTCTCTTATGTATAACAAGACAGCTCTTTTGTTTAGAAGCTCAAGATCATCAATAGAGCCAAAAAGAGTCTCGATTGCATGAAGACACTTTAGCTCATTTTCGTTTGTGAGCTTTACTTTCATATCTTCTAAAAGATTAATGATCTCTTTCTTAGCTTGGTTTTTTATCATGATTTCGTCAGCTGGTGGAACATAGTCGAAATCTTCGAAAACGGCCCTTTGAGCCGCTGACATAGAATTAGGATCATCGATACTGAGATGTCTGTTTCTTCTCTTTAAATGTTTTCTGGTGTTGATAATAAACCAGTTCTTAGCGACCACGTTAAAATAAGAAAAAGCTTTTGATCCTCTAGAGGGATCCCATTTATGCAAAGTTTCAAACATAAAAGAGACGCAATCCACCTTAAGCTCTTCAGATGTAGCATAAGGAGATTTAAAACCGTACACAAAAATTAAGTTCTCTGCCAGCTTGTCAAAAGATGGCAATATCTCTTTTTCATAGATGCTTCTTTTAGAATCAGGGCACTCAGTTTCACAATACTTCGCGATAGACTCACCAGTCTCTTTCGTAAAGTACATGTTTCTAGGAGTTCCTGGTTTTCTCCTTATCTTTTTTCTACCCTTCATTCTAGTTCTGTGTCTTTCTCTAGCTTGTTTGTTAAGTCGAAAGCTACCTGATTCAAAGAATCTCTTACTTCAGAGATATCTTCAACAACCCTTCTAACTTCAGGACTGTCATAAAACAAGGGTCTGGATAAAATCTCAGACATACTTTCATATTTCTCTTCTATTAAGTCTACTGACTCCTCTATAGATTCTTGAACTCTAAGGATTACCATAGCAAACTTTAGACAATAATAAGACACTAGTACAGCATATGTTAAAAGTACAGACGAACCTATGTACCAATAGATCAAGTGAGATGATCTCCTATTGCCTCGTGATAGTGATTTTTAATAGACTCTATTGAATATTCTTTTTTCAAATTTCCGCTAAGATTTTTTGCCCACTCTTTGGGAAGACCCGGCTTTTTATAAAAATTTCTAAGCTTTCTCTTGAAATCGTCTTCTCTGACTTCGGCCCATTTAGACCCCTTGATGAATATCTGATCGTCTATCTTTGAATCTGCTACTTCTTTTAGATCAAAGTCTAGACTTATCCACTTACCTCTGTTTAAAAATTCAGTGTGAGCTGACCAGTTTGTGGCAATTACAGGCAATCCTGAAACAGCCGCTTCGAGCAAAGGCAATCCAAATCCCTCACCTCTTGTTGCTGAAACGTAGGCTTTTATTTTTTCAGACTTATAAAGATCTCTCATGTCCGGTCTAGACATCTCTCCGTGAAGAAGATAGACTCTAGGAAAACCTGTGTGTCCTACCTCACTAAGAACTTGTGCTAAAAGACGAGTTGTCGCTACTTTGTCTATTTCGGTGTCTCTTCCCTTGTTGGTCTTTATAACCAACCCAACGTTCTTGTCATTCTTAAACTCTTCGACAAACCATTTTATTAGATAGAAAAGATTCTTTCTGTCTGTCTCGGGAGAAGTGCCTGTCAAAACTCCGACTGTCAAGAAGTTAAAGTCGGTAACAAGGGCTTCTTCAGCCTCAGACTTTTGAGAATCAGTTAGTAGTTCATCATAATAAGATTCAGGAACTACTTTTATCTCAGTTCTGGGCTTTACTAGTTTTTCAAAAGAACTCTTGGTGAATTCGGAAGGAACTAAAACAAGGTCCATTTTGTTGACGTCAACAGTTGTCCATGAAGGATTTGCAAAGTCTGTCTCAACACCCGCAGTTACGCCGATGTTGAAATTACCAAGATTAGGATCCCATTCGTTTGGAAGCTGACACTGTATGGTGACATCATATTTCTCGCTAGGATCTCTGCTGCATTTTTCTTGCATCTCTCCGATAAGTCCGAAGTAGTCAGAACTCTTGACAAACCAAGGTGTATAACCCCAGTTTAAAGACTCTATAGATATTTTGACGTTTTGCTCACGAAGATATCTGTAAATCTGGCGAGTGTGTTCGCCATAGCCCGATTTAGAAAATACTGGACCTCTTAAAAGAACTGACTTCAAGGCTTGACCTCCTGAATTGTCCAACGTTTTGGTGGGTTTTCTCTTTTTTCTAGTATTAGCTTCTCTAGAGTCTCATCCCAAAGGTCAATGGTCTTTTGATAAGAAAACTCAGAAAGTGCATAGTCCCTAGCTTTTTTGCCCAGAGAAGATCTCTCTTCTTTTGTCATACTGTATAACTTAAAGATGGCGTCCGCTGTTTCGTCGACATCTACGTAGTCTTCGTAAATGTAAGGGACAGATTGAGAGCCGACAAGGCTCTTGCATCTTATTGGTAGTGCTACTCCGTTTTCAGAACCATCCCTGTGATCAACAACTTGTCTTGTTAGACCACCAGTCTTTCCTGCTATGATAGGTTTTCCGCAATTCATTGCCTCAAGAGTAGCAAGCCCAAAACCCTCTGCATAAGATATGTTTATGCAAGCATCTGCCATATTGTGCAAGACATTCATTTTTTCGAATTCAAGCCTCTGGTTCGAAAAGACAATAGAGTCCTGAATTCCTAAAGAAGAAGCGGTTTCGAGCAAATTTGGACCTTCATTATCAGTAGGGTCTGTATGCATTAAAAGCAAAGCATCGTTCTTTCTTCCCGAGGCTTCTGCTTTATCTAGAAATTTCTTCCAGGCCCACAAGACATCATTAGGTCTTTTTCTTCTAGCATTTCTGTTTACCCAAAACAAGACAAACTTATCCTCAGTTCCTTTTCCTAGGACTTCAGACTTATACTGCCTGACTTCGCTGGCTGGCAGGGGATAGAATATCTCTTCTGGTAAAGAATGAGGAATAAAGTTTGTTCTATCAGGAAACTCTTTCTTGACCATCTCATAGGTCATGTGAGAGTGACAATTTATTAAGTCAGTGGAGGCATACAGAGGCCTGTTATACTCCGGAAAAGGATAGTTGTCCCAGACGTGCCAGTAAGCTATCGGGCAAAGTTGCCTTATCTCATCTTCAATCTCGAAGAGCCAGATAAAAAATCTTGGGTCTGTGAATATTAAAACTGCGTCAGGCTTTTCAGCTATCAAGGTCTGGAGTATCATATTTCTATCACCAAAACCATCGATGGGCTTGATGATAAAGTCAGGATTGACTTGAACAACATCGTAGTTTGTGTGCTTGATCGCTGCACCGAACTGTCTAAAGGACCATTTACCTTTTTTCAAAAGACCTTCAATTAAGAACCTTGTCTGACAGCCGACTCCTGATGTACTTAGCGCATGGTCGGAAAGGACTAAAACTTTATATTTTTCATTCATGATCGAATATTACATAGAGGCACTGTTTAGTAAACGCGCTCAAGTGCAATGAGGCGTGTCTTTAAATTCACAAAATTTGCATGCTTCTCTGTTCTTAAGAAGCATTCCAGACTTAATACCCTTGATTGCACTTCGAATCATTTTTTGAGATCTTTCCATTGAGGTAGGACCTGCTGAAACGGGTATTAGCTGAACTGATTTTTCCATCTTTGTTTTCTTTTTTAATAGAACAAAACCACAAGAGATATCTCTGCTACGAAGTTCCATTTTTTCAGACCAAAAAGACTTATAGAGCATTAGCTGAGCCTGCATTAAGAAGTCTTGTCTCTTTTCTTTGGACCATCCTCGAGGTGAAGAAGTCTTCCAGTCTATGATCCAAGCTTTTTTCTTTCCGTCAATTTTTGAAAGGATGATGGCATCAATAAAACCTTTAAACTTTTCTCCCTGGCAACCTTTTATGTTTTCATAGAGTTGATGCTCAGCCTCGATTGACCTCCACTCTCCGAAATTTTCATCCATAAAATCAGGAAGTCTTGTTAGGCAGTTTTCTGCAGATTCCTTCCAGCTGTCTAGATTGTCGTGTCTATATTTCCAACCTTGTTTTTGAGCTGAAGCTGTCTGCTTTTCTACAAACTCCTGCGTGTCGAAACCATGTTCGTTCCAGGCTTCCTCTATCTTTTCTTGACAACTCTTTATGTCCATCACTTTAGTGTTCAAGAAATTTTCAACTGCTTCGTGAACTAAAGTACCATAATGAAGGTGAGGTGATTCTTCCTGGATAGAAAGCTTATCTATGTGAACCAGCTTATGTCGCCAAGGACATTCTTTCCACATTCTCGCTTCTGAAAAAGAGATGTGAGGCTTACCGGTGGGTAAAAGAGGTAGAGATTGTTCTTTTGACATGTTTTCTCTCTTATAAATTATAAATCAATATTAGAAAAAAATGATCAAAAGTTTAAGTTCAGTCTAAACCCCACCATTCTAAAGTTTTTTCTAGGCCTTCCCAGAACCTAATTTTAGGAGAGTATCCCAGAGTTTTCTCAGACTCAGAGATATCCGCCAGAGTGTGCATTACATCACCCATCCTGAACGGTGCTTCTTTTATTTTTATGTCAGAATATCTTTTGGACAGAAATTCTAGAATCTCATTGTTAGAAACTCTGTCTCCGCACGCAACATTAAAACAGTCACCTGAAAATTTGTTTTTACTTTCCATAGCTCTTATGTTTGCGTCAACAACATTGTCAATATAACACATGTCTCTAGACTGCTCTCCAGTCCCGTCTTTTCTTAAGGGTTTTTCGTTTTTTATTGCATGACACCAAGCAGAAACTGCTGTTGAATAGGCAGATCCTCCAAATTGCCCAGGACCAAAAACGTTAAAATATCTCAGAGAAACCATGTCTACATTGTAGAGAAAAGAAGCCATGGCAATGTAATCCTCTACTGATGACTTGTGCCAAGCATACGGTGACTTAGGATCCTTTTTAAAATCTACAGGAGTAGGAAGAACTTCGGCTCCTCCGTAAACAGACGAAGAAGAAGAAAAGATAAATCTCTTGACACCCCCTTTTATAGAACCGTCAATAAGAGAAATGGTTTTCATTACATTGTTGTCAGTAGTTTCAACGGGATTTTCTACAGAATATAAGACTCTGGGAACTGCGGCGACGTGAAAAACATAGTCAAATTTTCCAGCTCTAAGAGAGTTAAGAATCATGGGAGATGAATAACATGCTTCAATATATTCAACGTCTGAATTTTTGTCTATTAGCTCTCTCCAGTCTTCTCTTGCTGAAGAGATGTTATCTACGACTGTGACCTTGTTGTCTTTTCTAAGCCTTTCTACGAGACTAGATCCAATAAAGCCTAAGCCTCCTGTTACTAAAATATTTTTCATTTCTCACCTAATAGGATAAAATTTTCTCTTCAAGAGAGTGCTTAGGAAACCAAGCTAAAACAGACTGTGTGTCTTCAATGTCTGCCAAGGTTTCTCTAACTTCAGCAGGTCTCTCTTTTATAAACTTTCTTTCTCCGCCGATCATGTCAGCAACTTGGTTTATCGAATAGTTTTTTCCAGATCCGACATTATAGATATTGAACCCACTTCTTTTTCTAGAAAGCGCCGAAAGGATGTTAGCTTCGACAACATCGTCGATATAAGTAAAGTCTCTTCTCTGTTCTCCATCCCCTACGATTGTCATCGGATTACCTTCTGATTTTTGTCTTTTAAAAAGACCGATAACTGGAGCATATTGTCCTTTGATAGGTTCTCTAGGCCCGTAAACATTAAAGTATCTAAGGACATCAGTGTCCAATTCATAGTTCTGGCTGTATAATTTACAAATCTGTTCGCCCATCCACTTAGACATAGAATAAGGATTCAAACAATCAGTAGGCATGTTAGGAAGAAAGGGAATTGAATTCTGATGACCGTAAAGAGAACTTGTGCCTGAATATATGAACTTGCTTACTCCGGACCTTCTAGACCACTCCAGGACCCTCTGAGAACCTACGACGTTTACTTCAAAACAACTGTTTGGAGAATCTATTGTAGGTTGAATTCTACTCCTTGCTGCAAGATGAAAAACATAGGAAGATTTTTCAAATACTTTAAAGCAATCATCTCTGGAAACATCCATCTTGTGATAAGCAGCTTTGTCGTTAAAATAGAACTCTTCGTTTTCAGGTGCTGAAAGGTCGTCGATTACTTCGACATCAAATCCTTCGACAATGAGCCTATCTACGATGTGACTTCCTATAAAACCACAACCGCCGGTCACAACTGCTTTAGTCATCTGAAACTGCTCTCCCTTGCATTGATTCCCAGTCTCTATCTTTTCGATATCTGTTGTTAGAGTCTTCAACAGATTTTAGAAAATCAGAGTTTTCGTTCATGATCTCATTAGAAAAGTATATCATTGCAGCAAGATCTTTAGGAAAACAGTGACCCCCGAACCCTCTATCTCCGTCTGGACCCGGAACCGCTAAGTGAGTTCTCCCTATTCGCTGATCGTGTAGCGCATATTCACAAACTTTGTCGTAGTCTATTCCTGCAGATTTGCAGATATCGTACATTTGATTTGCAAAAGTAACCTTGGTAGCTAAGAAGCAGTTAGTAAAGTACTTTATCATCTCAGCTGTTCTTGTTCCTGTCTTTATAATAGGAATCTCAGGAAAAGGTTTTCTGAACATTGCTTTTACTTTTCCCGTGGCTGGACGAGGACCACCGACTATTATTCTTGTCTGGTTCTTAAAATCTTGAAAAGAATTGGCTTCAGTTAAAAATTCAGGACTAAAACAGACATCAAATCGAGTGAGACCAGAAACTCTATCAGTTGTACCTGGAGGTATGGTTGACTTTATAACCAGAACAGGCTCGTTTTTTGTATCTACGTTTTCTACATCAGATATCACTGACTCTAGAATTCGGGTGTCACATTCACCTGACTTTCTCATAGGAGTAGGAACACATATAAAAACAATTGAAGAGTTGCTAACTACTTCTTCGTGACTGTTTCTTGACTTAGATGAGTCTTTATCGTAAGTGAGTACTTCGTAATAATCATCTAGTCCCTCTCTTATTGCAGAACCTACAAAACCCTGCCCTATAATTCCAATCTTCATTCTAGTTCCTTTCTACTCAAAGTACCCGCCATATTGGGGTGGTCTTACCCAGAATGCCCGTGCATCTTGCAATTTATTAGACAACACATCAGTGTTTCCGTCTGATACATATTTTTCATAGTCTATGATAGGGTAAACGTCCAGAACTGTTTTCTTGCTTGCGTTATAAAACTTTACATCTGGCTTGTCTCTGTTGAAATAAGCATATGCCAGAGAATGAATGTTTCTCATTTGATAGTTTGCTTTTTCAGGTTTGGTGATCTCAGCAGTGTACTCTTTGGAAAAATGGTTTGGATCTTTCTTAGTCCCTGTATCGAAAGTCCAGCCCAGATCTGCTCCTACGAAAATTATTTCAGAAAATCCCATGTGATAACATAATTGAAGGGCTAGGTTCATTGTGGTTCCTGTTTTGTCTATTCTATCAACTACGTTAGTAGAAAAACACGTATGCAAAACGTTGCCCTGTGGGTCTGGCTTGTTCTCAGAGAGGCTAGAAAACCACTTCACTTGACTGTATTTATTCTCAGGATCAACTTGATTTCTAAACTGTTCAGCAACGAAGCAAGTTGTTTTGTCAGACTCTATTGCAGTTCGAACTGAATCTCTCCATTGCTGGTGCCAAGGCTTAGAACTGTTAACATTTGTCGATGAAAACAGATAGTAGGTAGGTCTCCACTCTGTTTCTTCATACTTTAGAGAAATTCTATTCATAGCAAAAGAATATTCGTCCTTGATCAAGTCTAAGTTTGTATCATTTAGACTTGGCCCGTTTGCTACAAGAAAAACTCTCTTTCCCTTGTGTATATCTTTGTAATCTTCAAAAACTCTATTCATGGTTTATTTCTCGTTGTGAACATAGGATATTAATATCTCTTCAGCTTCTTCTTCTTTTAGAAAACCTGATTTTACAGAGGGCCATTCTTTTAAATTCTCAAAACCGAACACGTTTGGCATCTCTTTCCAGCCAAACAGTTTCTTGTCCCTAGGCTTAAAATAAGCAGGGTGATCATATATTACAGGAATTTTTTCAAAACCCAGGGCTGAAAGAGCTGCAACTCTATGATTTCCGGCGACTACATAAAAAGACTTCTTTTTTTCAGTTTCTAAAAAATAACCAGCGATATGTCCATGTCTTCTATCCGAATGCTCTCCAGGCCTGTAGCCTTTGTCCTGAACTGATATCATTATCTTCTTTAGCTCTATTACCTTTTTATCGACAGTAGACTGACTGATACTTTTTGTGAAAGTTGGATCCTTTAGAGATGTAGGTTTTTTATGAATCCATGGAAGAAAATAGTTGTCAAAACTTAAGTCGTCTAGACTTTTTATCGATGTTCTAAAAAGATCGTTTAGAGTGACGTAAGCTAGGCTAGAATAGTATTTTTTTAAAAAAGCTTTCGCATCTGAAGTACTTGGATTCGAATCTAATATAATTCTACATGTTTCAAACAAAGGATTCTTAGAAGCTGAAACTGGAGCTCTACCTAGATTTATCACATCGCTAGGGTCTATCATTATTATTTCTGGTGTCTTAGACATATTTTTTTATATCCAGTAAAAAATTCTCATGAGATGACTTAGATCCAAATGTGTATCTAAAAGTATCAAGCTCCCATTCACATTTTTTAGAAACTTTTTTTATCATTTCTTCGCTATATGCATCTTCTAGTTTCAAGGTTTTTTTAGGAGAAGCATTTGCTCTTACAGGGCTTATTTTCTTATCTAAGCCCAGAAGTTTGGCGAGTTCCGACAGTCCCTTTCCTAGGGTTTCAACAAAAACAGCTTTCTCAACAAGAAGATTTCTATCTTCTGAGAAAATTTGTCCGAATAGATTTCTACATAGGTCGGGCACGTGCCAATCTTCAGGATCAATAGATGTGTAGACATCTATGAACTTTTCAAAACTATCAATGTTGTGGTAGCCATTGACATTAGCCCATCCGTTATCTATCCAGTTTTTCTTTTTTGAATTGTCTATGTAGTGACTATAATAGCTGAATAGTAAATCGTAAGGATTCCTAACAGCTGTAAAAGAAAGATCTGCATGATGGAAACTAGGTTCTTCAAAATAACACGGCCATGTATCTGTCTTAAAAGAAAGGTGAGATCCTTTAACTCTCTTTGAACTTTTACTTCCGAAATGATGCTCCCTTTCTTTTTTTTCATAACCTGGGTTTACAAGAAGATTATGAACTCTAAGAGACTTCCTGACAGAGTTTCCGGCAGTCTTAGGAATGTGTACAAAAAAAGCTTTTTTCATTTATCTTTTCGCTATACAGATAGATCTCTTAAAGTTTAAGTTGCTTTTTGTATCTAGATCAAATTCTATTTCATTAAAACCAAGTTCCTCAAGCCTGTTTTTGACAAAAGTGTTAGTAGGTATTCCATGAAGAGTATTGAAAGCATTAACTTTTACTTCTCCTTTTTTTCCCTCAAAACACATATCGGACACTGAGTTGTAGGTCTTGTACTCTAGAATAAGGAAATCAGAAAGCTTTGATAAGTTTTTCAAACATCCTACAATGTCTGAGACTCTGTGCAACAGACCCAGACCAAAGCAATAATCAAATTTTTGCAAACCCTCTATTTTAAAAACATCTCTGCATTCAAAATCTACATTCTCCTGAGAGAGAACTTCTTTTGCCAGCTCTGCTCTCTTTATTCTTAAGGGATCTAGATCGAAACCTTTTACTTTTAGTCCCATTCGGGCTGCATTGATTGAAAAATATCCATCGGAACACCCGACATCGACGAGAGTCTTTTTTTCTAGAGATTCTTTCGAAAGAATAGCTTCAAGTCTAGGCCATTTATGAATACAATATCCAGGTGATTGAATATGAACTGATCTTGTTTTTATGTTGTAAGGAAACTCGTAATAGTGATTCCATCCATCTGAGTCGGACAAATCATTGACTATTCTTTCTAAATTTTCTTTTTTCATTTAAATCTCTCGCAAAAGTCAGTACAAACACCGATGAAAGTATCGACATCTATCCCTGGTGATCTTTCGGGCATTACACAAATAGCTTTTCCTTCAGCTGTCTTTCCAGGGTATGCCCAGATAAACCCTCTGGAGGTTACAGCATAATCATCTTCTTGGTGCCAGAAACAGTGTATCTTTTTATTAAGAAGCATTCTTTGAAGAGCTTCTTTGTTTTTCGCGTGGCACCAAAGCTTGTCGTTTTCTAAGAAAGATTCTTCTACTTGATAATCAGGTTCGTCATGACCTAGAAAAAATGTGTTAGAAAAATACCAAACATCTATCTCAACATCAAAACCTAGTTTCAAAGCATCCAAGATATATTCAGGAGAGTTTTCTTTTTCTGGAACGGGACCATTAATATTGCCTCTATGTGATATTATTTTTTTCAAACCTGAAATATTCCTACTTTGTTTTCGATCAACATCTTGAGATTTTCTTTTCCTAGATATCTAAGTGAATAAAGGGCTTCGACATGTCTTCCCATGTCGTCGACAATTACATGTCCACCTTTTTTTATTAATCTAGAAGACTCATAAATAGATGACATTCTTCCGGGTCCTTTAAAGGGTCTTCCTGGTGTGTTTTCCCAAGGAGATCCAGGAGCTGGTGGGCCATGGCCTAAAGGAGCGTCAACAAGAATCAGATCCCAAGAAGTTTCTCTGATATCTTTCGGAAGATCTATTTGGAGAA